AGAGACTTTACAAACGAACATCTATTAGAATTTTGGAAGAAAAACAAGTCTGCAATCAAGAAGAACGAAGCAGGTGCCAAAGCAGCATTAGATAAAGAAGCTAAAGCACAATCAGACTATTACGGAAGTAAAGCTGATACAGGTAGAATAGGATACGGACTATCATCTCAACCTAGAAGATAACAATAAGATGATTAGACTAACAGACATATTAAATGAAGATATTTCAAAAGAAATTGAAATGTTAAAGAAGTACATGAAAGCTGGTGGTGAAAGGTCAACCAATATAGATAGTACAATCATGTCTCTATATAAAAAAAAGTCAGATTATCCTAAAGAATTAAAACCAAAGAGTGGTGAAGTATACAGAGGTACAGTTGTTGATACAAAAATGTTGAAGAAAATGAAACCTTCAAAGGTGGAAGAAAGATATTTGTATTATAAAATACCATATAAATCTAGAAGAGGAGTTCAATCATTCACTTATGATGAGTTTATAGCTAGGAAGTTTTCACAATTTAATGCATCATCACAGAATAAGACACCTGCAATTATCGTAGCTAAAGTTGATAATAGTTTCGTTGGAAATCCCAACTGGTTGTATAAGGTTGGTAAGGAAGTTGGTTTAAGTAAGAATGAAAAAGAAACATTTCACGTTGGTAATAAAATAAATGCTATATTAAGAGTAGATGATTTGATGGGAGTAATATATCCAAGATGATTAAGCTAAAAAGCATATTATCAGAAAGAATGACAACAAAAGATATTATTGGTGTTGTTAATAGTGTGTATCCTTATATAGTAAGATCTTTAGGCGGCAGGGAGTTAAAAGTTGAAGTACATAATAATATCTATAAAAGACTAGGTGCAGTTGCAATTGATGACTTAATGAAAGATAATAATCCTTATGCACAATATGACTGGGACTTAAAGAAGATATATTTATATGGTTCGGCTATAAAAAATATTGAGGAGGTAATAAGGTCTCTTTTACATGAGCATACGCATTCATTACAAAATAAAAAAAAGTTTGAGGATGGATATGATTCAGGTAAATATACATACGCAACACATCCTTACGAAAAAGCAGCAACAAGTGCAGAAAAGAATTGGAAAAAGTACATGAGGTATATAAAATGAAGATATTAGAACACTCAAAGCAATTGCATAGAATTAGTGAAGGTGTCAAGGATAATATGCTTAAAGCAATCCCTGATAACTATTCATACAAGAATCTTGCAGCAGATGTTGCAACAATAATAAAAGATGAGTATGGCTCTCATAATATAAAACCGTTTATCAAAGAGCTCATTAATAAGTTAAAATGATTAAGTTAACTGACATATTAAGCGAAGGTGTATACGATCCAGGTATATTTAAGGCAGTATTTACTGCTGGAGGCCCTGGTAGTGGAAAGTCATATGCAGCATCTACACTTTTTGGTATGCCAGAAAAGATGCCCTATGTTTCATCACAAGGATTAAAAGGTGTAAACTCTGATCAGGCATTTGAGGCATATATGAAAAAAGCAAAAATGCCACTGGATCTTGAAAAGCTTACAAAAGATCAGCATGCAGATGCAATGAACTTAAGAGGCAAGGCAAAATCAGTCACAGCTAAGAGAATGCAGGGCTTTATCAATAGTAGGCTAGGAATGTTAATTGATGGTACAGGTAAGAATTATAATAAGATACAAAAAATGAAAGGCATGCTACAATCTCAAGGCTATGACTGCTATATGGTATATGTAAATACAGATCTTAAGGTTGCATTAAAAAGAAATGCAGAAAGAGAAAGAACTGTACCAGAAGATTTAGTTAAAAAGTCCTGGCAAGAAGTTAACCAGAACTTAGGTAAATTCCAGTCTCTATTTGGTGCAAGTAATATACTTGTTGTTGACAATAGTGAATATAAAGAATTTGCAAACATAGTAAAAGCAAAAGCAAGGGAATTTGTTAAAAGGCCAATTCAAAACTATATTGCCAAAAAATGGATTAAAAAAGAATTAGAGATAAGGAGAAAATAGTGAAACTACCAGGAAATATAAAACAAGGCCAAGTATTTACAGGATACGGCAAGGCATTTAAGATGACCGAGGTTAAACTTAAAAAGGGTGACCACATAGAATCAATGGGTGAGATTGGTGTGGTAAATAAAGTAAAAGGCCAGGTTGCATATGTTAAGTTTGGCTCAAACCCTAAGAGTTTTCATCCTATATTAGTATCTACAGTTAAGTATAAAGGCAAACATAAAGGTAAAGATTTATACACAGAAAGTATTAATGAGGCAAAAGCAAAAAAAGTCACAAAGAATATGTGGAAGAAGATGAGCGATGATGAAAAATATGATGCTCTACTTACTGTTGTTAAAGACCCAGATGATGCAGAAGAATACATTGAATCTAAGTGGAATAACTTACCTAGTGGATTTGAAAGAGACATGTATACTGAAGCTGAACTACCTGATGAAGGGTTTTCTGATCCAGATCAAATGAGAGAAGCTAAATTCTATGTAACGTATAATAAGGGTAGAGGTCAAGGTAAAGGTATACTTAAGTCATCTGGGTCAAATTGGAAAAAGCCTCAAGTATTCAAAAGCTATAAAGATGCTGAAAAATATATAGGGCCAAAATCATCTCACGGAATGACTGCTTACTGGGTATCAGATATCAATATGAATAGAGTTAATAAATACGGCGAGGTTGAAGAATCAGTAAACGAAGGCCAACCAATGTTTCAAGATACACCCAATGAGTTTGCATATTTAGACTTTAAGAAATGGGTATATAAAAATAGAAAGGCTGTAAAGAATATAATATTAAAGTCTGTAGGGAATGGTAGAGATCCTGGTACTGATACATTCCTTGCACTAAGGCAGATATGGTTAGCATGGGCTAATAAAAGTGCAAAAGAATATAGCAGAATTCCTAATAAAGGACCTCAAGGAAAAGACTTTGGTAGGGCTTTGGCAATAATGATGAAAAAGGATAACTTAATTATCAAAAAGTCAGGCAATAAGCTAATTGATCTTAATGAAGCTAAATTAGAAGAAGGCAAAAGTTTTATAGGAAAGCTTAAGGAAGCTACATCTCTATGGAAGCACTTTGATAAGCTACAGAATCTGAGAATGGATAGTATGGACCTTGAAGATGATATGAGAAGTATTGCTAAAGATTTATCACAAACTCATAAGGATATGGAGCAGGAAGCTGAACCAGAAGGTGGTAAGGTTGCTGATAAATATGGTAAGGAAATAGCTAAATTAGAAAAAGAATATAAAAAGAAAAAAGCCGAGTTTAAGAAGTTAATGGCTAAAATAGATAAATTGGATAGATTCTAGGAGGCAACAATGAAGTTAAAAAAGATATTAAAAGAAAAAAAGAACAAAGGCTTATGGGCAAACATACATGCTAAGAGAAAGCGTGGTGAAAAACCTGCAAAACCTGGAGACAAGGACTACCCAAAGACTCTAGATATTGAAGGTAAAATAAAAGGCGCTGATGGAAAAGCATGTTGGGATGGATATAGATACGCTGGTACAAAAAATGGTAAAGATAAGTGTGTTAAGATAAAGGAAAATGAGGAACTAGTAAGGGAATCTGAAATGGAGTGCTTCATGGAATATCTTACAGCAATGCACAAAGCAACAAATGAAGGTCCCATTCTTGAGGCTGAGTATGAAGGTCGTAAGGTTAAGTTAAACAAACCTATGGCTGGTGATGTTGGAAAGTTTAAGGTTTATGTTGCATCAGGCAAAAAGAATGCTGATGGCTCTATGGGTGTTAAGAAGGTGAACTTTGGACAGAAGGGTGCAAGAATAAAAAAGGACAATCCTGAAGCTAGAAGATCATTTAGGGCTAGACATAAGTGTGATCAAAAGAAAGATAAAACATCAGCAGGCTATTGGTCTTGTAAAAAGTGGTAATGATTAAGCTTGTCAACATATTAGGTGAAGATTATGATCTAAATAATCATCCAAAAAAGAAGTGGATAACACAGAAGCTTTCTACTATAGATAGCAAGATATTGGATAATATATTTAAGGATTATAAAGCAGTATATCAAGCACAAGGCATGCAACTATCAGCATTTTCAGCTGCAGAATTAAAGTCTGGGTATGAATTGGTAATGTTAATAGATGTAGATAAAGACCCAATGCCAGATGCATTTATATTTACAAGAGGTAGAAGGGTTAAGCTATTAGCAACAGATGGAGGCTCACTAAGTAAGTCTCTTGTTGTAAAGAAGGTTGTTAAAATGGTAAAGACTGGATACTCTCTTGAAGGCAGTAAGAAGATGGATCAGATTATGTCATCTAAGGGTGCACCAGTTGTCTTGGATAAAAAGAAGATTGAAAAGATGGTGGGCCCTAAATTTATTAAGCACTTAGAAGATGGATATTATGAAAGAAAGCTAAAGAAAGGCGGTAATGTCGTAAAGCGCATGTATGGGTCATAAGGTATTTATAAGGCATACATTTATCTACCAGTGTAGTAATGAAAAGTGTAAGGAAGAGTGGAAGATAAACGAAGCAAAGAACTTGGATAAGCTAAGATGCCCACATTGTGGCCACCATGATTCAGTACAATATGTCCTACAAGACCAAAGAGATAAATACAATAGGCAGTGGGAATAAAATTAAAAGGTTATAAAAATGAAGGAATGGAGTTATATACAGTCACCAATTGATGGTAGGCTAATATGTAAGTATGATAAAACATTTTATCTAGAATACTTACCAGATTCACACATATTTGTTAAAAATAAATTTGGTTGCACACACTATGCAGGCTTTTGCAGGCAGATATGGCTTAATATAGATCTCATTAAAAAGTTTGGTTCTTGGATTGAACCATATATTATTGGACATGAAAGGGCTCACATAATACACTATAATGGAATGCACCAAGCAGTACAGGCTAGGAGGGATGAAGCCTATTACGATCATGAAATATTTATGGAAAATAAAGCCATAGAATACGTTAAGTATTATTATGAGGATGATATTTATAACAAATGCCTAAACTTCTACATCGATAGATTAGAGGAATTAAAACAAAAAAGGGAAGAATATGTTAATAGAAATTAAAGAGCTACAAACAGGCGAACATATTGCGTACCTAAAAGATGATACAGGTAATAATCTTATTGCAGATGTCTCAGATTCACTTGATGACACAATAAAGGCTGCAAGAAAAATCAAGGAAAAATATTGTAATAAACAAGATGTCGCTATAGTAATAAAAATTGACTAAAATTTTTTTTTATCAATTATTTTTATTATATTAGATAACTTAAAGGAATTGCACACTTTCGTGTGGAATAAGTTGGAGAGCTCCTTTATAAGGTAATTAGCCAATTTTGGCATAATAGAATAAATAAGGAGATAATTATATGAGAAATTTAATTTTAACATTAGCATTAGTATGTGGTTTTACTGCAGCAAATGCACAAACAACTGGCGACTGGTATGTAGGTACTGGTGACGTTGCAAATGTGGCATGGACTGAATGGTCTGTATCACCAACAATTGGCTATGGTGTAACTGATAAACTTATGGTAGGTGCATCTGTTTCACAAGCTGACTCTACTGTCGATATGGCAGTGGACTTTCATGCAAGATATTTTGTAAAAGGATATTTTGCTTATTTAGCAACAGACGGTCTTAGCACAGATGGAATGGTAATCGGTGCTGGGAAGTTGTTCACATTAAGAGGTAATATCTATGTGGACCCAAAAATCGTTTATAATACAGGAGAAAAAACTACGAATCTTACTTTAGGATTCGGGTTTAGATTCTAATAATATAAGCGAGCTCTCTAACTGGCAATTTTGCCAAATAACCATTAATAAAAGAAAAGAGGAAAACAAATGGATTCAGTAATCAAATACGTAACAGGGTTTTTTGGTGGGCTATTATCAATTATGATAGCAGTTTTACCAGTAACTATCCTTTGGACTGTCTTAACAGGCGGAACAGTATTCGGAATGGATGTAATTGCTAACTTATCTGCTCTTGTAAGCTCACTTGGAGAAGGTGGATTTGTAGGATTGATTGTATTAGTAATTGTAATGTCATTTTTCGTGAAGAAATAGTTTTAACTAATAATTAATTGGAGGGGACTGAGAATAGGTAGCTTAAACTAGTCTTACTAGCAGTAGCTTAATGTCCCCTCCTTTTTCTTTTGGAGAATAAAATGGAAATGAAAGCATACAATAAAGGAATGGATATAATTAAAAGTTGTAAAACACTTCCTCAACTACGTACAGCATACAATTGGGTATGGTTATATAAAAAGAAATACGGTGAAACAAACTTATGGGAATCACTATTAAGCTATTGCAGCAAAAGGAGAAACTGTTTATGAAATACTGGACAACAACTACAACTTGGGGTGACATAGAAGTCATCTATGAAAACGTCAAGAACTAGATATATGGGATTTAATAAAAGATATTTAGATGATGAACGAATAATTAATACGTATAGACAAGAAGGTATAGAAGGTCTAAAGGGGTTATGCAATAAAGTAGATGCATTCGTAGGGTCTGGGAAATACGTAGATCTTGTATTAGATGCGTTTTATGGTGATACTTCTTGGAAGGAAGTAGAAAATAGTTTGAAAATAGTTCGTTAGAAATTTTTTTTCTTGCGAGAAATTGATTATATTTAACTATAAATACTTCAAAATGAAACCGCAAGGAACTCGAATAAAAGACATTGTTAATAACTTTGGTAAAATTGTTAATAACTTTACGTTAAAATATTTAAGTCCTACGTTAATTTTGATTATATTTATATATAAATAAATAACTAATATTAATTCATATATGAAAAACACAAACAACAACTCATCATTCTGGCTCAACACTGAGGACGATTATGATGTTCTAACAGGTGAAAAACTAACAATTGGTAAGGACCTACACAAACTATCAGGTATCCGTAGGGCTATATCAAACTTTGTTAATATCACAACTGGTGACTCAATCCCAGTTAAATTCTCTTCTGGAAATGACTCTTACACTGATGGCAAATCAGTAGTCATATCAAGTAATATCAAGGACAAGGACTTTGATTCAACTGTTGGTCTTGCACTACATGAAGGTAGTCACATTAAGCTAACAGACTTCAGTGTTCTTCCAAGAATAACTGAAATTATACAGGATAAAGAAAACAAAAGAATTGATCTACAATCCATAATGGATAAATATGACATGGATGAATGGTCAGCAACTCATAAAGTTCAAGGTATTGTTTCACAGCTCCTTAACATTGTGGAAGACAGAAGAATTGACTATCACATATTTACAAATGCACCAGGCTATAAAGGCTACTATCACTCTATGTATGACAAATACTTTAATGCTTCTATTATTGATAAGGCATTAAAACAAGGTGCCAAAAACGATCCAACAAAATGGGATGACTACTTATTCCATATTTGTAATTTTGCAAATCCAAACAGAAATCTAAATACTCTTCCAGCTCTTAGGGATGCATGGAATATCATTAACCTATCAGATATCAAAAGGTTAAGACATACTACAGATGCTCTTAATGTTGCAATTACAATGTTTAACACTATCGAGGCTACAATACCAAAACCAGGAAATTGTTCTGGAAAAGGTAAGGAAGGTAAAAAACAAGGCAAACAAGGTACTTGTAATGGAAATGGTCAACAAGGTACTTGTAATGGAAATGGTCAACAAGGCCAACAACCTAAACAAGGCCCTTCTGGTGGTGCTACGGATGATGGTTCAAAAGCAAAAGGTACAGATGTTAAGGACAACACACCAAACCTTGATAATACACCAAAAGGTGGCCAACAAACAGGTGGAAATAATTCATCTTCAACACCAGTTAAACCACTTACACCTCAACAGGAAAGGTCTTTGGATAAGCAAATTCAAAAGCAAAAAGACTTCAATAATGCAGATGTTAAAAAGTCAAAGCTTTCTAAAAAGGATGCAAAAAAAGTTGATGCAATGGATGCATCTGGATCTGAAATGGTTAATGCAGGTGCAGGTAACTATGACCACCCATGGGGAGGTACAAAAAACTATAAAGGTTTTAATACATTAGTTATTAAAAATCTAACTAAAGGTTTAATTGATTCAGATATTTATTCAGATCTATTTACTGAATGGAGGCAGGAAAGGTACCAAGATAGTGTTAACAGAGGTATCAAGCTTGGTATTATGCTTGGAAAAAAGCTACAAGTTAGAAATGAATCAACATCACTTAAAAATTCTAGGCTTAATAAAGGTAGAATTGACAAAAGGTTGTTGGCTTCACTAGGATTTGGAAATGAAAATGTATTTGAACAAACATTTGTAACCAATTTTAATGATGCTCATGTTCATCTATCAATAGATGCTTCTGGTTCTATGTCTGGTAATAGGTTTGATAAGGCTACAATTTCTTGTGTTGCAATCGCTAAGGCGGCCTCAATGATTCAAGGATTAGATGTGGTAATATCATACAGAACAACAACAAATGTTGGAAATGAACACACACCATGTGTCTTAATTGCTTATGATTCTAGAAAAGATAAGTTTACAAAAATTAAAAATTTATTCAAATATATTGATTGTAATGGTACAACACCGGAAGGCTTATGCTTCGAGGCTATCCAAAAGGAAATGGTTGAAGGAAATAGCAAAATGGATAGCTACTTTATTAACTTCTCTGATGGTGAACCTTGGTTTAATGGACAGGGGATGGAATACTATGGTAACTATGCAATTGATCACACCAGGGGAATGGTTAACAAAATGAGAGATAGAGGTATCAAAATACTTAGCTACATGATTGATGCATCCAAAAATGGTACTGAAACATTCAAAAAAATGTACGGAAAGGATGCTGAAGGAATCAATGTATCTCAATTACTTCCATTAGCTAAAACACTTAATTTAATGTTCTTAAAAAAATAAATATGTTAGAATTTCTAAAACATGCAACAGGAATGTGTGGTGAACCTCATCCTAGTTTGTTAACACTATTATATGGTACACCAGTAGTAGGATATGTAATGTACAAAATAAAAAGTTATGGTAAAAATGAAAAGTAAATACGAAAGAAGAAGAGCTATTGATTGTGAGCTTCTTGAAAAGTCAAAAACTCACAAAGGATATTGTAAGTATATGATTACGATTGCGGAAAAGGACGGAACAATCCATAAGCAACCAGCCTATGGTACAGATATGCAAGATGCATTATCTAGATTAATCAATACAGAAAGAACTGTTAAGGTAGAAAAGAAGTTAGAGAGAAATCCTTTGCTATTCTTTATTGCATGGATGGCACTTATGGCAACACCAGTTATATGGCATGGTGATATAACATATACTCCTTGGTTTGTATTGTATATGTTTGTTAGCTTTACTGCTATATTCTTAACAGCAGGTTGGTGGCAAAGTTATTTAGAAAAAGGTAAAAAATAAAATTATGGGAAGAAGAAAGATTCAAATTGACTGGAGAGAAATCAATCCAGAAAACTTTCAACTGGTAAAACAAACAGTAAGAAGGTTAAAAAGATATAAAGGTGCAATTACCAGAAGAGCTCCAAATGGACAATACTATTTAGGTGACCAGTTTGGTAATAATCTTATGCCAAAACAGTATGCAGATATAAGACTATCAGATACTGTTTGGGGTGCATGGAAAAATGCATTTATAACTAATCATTGGCTACAAACAGAAAGTAGAAATATTAAAGGAACAGCAAGAGATATTTCAAATGCTGTAGGTAATACAAAGAACATACCAGTTAATGATGCAAAGGCGGATATCAGAAAGAAGATGCCACAAACAAAGGATGGTCAGTCATTTGATCATGAAGCATACAAAAGTGATTTGTATGAAAGTTTAATGGACTAAATAGGAGGTGATTATGTCTTGGGATGATTTATATATGGAAATTTATTATGAAATGAAGGAGCTAGGACTCAAAGAGGAGTTTGATTCAAAACTTAAAAAAATGGATAGCCAAGAGAAACATAGATATAAGGATACAAGAGAAAGATGGAGATATGCATCTGAAAAGGTTAAGAAAGAGAATAAAAAATGAAAGTATATATTTGGATACATAAAAGTGATGCAATTTCAGGAACAGTAACAGACTATAAATTAACTAGACCTTATCATGACAGAAATGATGAATGGGTGCAAGTATCTATATCAACAGATGATTTTGCACAATTAGAGGACTTTAGTAAGCCAGAGGAAAATCTGTTTAAGGATGAGGAGAAATTTGCTCGTGACTCTCATAATTGGCTAATAGAACAATATAACAGAAATAGAGAACATACTGAACAAATTGAGGACATTGATGATATAACTGGTGATGTACCACAAGACAATCAACCATTTGGAGACTAATATGGACTTAAAATCATCATCACAAACAATGTTAGGTAGTAAATACGTAACACAGGTAATACACTTCATAGGAGGTGAAAAGAGGACTTTTCATGGTATTGACTCAACATCAATAAAGCAAGGTCAGTTTACAAAGTTTAAAGATAAGGATAATAGAGTTATCATGATAAATGATAAAAATGTCCTACTTATAGAGATATTTTCAGAATGAAAAAACCAAAAATCACATTAATAACGTGCTCATATTTTAGACCAGATCTACTTAGAAGAGCAATACAATCAGCACAAAGACAGACATTAGAAGACTTTGAACATCTTATTATCTCAGATCATGACCCATTTACAGAGCTTGTATGTAATGACTTTAAAGATGATAGTAGAATAAAATTTATAGAAAATAAAGACCCTTACGTCTATAATTTAGGTGCAGTATCATTTAATCTAGGTATAAAATTGGCAAAAGGTGAGATGATTTGCTATCTACTTGATGATGATATACTATATCCTAACCACCTCGAGTCACACTATGCTATGGGCACATCACAACCAAACATATTGAATTACGATAGTGTACTATTGGGGGAACCAGATAATACTGTAAAGAATATTTGTAGTAAAACATTTGATGATTTATATAATATGAGAAGGCAAAATAATCCTTGGTCTGATGTAGGCTCAATATCTCACATTAGAAGTATAGGGTCAACCTGGCCACTACAATCTGAATTAGATAGTATGTCAGGCGGCTGGGAGGATAATGTATTTATGTCAAATATTGGAATTCCATCTGGAGGTGCTACAAATCTTGAAAAGACATGGATGAAAATGTGTTGGGGTGGTGCAAATAGAAAAGACACAAAAGGTCTAGACAAGGAATACTATGACTTATTACATAGTAAGCTAGATAAAAGCGGAAAACTTATAGATTCAAATCCTTATGTATATGAAAGCCTTAAAGATAAACTATATGAATAATATTATGCTACTTGGAGGGTCTGGACACTTAGGAAGTAATATACTTTCTAATCTAGATTGTATAGCACCAACTAGAAAACAGCTTGATATAACATGCTTACCAGAATTAAGACTAAAGGTACCAAAAAACATAAAAACAATAATACATTCAGCAGGCTATATAGATACAAAAGGTTGTGAAGACAATCCTCAAAAGTGTTTAGATATTAATGTTGGAGGAACGCAAAATATTGTTAGCTTTTGTAGAACTAGAAACATAAAATTGGTCTATATATCAAGTGAATATGTATTTGATTATGATGGTAAGATTAGTGAAAGTACACCTATGAATCCAAAAAATGTATATGGAGTATCAAAAGCTTGTAGTGAGCTTATTGTAGGTACATTAAGTAATCATCTAATCATAAGAGCTCCATTTATAAGAACAAAAACATTTGAATATGATAATGCATTTGATGATCAATTTACAGTTAGGCAATATGTTGATAAAGCTGCATCTGATATAGTGAAATGTATAAAGCAAGACAAGACAGGTATACAGCATATAGTTGGAAAATACCAAAGTGTTTATGATTTGGCAAAAGAAACAAATCAAAATGTAGGTAGAATAAAAACACCAGATGGTCTTAAGAAAATACTACCAATGAAGACAAATTTAATAAAAGAATGATATTTATATTAAAGGTTATAACAAGTGTACTGAGTAGGCACAAAATTAAAATTATCTAAGGAGATTAAATATGGGAAATTTACAATTTTTACATGAACGTCTGTTACCAACAGACCTATTTTTCAAAAACTTTTTTGACACAACATCTGAATTTCAGTCTTTTGCTGATGTTAAGCCAGGGTATCCATGTGATATTAAGGTTAACGAGGCAGGACTGTTTTTTGATATAGCTTGTGTTGGATTAAACAAAAATGATATTAAGCTTGATATTGCTGATAACACCTTACGGGTTATCTATGAAAGGCCTAGTATTGAATCAAATCCATCAGATGAGGATGCTGGACATTATATACATAGAGGTATTGTAAGGAAAGCATTTAATATGGGGTGGAAAATTAATCCAAAGTATGATACTAATGCTATTAGTGCTACTATGGAAAATGGATTGTTAAGTATTACAATTCCAGTGGCTGAGGAAGCAAAGCCAAAAACAATTACAATTAAGTAAATAGTGTTATACTCAGTACACTTTAATAAAGGTTTATGTCAAGAAGAATTATCATATTAGAAGCAAACGTTAGAGAGGCTATGAAGTATACCAAATCTAACAAACAAGCTGCAAGATATTGTAAGGTATCATACCCTACTTATAAGAAGTGGGCCAAACTATATATAGATCAGGAAACAGGTAAGACACTATTTGATATTCATCTTAATGAATATGGTAGAGGTATACCTAAATATGCAGCAAGAGGCAGAAAGAATAAAGGCGGCGTGATCTACTCTCTTCAAGACATTTTCAATGGAGGCGCGGGTAGGTACTCTCTTAGAAAACTCCATCACCGGATGGTTAAGGCGGGTCTCCTAGATGAGGTTTGTAAGCAGTGTGGATTCGAAGAACGTAGAATATCGGATGGAACAGCTCCGTTAATACTAGGTCAAATCGATGGTAATCCACTTAACTATTCACAAGACAATTTAGAATTAGTATGCTATAATTGCTACTATAATCAATATGGTAATTTATGGGGTAGACACAAATACCAAAAGAATGCCGGAAACTCTATGGATGATATGAGAAAGAAAGATATGATAGAAGGAGTTGAGGTTGATGAAGATGGTTTACCAACAAATTTAGATACTATTAATCAAGTAACTATGAATGAAAGTGAACTTGATATTAAAGATACAGAGATAAGTAATGAAGACATTAAAAAGTATATACAAGAAAATTTTACAGAGGATGAATAAGTTTTGGAAGGACCATATAATAGATGAGGTACATCCAAATGATCCTAACTTTTAATTAGATGAGTTTAACAACATACATATTTATAGGTTTAGTATTTGGCTTTATATGTAACCTTGCATTAGATAAGATGCCAAATAGGTTTAAGAAGCCACCACAAATTCTAGAAGAATTTGGATGGGTAGATAACCTTATATTGATACTATTATGGCCACTATGTATTTGCATAATCTCATACAGCTTTATAAAAGAGATAACAAAATGAAACTAAAACATATATTACTAATAAAGAAAGAAGGTTGTGAATTTTGTGATAGAGTAACAGAACCTACTATTAAGCTTGCTAATGAAAGAGGTATGCATTGCGATATAAAAATGAAACATGAAGTACCAAAGCATATGATTAAAGGAGTTTATCCTTTTTGGTGGTTAAGTGATGGAAAAAATGTTTGGGGCTTTCATGCAGACATGGAAGGTAGTATAGAACAATTTATAGATAGCATAGAAAATCAATGAAGCTTAGAAAAAACAAATATAAAGAATTAGATAAACCGGTGACACTTAAGGTTTATACTAAATGTCCTAGCAAATGGACTTTAATAGATAATGAAACTAACCAAACATATACAGGTATGGAAGTTATACCGGATAAGCACAATGGTTGGAAATTAAATAACAAAAACAAATAAATTATGGAAAATCAAGGAAAGACACCAAGACAATTAAGAGATAGTATAGTATTATTTTCAATAGCAGCTATAGCAATCTTTGGATTAATGTTTACTATTACAATTAAAGATGCTTATTATTTTTACTTTGATGATACACCGGAAGAAATAACTATAGATAGCTATTTAGATGGAACAGAAGAAAGTGTACTAGATACTATGAGAAGTATAATGCCTAATGGAAAAGGAGTTATCCAGTATCCGGATGGCACATCAGATTCGATTAGATGGTTTAAAGAAAGCTCATTAAAGCTTCGCTATAATGATACAGTTAGTATAGACGCTATTGTAAAAAGATTTGTAATAGAAGAAGATGGTATTAGATGGTATACTATAGATACAATATGGAGTGAAACAATAAGCTTTGGGGAACAAGATATTATTAATGCTATTATACAAGTAGAGTCAACAGGTAATGATAATGCTTATTGTGAACCAGAAGATGCTGTAGGTTGTTTACAAATTAGAAAGTGTATGGTTGATGATGTTAACCGTATATTAGGTAGGCAAGGAGTAACAGATAACTTATATAGTTATAGTGATAGGTGGGATAGAGTACACTCAATACAAATGTTAAAGATCTATTGTAGCCACTATAACTTACAGACTGCTGAAGATATAGCTCGTTGTTGGAATGGAGGCCCAAGAGGTGGCTCAAAGCTTCAAACACTTAGCTACTGGTATAAAGTACAACAAGAACTAAATGACTATGCACAAAATGATACTTCAGAAACTAATGTGTAAAGTGTATAATGTTTTATATCTTTATATTAGTATATATGTATATAGTATGATGATAAGTGTATCAGATATACTATTCGACCATACACACTCGTTCCGTGCTACGATTCTCTTAGCTGCTGATACGTTATCTAGAGAGGCTGTATGTATACAAAGTAATGCGTTCGAAGTGACTGGAGCGACTACTGTAAAGGCAGGGTACGATGACACATTGTCATACAAAACCTGACACATTGTCATACGAGAAATTTTTTTATATGGGTTTTTTTTATTATATTTATACTATATTCAACCATCAACCATACTACCATGAACTGTATAATGTTAATAACTTATGTTAATTGTTAATAACTTTACGTTAAAAAGTTTAAGTATATGGCAGAAATTGATTATATTTATATATAAATAAACAACAAACGTCCCACGAGGGGACACAAACTAACAAATAAATAATAAAAAATGCAAAACACAACATTTTATCTTGCTCCACTGGACACTAATACTCTCCAGGACAGCAAAGGCAACGTATTTAACGATGCTAAATCAACTAAACTTAACAAAGCTACTATTCAGAAAGCTATCCGTGAAGGAAAGGCTATTAAATGCGTAGTAGAGGACGATTCTATTAAGATGACTACTACCCAACAGGTGGAAGTTAACCTTAAAGGATGCGCTCCATTACCTATTGACTATCAAGTTGCAACTGTTCCTTCGGATATACCAAAGGCACAACAAGAGTTAATGGCTTTTATAAATAAGGCTCCAGATCTTAAACCAACTCTAATGAAAATGGGTGATCTTAAATGGAAGTATCTTATAAGGTCAGCAGTTCGTGGTAAAAATATTATGATGACTGGTGCTGCAGGTTGTGGAAAAACAATGGCTGCCAAATCACTGGTTAATGCATTGGATAGGCCAGAATTTTATTTCAACTTAGGTGCTACTCAGGACCCAAGATCTACACTAATAGGTAATACACACTTTAACAAAGCTGATGGAACATACTTCTCAGAATCTACCTTTGTTAAAGCTATCCAAACCAAGGATGCAGTGATCTTATTAGATGAATTATCAAGGGCTCATCCAGATGCTTGGAACATCCTTATGACGGTTCTAGATCAAGGCCAAAGGTATTTACGATTGGATGAGGCAGAAGGCTCTCCAACCATATCAGTCGCACCAGGGGTATGCTTTGTAGCTACCGCCAATATAGGTAACGAATATACATCAACAAGAGTAATGGATAAAGCTCTAATGGACAGATTCATTATAGTGGAAATGGACTTACTGGAAAAGCAAGATGAGGTTGAGCTGTTAAAAGAATTATATCCTAACTTAGATATACAACTAATAGATAACATTGCTAGTATTGCGGAAGCATCAAGAAAGGAAATGGCTACTGATACTCCAAGAATTAGCTCATCTATTAGTACTAGAACTACAGTGGAAATGGCATCTATTATGTATGATGGATTTGAATTACAGGATGCAGCCACAGTAACCGTCTACCCACAATATGATTCAAGTGGTGGGGTGGACAGTGAAAGGACGTTTATCAAGCAAATAGTTCAAAAGTTTGTGGACGATGGATCAGACGAGGACTTATTCAACAGTGAAGAGGTTGGCGATGAAAACGAATAATTAGTTGTTAGTTGTAAGAGGTGGCTCCGGTGTTGTGGCCGGGGCTGCTAATTACTTGTAACCGGCAAGAAAAAAACTTTTTATAAACTCGCTTCGGGCGACATATATATCATCGAAGCAGAACGCACTGTAGGAACGTTTAATACTAACATATGTATACACATATAAAAACAAAGACAATAGCAATATGACAAAGAACATGAATGACTACCAATTGGTAGAGGTGTACAACCAAGGACAATGGAATACTGTATGGATAAAGAAAACTCATACAGAGAAAAAACAGGAAAAACTAGAAAAAGTAAAAAATAACTAGAGAAAATTTTTTTATCTGGGGAAAAATGATTATATTAACTAATAACAAATAAATAAATAGATATGGCAAAAGTAAAAAGAGGTGACAGAGTAGTAGTAGATGTATGGTGTTTAGAAACACCTATGTTAGACAAGGAAGGTAATCCAAGAAGTTCCTGGAAAGGACCACTTATGAAGTTTGGGTATACTAAAAAGGCAGGAGTAATCAAAGGATTTGGTAACCAGCTATTTGGTAACGAACAAGCTATTATGGTTAGGTTTGATGGAATAAGATATGACTATAAACTTAAACCAGATGAGGTAGCAGGAAGTTGTGCACACACCCACCGGGCAGGTAGTATTAAACTAGAAACAGAACAAGATATCTGTGATATGGCTCAAATACCTGGGCCTGAAGTAGAAGATAGTACAAAATTAGATTATGAATGGTATTACAGCAGTATATAAGTTATGAAAAAGAATAAGTATATAAGTAGACTATACAGTCTAAGAGATCTAATAGAAACTGTATGTTCAAATAGTAATATGGATGACATATGTGGTGACCCTGGTAGTTCAGATGCCACTTATGATACTGTATTATCTGATCTAACTGAATGTATTAAACATTGTATTGCTGATTATGACTATACTCCACCTGCCTATTACCTTAAGCAGTTAAATAGCCTGTATAAATTTTATAAAAGCAAGACCTATGCCAGCTAAACAGTGGAGATATGATAAGGCTTATATGAGAATGGCTCTTGAATGGGCCAAACTTTCTCATTGTAATAGAGCTAAGGTAGGTTGTCTTATTGTTAAAGGTAAGATGATTATTAGCGATGGGTACAATGGTATGCCTAGTGGTATGGATAATAGATGTGAAGTTATAACTCCAATAGATGGCATTGAAGGTGCAGGAGAAGAAAAAACAGATTGGAGAGTAATACACGCGGAAGCTAATGCCATACTTAAGTGTGCTAGACATGGTACTAGCTGTGAAGGTGCAACACTATATGTAACACTTGCACCTTGTAAAGAATGTGCCAAGCTTATACTGCAAGCAGGAATTACTCGCGTTGTATACTTGCACAACAAAATGGCTAGAGACTTATCTGGCTTAGAAATATTAAACAATATAGTATTAATGAAAAAAGAAGATTTATTATGATAGACGCATTTGCATTATTAGTAATGTTTGGTACCGGCTTTGCTGCTGGCATGTACATTACAACACAACTTGAAGGTTGGATTGAAAATAAAATAAATAAAAAAGATAAGTAATGTATATACTTATTGCTACAATTTTAGCTATATATCTATTAGGTAGATATGCTATTAAAGAAGGACAAAGAGTAGAAAGGCATAAAAAGTTTATGTCGGATATGAATAATTTTAACAAAAGGAAAAAGAATGGATGAATTAATTGAAAACGTGCAATATTGGGCCGAACAAAAAGGGCTTCTAGAAAAAGGAAACAGTCAAGCACAAATGTTAAAAGTTATAGAAGAGGTTGGGGAGACAGCTGGAGCTATGCTTAAACAAAATCACTCTGAATTAGTAGATGGACTAGGCGATAGCTTTGTAACTCTAATAGTTCTTTGCTACCAACTAGGATTGGAGCCAAAAGACTGCTTACAAGCAGCATGGGACGAAATTAAAGATCGTAAAGGAAAAACTGTTAACGGAACTTTTATAAGAGAAAAATCATGAGTAAATCAAAAGAAAGAAAAGCATATACATGCGCACCAAAATATAGAAATGAAAGAAGCCAAGAAATGGTTCACAAAGGAATTGGAAAAACTGTTGTTGTAGAATATACTAATAGAACAATAGAATATCCTGGAGTATTTGCACCAAAAGCATACATGCAAAAAGTTGTAGACTTTAACAAAGGAAATGTAATAGCTACTTGGGTTAAAGATGATATGGACAACACTATAATAAGATTAGCTCGATGATTAATAGCGGACGTGAATGGGACTTTATGAGTGATGAACAAGCAATAGAAGAAATATTAGAAGAAGCTAATGCTTATGGTTTACGTGAACAAGTAAAAGAATGGGCTGAAAATTATATGATTGCTAACCCTGAACAATATACTCGACTTGAGGTATATTCACATGCTTATGATAAATGGATAAAAAATCGCCATACGCGCCAGTTAGAGGGATGAGAGAGTAATACCGCCGCCGAATGGACCAGTAGCTCAGCTGGATAGAGCAACAGCCTTCTAAGCTGTAGGTCATAGGTTCGACTCCTATCTGGTTCACAATCATTACTAATCTTACAAAAAAAATCAGGAATACAATGCGAAAGCTAATTTACTTACTAGCCCTATGGGCTCCGGCAACCTCTGCACAATGTGATGCAGTTATTACTAACTTTAATTGGGAAACATATACAGCAACTATTGATGTAGATTGCGAAGAAGGACTTACAGATATATGCTTATACTTAGGCAATGCAGAACTAGATGATATACCACCATGTGGTAACTTCTCACAAAATATAAATTGGCCTGAATACACATTTACTTTCTTTGACTTTCCAATGGTCACACAAGGTACAATTGAATTAAATATATTTGACGCATGGAATAACAGTGTTGCTAATCCATATACAATTGCAGAATGTTGGGTACAATACTATGAGGAAGGATTCTTCTGCGAAGGTGAAGTAGGTATATGGCAAATTAACATTGGAGGTAATCTACTAGGATATAGTTCAATTGAATTTGGAGGACCATGTCCCGGAGATTGTGATCCTATTATAGAATATGTAGATGTTATTGAATATCTTACAGATACTATTACCATTATAGAAACGGACACTATAACAATATATGAACTAGATACAATTACTATAACTGAGTTTATTACTGATACCATCTATAATGAAAGTTTAGTCTATGAATATATTTATCAAGTTGACACAATTACAGAATATCATACTCTAACTCAATATATAGATTGCATTACTGGGCTGCCTTGTTCTCAAAGTGAATGTGATGAAACGTCTATTTATGCACCAAATGCAGTAACACCAAATGGAGATGGATGGAATGATACATGGCAAGTGCTAGCAGATAACTGCTGGGATGAGTGGGAGGTTAGAATATATAATAGGTGGGGTGGACTAGTATGGATAAGTGCTAGTTCATTAGATGAGTGGGATGGAGATGTTGCAACCGGAGTCTATGTATATACTATCAAGGCTATTAAATACAATCCTACTGAGGTATATGAAGTGAATGGATATGTTACAGTCTTTTATTAATAAAAGTTTTCATATGTCAATAAAATTTGTTATATTATAACTATAAAATAAAATGGAATGAAAAATAAAAAACTAGAATGGGTCATTGTGACTTGGAATGATATATTGGAGGCAATGAAAGTGCCAACACCAATTAGAAACAAAAAGAAGTATAGACGTAAGACCAAACATAAAGGGAAGCAATATGAGTAGACTAATATATGACCTATACTATCAAGACAAGATAACTGCTGAGGTTTGCCAATTGTTATTGGAGCAACTTAGTAGAAGTAAAGAACGAAGAAGATATTATTAAGAGAGAAATTATGTTTGAATTAGAAACAACAATAAAAAGTGCAGAAATAGTTAACGCACTAGAAGGTATAGAAGAAACTCTATACTTGTTCACGATGGTTGCAGCATTTGCAATTATCTATTTTGTAATGAAGGACGTCTTTAATTGGATGTCTAGATAAAAGAGAGACTATGAAAAGTTTATTATTTTTAGTATTGTCAACCTCATTAATAACAGCTCAAATACCAGAGACTAGTGATTCTATATATTACTCACCAAAGTATTGTGATACAGCAGATTCAATAGAACAAGCAATGGATAGCTGGATATTCAGTGGTATCATTCAAGATTGTATTAACCCTAGTGAAGGAATGTTAAATGCATTATGGCCTAATATAGCTATTAAAGATACCTATGATTGCTGCTGTAAAGTAGCTTCAACTCCAGGCTTACCAGGTGCATATAATTATTTTGAAGGTAGTGCTTGTGAGGCATATTTAGATATGATAGGGTTTGTTTCACTAGATGAATTACAACAAAGTTCATTTAATAAAATATACACTGACATATATGGAAGACAATATATAGACCAACCAATTGGGTTGTCAATAATGAATAGAAAGAAGTTTTATAAATTTAATTAAAAGGAGAATATTATGTATTATTTAGCAAAAGTAAAGATTGCAACTGACACTGGTAAAGGTGTCAAGTGGATCAGAGAAGTTTATCTAGTAGAAGGTGTATCAGTAACAGATGCAGAAGCTATTATCAATGAAGAGTTTAAAGATGACTCTACAGAGTTTGAGGTAACTGAAGTTAAGAAGTCTGAAGTAATTAAAGTACTTTAATTTAACAAACTATTAACACAAAATTAATATAGGAACTAAGCACCAAAAATCATTACTGTTATTTATTAATATGGAAGGAAAACAAATAGACATAACACCAGCAATATATGTAGTAGTAATGATTGCTGTGTTCTTGCTTGGAACCAATTTATAACTGTTAATAACTTTGTTAATAACTTTTTAGATTCGTACGTAAGAAATTTTTTTTCTTGCGTTATTTTGATTATATTTATACTATAAATAACTAATCAATGAATAAGAAATATAAATTAGTCCACATCTACCCACCTTGCTTTGCAACAATAAACAACCAAAGATATCTTATGCCTGGCTGGACACCAGTAGAGGATCACATTACAATAGATGATGTGGAACATATCAACCCCTATGCACACATAAAAACAGAAACATATAATGTTATAGGCTCAAGAGGTGATAAATATACTATTACAAAGAGGGGCAATGAACTAAGCTGTGATTGTCCTGGTGGTAGATTCAGGGGTAATTGTAAACATTCAAAAAAGATTCAAGAAGAATTGTTAATAACTTTTTGAAAATAACGCGTGAGAAATTTTTTTTCTTGCGAGAAATTGATTATATTTATATATAAATAAATAACTAATATTAACTAAATAACTAACAAATGGCTAAAAAGACTAAAAAATCAAATCCAATTCACTTTGGTATCGAGGTCACTAAACCTCACTCAAAACAAATGTATGACCACAACGATCTAGTTGCTGAAGAGATGAAACAAAATATCCTTCAAGCTTGGAAAAATGAACTAGCTAAAATCAAAGAATTCAATGATGTCAATGCAATGGCCGATGATTGGAATGAATATGATATTAAGGTTGGGGCTCCTAAACTTCTTAAAATTCAAAGAGGCATTTGTTCTTTTGGATATGGTGAAGGCTATACTATAGATATGGTCAATGAAGAATTCTTAAAAGAATTAGATATGATGGCTAATTGGCAACTACATGAAAGTTATAGTTATATGTCATTTGAAAGATTAGTTCCAAGGACAAGGTTTATGATGCTTGGATTTGATTGGGAAAAACATGACTATAGTTACTGTACCAATAAAGATTTATCACCAGTAGCTACACAACTACAAAATTCATAATATGAGAATAGACTTTTCAATACTAAAACAAATAGATAAAGCTTTCGGCCCAATGGAGGTCGGTAGTTCATTCGAAAAAGATTCAATCACACTACGCTTCGGTTACTGGAAGCAGATTGATTTGGAAAAATTAACATCACTGCTACCTCACTACATGCAAGCTATAGAAAATCTTGTAGATGAAGATGATGATTGTGGTGAGTTATGGAACTACATTATTAAACGAGCTCACATTAAAATATAAAATATGGAAAATACAAAAGACAAGTTAACAATATTTATAGATATGGATGGTGTCCTTGCCAACTTCGAAAAGGCAGCTGAAACACTACAACCTGGAACTGCTAGGCCAGATCTAAAACTAGACTTTTCAACATTTGAACCAATGCCAGGAGCAAAGGATGCAGTTGCAACATTTATAGAAGCTGGTCATGAAGTCTTTATTGCTACTACACCTCCCTGGAATAATCCAGATGCTTGGGGACAAAAAAGAAACTGGGTTGAGGAACACTTTCCTGCCCTTAAGAGAAGAATGTTTTTAACTCATAGAAAAGATCTTCTTATGGGAGATATTCTTATTGATGATACAACATACAGAGGTCAAAAAGACTTTAAAGGTGCATTCTTCCACTTCGGTAAAAACGGCATGGATTGGAAAATGGTTAAAGAAATATTAACAACAGTTGCTGCTGTTCAAGACATAAAAAATAAATAATATGACTATATTAAAAATGATATCTGAGTTTCAACAAGAGATGCAGTCTACTACTAGTGGTAATGAAAAGAAAAAGATACTTGCAATGTATAAAGATTCATCTGCAATTCAGCTCGCACTACATTATACATACAGTCCTTTTAAGCAGTTTGGTGTCTCTGCAAAGCAATGTGCAAAAAGGCCAGACCTTTGGATGGAACACAAATTTGACATTATAGATGTATTAGAGATGCTAGCATCTAGAAAAGCTACTGGCCATGAAGCTATAAAGCTAGTTAATGGACTTGTACTAAGAGGGGATGAAGATAGTGCAAGAATAATTTATTGCATGATTGATAAGGACTTAAAGCTTAGGGCTAATACAAAAACAATTAATAAGGTTATTCCAAATTGTATTCCTACATTTGATGTTGCATTGGCAGAGAAATATGAACCTGGTATATGTGACTTTATAGCTGATAGTTGGTATTCATCTAGAAAATTAGATGGTGTTAGGTGCCTAATTAGAAAGGAAGGTGATACCATTACTGCTTTTTCTAGACAAGGTAAGGAGTTTGAAACACTACAAAATATTATTGATGAGGTTGCAATCTTTGATGGTGATTTTGTTCTTGATGGAGAGGTTTGTATGATGGATGAAAATGGTAATGAAGACTTCCAAGGCATTATGAAGCAAATAAGAAGGAAAAATCATACTATTGAAAATCCACAATTTGTTATATTTGATTGTGTATCAACAAATGAATTTGACAAACAAGTTGGAACAAGAACTCTTACTGAAAGATTAGAAGATGTGTCAATTGACTTTCATCACAATACATTCAAATACCTATCATTGTTAGAACAAATAACAGTAAGGGGTGAGGAACATATGTTAAAAATGGCTAAAGATGCAGATGATGCTGGCTATGAAGGTATTATGCTTCGAAAAAATACTACGTATAACGGTAAAAGATCAAAGGATATACTAAAGGTGAAAAAGATGCACGACGCAGAATATGTAGTTACAGGTGCGACTAATGGTAATATTAGGATTGTAGAGGAAGGTGTTGAAAAAACTATTAATTGTCTAAGTAATATTGCTATTGAACATAAAGGTAATCTTGTTGGTGTTGGTTCTGGCTTTTCACTTGATCAAAGAAAAGAGTTTGGAGATGACCATAGCAAAATTATAGGCAAGACAATTACAGTACAATACTTTGAGGAAAGCAAAAACAAGGAAGGAAAATACTCACTAAGATTCCCAGTAATTAAACATGTATTTAATAATGGTCGTGACGTATAACAAAAATAATTAACAATAAATTTTTTTATTAAGCAGAAATTTATTATATTAAAATAACATTAAAAAATAACAAATGGCAAAAAAGAAATTACATACTTACAAAATTGGACAAACTGTTAAATTCAAATTCTTTGATGGTAGTGTTCACAAAGGCACAATAGCTGAATTAAACTATATGGGCGATAAGGTATCAGATAAGATATATTATGATTGCCCTCAATATACAATTCATGTACCTAGTGATAGATACCCAAGAGGTTATATGATCTACGGATCTATGACAGATGAAAGGATTAAGGAGGCAATGGAAGGCAAACAAACATTTAACAATACGGAAAGTGAAAGACCAGCCAACGTAAGTAAAAGCGGTTCATATACAATGACAAACAAACAACAAAAAAAGTCCGTATCAGAATTAGATATGGCAATTCAAAAACAAAAAGAATTTATTAATAATCATTAACAGCTTGTGGCTTAACCACTAAAACAAAATGGCAAGAAATTATAAAAAGTTTCAAAAAAGCAGACCAACTATTCACAATCAAAAGAAAGAGTTTAATGGAGACAAATACGGAAAACTATGGACAAGTATTGGATTCAGATTAACGGATAATGAATATGTACAAGAACCTCAAACACAAACTACTATTGGGTGGCTAATGATTGATGGCAAGAGACATGACATTACATTTACAGAGGCAAACAAAATTATTGAAACACTAAGTGATGCGAAACATCAATTTAATGTTGCTTCTAGATTAGGTATGATTGGTAAAAATGTCGGAACATATTACGGCGATTAAAAGAAAGGAGGTAGATAAATGGAAATATTAAACGGAGTATTATTTGTTCTAGCATTAGGAATTTACACTGCACTTCACTTAAGAAGTGAAAAGAGGATTGCTAATCTAGAGCAACTTCTTCGGACAAGTCAGATTAAAAACAGACTTTTGTCAGAGGAATCTAAGAAAACAAAAAATGGACAAAGAGGTAAGAAAAAAGTTAGCTCAAATGGCAAATGGTCTAGTAAAAAAGGACCATCAAAACCAAAAGCTAAAAAAGTTAGGGAAGACATCAAATCTTGATATAACAAAGATCTTTGATAATATACAATCAGCCTTAGACTCTAGTGCCGGCCAGAGTAAAGATGATAGTATAATAAAGAAAATAGATAAGGTCTTAGACTTAATTAAGATTAATACTAAGTTAGCAAATGGACATGCAAACTTTGATACTAAAGAGTACGTAAATGAAAAGAACATTGTGTTTAACATAAAATCAAAATATCAATCAACAGGTATTAAGCCGGCAGCTAATTCCTTGAAAGAAGTCAATAAGATTTACAGTAAACATAAAAGAGTTAGTAAGCTATTAACTAATAAGTAATATATATTAATATTTATTATAAATAGTATTAAGTAAATAAAATCAAAGATATGGAAAAAGGTATGGAAAATTTTTTTAAGGATGACAAATTTGAGACTGATGAAGTTGAATTAGTTGATGATGCAATGGATAATGCATTTAATATTCTTACTGGAAAGTTTAAGTATAAAACATTGTTTGTTGAAAATGCTGATAGGATACCTTTACCATTTGATCCATACAATAAGAACATTGACTTTAATGAAGTCATTGATTTATTAATAGAACATTATACAGCATATGAATGGTATGAGAGGTGTGCTGTATTAGTTAAATTAAAGGAGGAGGTATGGAACGAAAAATAAAATTATATGTAATGTCCTTAAAGGATATGACTAATTGTGTACCTTTTATTAAAGATAGAAGGCTAAGTGATTGTATGTATAAATTTACAAACAGTATTAATAAAGATAAACCTATGGATTGGGAATCATGGAATAATACTAGTAGTTTTGTACCTGATAATGGAGATTATAGTGATGGGTCTTATAACCCTAAGTCTATGCCTTTTAGTGAAACATATCAGGATTATATAATTAATCAAAGGTTTGAAGATGTATTAGATGACTTTATTTCAGGCTTATTAGATATGAATTCAGATCAAAAGTCAGACTTTCTAAAGACATTAGAAAATATGATGGCTCCACTAAAGCCAAAAGGTACTAAAAAAGATCTAGATAATATATATAATATAGTTAATAAGATCTACTATGAACATTCAGAGAATGATATATTTAATTCTATTAAGGTATCCTTTTTAGAAAAGACAAAAACAGTTGCTCTAAGTTCATATAATCTTAGTAGCATTGAAAATATAAAATTAAAATTAATCAAGGAAGGTATTGGAAATATAAGATACAGAATTATCGAAAATCCATACAATAATAAACAAATTCATACTATAATGTATGAAAGACTAGGAGAGAAATAGTTATGGGACAAGTTTGGACAGCAATGAAGTTTAAAGAGGAAGTAGAGCAACTTTCACAAAATTTAGAATTTCAAGTAAAGAAAGTAGAAGAAATGATGTTAAAATCAGCAACTGATAATATTCATGTAAGTGAGATTAGAAGAGAGCTTAATGTTATTCATAAAATAAATGAAAAGATAAGATATTATATTAGCTTAGAAAGATAAATGAGAAAGAGACTATTTCCTTTTATAATAGCAATATCAGCACTTTCAGTGTCTGCTTCTGCAGCATTTTACTCAGTATTTGGACTAAGTAAGCTATTTGCAGGTGCAAGTACTGAAGTTATAATAATGGCTGGTACACTTGAAGTTGCAAAGCTAATTGTTGCTTCTTTGCTATATCAATATTGGGAGGTAGTCAATAAATGGTTAAGATCATATCTAATACTTGCAGTATTTATATTAATGATAATTACATCAGGTGGTATATATGGATTCTTATCTGGAGCATTCCAAGAAACAAATACACAATCAGAGTTCTTAGATAAGCAAGTACAAATTTTAGATGCAAAAAATATCAGATTTATTGAGTCTAGAGATGACTATAAGCTAACAGTAAAAGAGTTAACAACTGCACTAGCAAATCCAACAATGATTCAATATGTTGACGAGCAGACTGGACAATTAGTAACTACAACCTCATCAAGAGTTAGAAAACTAAAACAATCAGAACTATTAGAAGCCAAGTTAAATCTAACATCAGTAACAGATTCAATAGCATTATATGATGTAAAGATACTGGAAATGCAAATAGGTAATGAGTCTGCTAGAGAATTAGGCCCACTAAAGTATATGGCTGATCTAACAGGCCAACCTATGGGAAATATTGTAAATTGGTTTATGATATTAATTATATTTGTATTTGACCCATTAGCTATTGCAATGGTAATAGCTGCAAACATGGCATTCGCACAATTAAAGCCTAATATAGACTTTGATGATCAAGTTAAGATGTCTAAGCCAGACGGCTTGGAATTCAACACACCATATACAATAGATGAAGTTATTGCTGCTTTTCCCGAAGAAAAAACTTCTAATAGTGATATATATGGAGAAAAGGGTCTTAAGGACCTACAAATTGAAAGGGATAAATTAACTAAAAAAATTAAGAACTATGAAAAAAGATAGTGATATAGAATATTGTGTAGAATATAGACCTGGCACAGCTTGGAATCAAAGAAAGGGTGCTATGTATAGATATATGGAATGTAAAGTTTGTGGCCAATTTACTCCAGTATCTGGTGATACACAATCAACTACATGCTCCACATGTGTGTCAGATGGATATAAAGAACAGTTTGGTGATATTGACCAACAAACAAGTAAACCTACAGGCTTCCATAGAGGTTGGAGATGGATGAAGGAATTTGTTCATAAGGATGGTAGAGTATTTCATAAAGGTGAGGAGCAACCAAAACTAAAAGGCACACTACCAGCAACGAAGGTCAAAGAAAGATTAAAGCTTAAGTCTAAGCAAAAAGAAGATCTAAAAAGAATTTCAGGTGTTAACTTACATAAATTAAAAAAGACTCTAGATAAAACAAGGTGGAAAAAAGATAAGAAGCCTATTATGAAAGAAATAAGATATTTTACTAGATTATTAAAAGGTAAGTTTTCTCAAGAAGATATACAAAAATACCTCGATGGAAATTTTCATTCTTCATAAATTTTTATTATATTACTATAATTACTAATAACTCAAGAAGGAGAACAAAATGGATAAGCTAACTTATGTTAGGGGTATTTCAACTAAAGAACCTTCTAAAATCGAATTAGAATTTAGCAATGGACTAACTGCATTCGAGTTTAGAAATATATGTGTAAGAATGGCTAAGTCATTAGGTTATGCAGACACAAGTGTTGAGTGTGCTTTCCCTAAACCAAAGAATAATGAACACGAAGCTGATAAAGCACAATTAAAACTTTTATTTGATTAATATGAAAAAAATTTACGGTGATAAGACAGAGGTGTCTATAGATAGTAATAAACCTAATATAGAAACACCTACAGATAAATTCACAGAAATCATACATGGAATTAACATTGATGATAGCATAGTTTACCTTATAGGTGAAATAGAGGAGTACACTTTCTATGATCTTTGTACAAAGTGTAGGACACTATTAAGGGAGAGACCTGAAGAGAAATCAAGTGAACCTATTACAATTGTTGTTAACTCATCTGGAGGCTGTATGTTTGAGATGTTTGCTATTATTGATTATATAAAATCACTAAAGGTTAAAGTAAATATTATTGTTAGAGGTCAGGCAATGTCTGCAGCTGCAATGCTTTTAGCTTGTGCAACAGGTTCAAGAATATGTAGTAAACATTCAACAATAATGTTGCACCAGGCATCTGGAGGAAGATACGGAAAGAATTCTGATATACAGGCATCTGCTAAGCAATATAAGAAGATGGAAGAAGACTCTTTGGTGCTATTGTCTGAGTCTACAAATAAGGATGTTGAATGGTGGAGAGAGAATACTAGAACAGATATGTTTTTATCTTCCGAAGAGGCATTGGAATTAGGCTTAATAGATTTAATAGGATAATATGGAATTAATAGTTGATAATGGATGGCTTAAGGTTTATGATAGCGTCCTAACAGACAAAGAATGTTTTGAATTAATAAACTTTTCAGTAAAGCCGTTTACTAATCAACCACTTCAAGGTGATGCAAAAGGCTATAGGACAAGTAATCAGAGGTGGTTAGATAAAAACTCTGAGCTAGAAAATAAATTAAATTCTGTAACAGAAAAGCTAACAAAAATACCTTCAACTAATTATGAACTAACATCACTAATAAGATATAAAAGGACAGAACAATATAAGCCACACTATGACTTCTTTCATAGAGAATCTGAACTATATGATTCAGCAATATTAAATGGCGGAAATAGAATTGCAACTGCACTTTATTATCTTAATGACAATTTTGAAGGTGGTGAAACAGAGTTTCTTAACTATGAAAATCTAAAGATAATGCCTAAAATAGGTAGGTGTGTAATATGGTCAAACCTGGTAGGCTTAAGTAATTTTGGAAATACAAAATACGATGAAAATAATCTATCATACCATTGTGGTAGGCCAGTAATAAGTGGTGAAAAGTTTATAGCAACAAAGTGGATAAGACAAGGAGAATTCAAATGATACCAAAAAACAGTAAAGATTTATCAGCAGAATTACTAACAAGTAATTGGAATGATTTAACAAAAAATATTAAAGATAATTTTAGTGGGGAAAGGCAGGAAGCTTTACTAGACTTATATACAAAGATGCAAGACCAAATTATGATGGCTCCTGCATCTGGAATAGAACATTTTCATAATTCATTTATAGGTGGATATGTTTCGCATGTATTAAATGTAATGAAGTGTGCAGAGCAATTATATAATATGTGGAGACAAATGGGTGCATACATGGATAACTATACACGAGAGGAGCTAATGTTTGTAGCTCTTAACCATGACTTAGGTAAGGTAGGAGACATTGATAACGAATACTATATACCAAATCCAAGTGAATGGCACAGAAAAAATCAAGGAAAGATTTATACAAATAATCCAGATATAACACATATGTCTGTACCCCACAGAAGTCTTTGGCTATTACAGGAGTTTGGGATTAAGGTATCACAAAATGAAATGATTGGTATACTTACACATGATGGAGTATATGATGGTTCAAATGATACATACTTAAAGTCCTATCTACCAGAAAGAAGTCTTCGTGCAAACTTACCAATAGTAATGCACCATGCAGATCACATGGCATCTAGAATAGAATTTGAAAATTGGAAATATAGAAAGTCTAGTAAACCTAAAAATGACAAGTCAAAATTATTTGATGAGCTATTTGGAGATAAATAATGGATATACATATATACATATATATAGCACTATCAATTACAATTATAGTTTTATCATTTGTAACTTGGAATATTCTAAGAAAGTATGAAGGTATTGTTGATCAAATTTTAGAATCAGAAGATAGAATTATTGAGCTTGAAAGTGCAATAAAAGATTCTTATGATAAGATGCAAGAGATAGATTCAAAAGACATCTTTGAGACAGATGATGAGGTTGGCCAAACATTTAAACAACTTAATGATGTAATTAAAAACTTAAGAGGAGATGATAATTGAAAAGCTCAGTAGATCAATTCTATATAGACCTTCAAGCAAAAAAAGTAGAGGAAGCAAGACTAGCAGCACTAGGCCCACAAAAAAGAAAGAGAGGAAGACCTAGATCAAAAAAGCAATACTTTACAGAAGATACACAAGCTGCAATTATAGCATATAATAACGAACCAGATCCGATAAAAAGAAATAGGGTATATGCAGAGCATATAAATTATCCTTTTATGAAATTGACTGAAAATTTAATTCATAGATTTAAGTTTTATTATTTTGACTACCCAACTAGAGAAGTTCAACACGAAGTAATTGTTCACCTATTAGAAAAGCTAAATAAATTTACTGCAGACAAAGGTAAGGCATTTTCATACTTTTCTATAGTTGCAAAAAATTGGTTAATACTACATAATAACAATAACTACAAAAAGATGTGTGCACGTAGAAGTGTTGACCTAATTGATAAGACAAGAAATGTCACAAATGAAATAATAAAGGATAAGGAGCAGTCTGAACTTTCAGAATTTATGGATCAGTTTACAAGCTGGATGGAAAGAAATCCAACAAAGGTTGTGACAAAGGATAGAGATATAAAAATACTTCATTCAATTATTGAAATATTTAAGAGGCGTGAAGACATTGAGAACTTTAATAAGAAAGCAATATATATTATGATAAGAGAAATGTCTGATGTAAAGACTCAATATATAACAAGAGTTGTTAATGCAATTAAAGTCCACTTCATTGAAAAGTATAACAACTATCAAAACTCTGGTAGGTTTTAGACTTACTGATATTTATTATTGATATGGATGGAAATTTAGAACTATTTAAGGGAAAGACTTTTTCAGGTCTATTAGAAGACATTTATTTGAATTCTAAGTCAAAGGATAGACAAATAAAGCTGCTAATAGCAGATCTTCAACCTCTAATAAAAAACTCTGGTGATGCTACACTTATAGTACCTCTAATAAAAGAATACCTAGAAGCTTCAGTAAAAAATGATGAACACCTTGTTAAGATGGCTGCAATTGTGCAAAGAGCTATGGCAAGACCAGAAAATAAAAATAATGATTCACCACTACTCACAGATGATGAGAAAAAACAGCTATTAGCAGCTGCAGAAGATATGGTGAAATCTGATAAGGATAAGAAAAATGTCTAAGTATAAAACTGGAGCAACAAGGTCTAAATTTTTTTCATCTACAACTAATGAAAATAAAGGTGCGAAAGCAGATGAAACAGTATTTATTGCAAGTGTCTCAGCTGCAGCTGGAAAAAGAGAGAAGAAGGATTTCGAAGGTGCAGATTCTATAAGGCTATCAGCAGTTGATGGATTAAATATGGGTAATCCAGGAACACCTAAGTCATTTACGGCAACTCCTTTAAACCCATATTTCAGATCAGTCCCTCTTGCAGGAGAACAAGTATTAGTTGTAAAAGGTAATAATGACAAATACTATTACTCAGATATAATTAATGCAAACGGAAAGCTAGGTGATAATATACCACCCAAGGAAGCCTCTTTAACTTCAGATGCAACAGAATTCTTTTTTGGCTTATTTGCAAAACCAAGACCAGCAAAGAGAATGGACCCAACTGAAGGTGATGTTATTATTGAAGGTCGAGGTGGACAGACAATTAGACTATCTTCAACATCTGAGGAAAGCTTTTTTGGAAAACTTTTTGGTGGAAAGTCTGAGAATAAACCAGTGATAATGATAACATGTCACACCGATGAAGAGGAAGGTTTAGGCAATGAAGATATAATAGGTGATGATAATTCAATTTATTTATGCTCTGAGACACCAATTTCAACATTAAAGCTAGAATCAAACCTAGATAAAGACTATGAAAAGGTAGATAGGTACGCAGGCAATCAGATAATAATAAGATCAGATAGATTAATATTAAGTTCAAGAAAAGATTCTATCTTATTATCATCAGGGGACAAGATAGGAATATCAACAAAAAAATGGAAGGTTGATATAGATAAGTTAATGGATATAATTGAAGGTATGGGTAATGAGCTAAAAGCTCTTACTAGTGCCACTGCAACATTTAACACTGGGGTAGGCCCTACATTCCCGGCAACAAACGCATCAAAGGTTGTTAGTTTAACAACAGATGTTGCTAAGTTGAAACAATAAAACAATATATTAGATATTTATATATAGATAGGAGTTAATAATATGGCAAATGCTAAGAACAAATTATCAAAGGTTATAAGAGAGATAGTACAACAAGAGGTTGAGAAACAGCTTGTTTCAATTTTTGGTGATAAAAATAAGAAAAGTGCACAGGATGCTCAAAATGAGATGATGGAGAGTTTTGGTACTACACAAACTAATTATTCAAAGAATACATCTCTTAATGCTGCATTAAATGAAACAGCAAATGATGGTTATAAAACAATGAAGGCATATGACTCTCAAGATGCTAGGGCTGGATTTGCATCCATGCAAGATATGATGAGTGGTGGTAAGCCAACTGTAGCTCAGATGGTACCAAAAGATATGCAAGGTAGAGAGGTTGCTCCCGAAGTAGGAAAAGCACTAACAAGAGACTATACTGAATTAGTAAAGGCAATGACTAAAAAGAAGAAGTAATAAGAAATGGCAAGAACACCGCAACTTAAAGAATATACAGGAAGGACATCTGTAAATGCTAGATTCTCAAATAGAACAGCAATTCCAGATACAACCTTAATAAACCCTGCAGACTTAGATGAAAGTAAGGCAATTGGAATATTACTGCCTTTTGGTTCAGAGAATAATTCTAAGTCTGGATATTCTGATGCGGAAACTAGTACATCAGGCATGCAACTAGATGCAACTGACCCAGTTAAGCAAGGCTCATCACTATTTAAGTTGTCATATCTTACAAAGGATCAAGTTATAAGTAATGTAAGAAATTTAATACTTACTAATAAGGGTGAAAGGTTAATGAACCCAGACTTCGGAACAGACATATATAGTTTGCTATTTGAAAATAATATTCCAGAATTAGATGAAACAATAAGAGCAAATGTTAGAGATGCATTTGATAGATATATGCCATTAGCAAGAATAGAGAAGCTAGAGGTTGAGCAAAAAGAACATAAGATACATATAGTATTAGGCTTCTCAGTAAAGGAATATAATATAAATGAAGTCTTAGAAATAACAAGTGGAGTTGCATAATGGCACAAAAAAATGTAAATTATTTAACTAAAGATTTTGATGACTATAAAAAGTCACTAATAGAGTATGCTAAAACATACTTTCCAAATACTTATAATGACTTTAGTGAGGCATCTCCAGGAATGATGTTTATTGAGATGGCTGCATATGTAGGTGATGTATTGTCTATGTATACTGACTATTCAATGAAGGAGACTCTATTAGATAGAGCTCAAGAATCAAAAAATGTTTATTCAATAGCTCAAACATTTGGCTATAAACCTAGAGTTACTACACCTTCAACAGCAAGAGTAGCAATATACCAATTAATACCAGCAATAAATACTGGTGCTTCTTCTAGGCCAGACTTTGCATATTGTATGTTAATAAACTCAGATGCAGTACTAAAGACTGCAGGAGGTGTATCCTTCCAGACAATGGAACAAGTAGACTTTGCAGCTTCTAGCTCTGCAAATCCAACAAATGTAAGTGTATATCAAATCAACCAAACAACAGGTACTCCAGAATACTATTTATTAAAAAAGTATGTTGATGTAGAACACGGTGAGAGAAAGTCTCAAGATGTAAGCTTTGGAACAGGCGTTGCTAATGACTCTTTTACAATAACTGAAGAGAATATAATATCAATAGATAGTGTGGTTGACTCAGATGGAAATGAATGGTATGAAGTTGATAATTTAGCACAAGATACAGTATTTAAGGAAGATGTTAATTCATTTGAATTTGATCCTCAATTATCTGATCATAAAACTCAAACACCAAAAATACTTAGTATGCTAACAACACCAAGAAGATTTAAGACAACAATCACTGAGCAAAACAGACATAAGCTTCATTTTGGCTCAGGTATATCATCATATAGTGATGAAAAGATTCTACCAAATGCAGACAATCTTGCAACTGGGCTACCAGGAGAGAAAAATAAAATTGACAGGGCATTTGACCCATCAAATTTTTTATACTCAAGAACATACGGTTTGGCTCCAGCAAACACAACACTAACAGTAACATATAGAGTTGGCACTGGTGTTGGAAGTAATGTTGGCTCAAAGGAGATTGTTACTGTAGATTCAATAACAAAGCAGTTAGATGATCAAGGCCTAACTACTAGTGTTGTTGACATTGTAAAAGCTTCTGTTGCAGTAATAAATGAAGAACCAGCAACTGGAGGTGCAGGAGCAGAATCAATTGATGATGTAAAAAGAAATGCACTTGCATACTTTTCTGCTCAAAAAAGAATAGTGACTAAAGATGATTATATGCTCAGAGCAATGTCTCTACCTCAAAGGTTTGGTCATATATCAAAAGCATATGTAATCCAAGACCAACAATTAAATGCCCAGTCTGTAGAGGAGATAAAAAATCCACTAGCAATAAACCTATATACATTAGGTGAAGACTCAAGAGGAAATCTTACAACAATAAATAGTGCAACAAAACTTAACCTTAGAAATTATCTATCACAATATAGAATGCTAACTGATGCAGTAAATATAAAAGATGGGTTTATTATTAATTTTGGTATATTCTTTGACATTGTTGTACTACCTTCATTTAACTCCAATGAAGTATTGCTTAGGGCAATTGAAAAGATAAAGGAAAGATTTGATACAACAAAACAACACTTTGGTAAGCCTATTATTAAGAAGGATGTTATACTAGACCTTGCTAATATTGAAGGTGTTCAATCAGTTATTGATGTTAGATATCAAAATAAATGGAGGGCATCTGATGGATATTCAGGTAACAAATATGATATGGACGAAGCAACTAGACAAGATATGATATACCCATCACTTGACCCTAGTATATTTGAGATAAAATATCCTGAAAAAGATATTATAGGAAGAGTTGTTAACTACTAGGGATAAATTATGATAACTATAAAAAAAATAGAAAGGGCAACCTCAATTTATGAGTGGAATGAACATCTAAATTCTGGTGCTGATCCAATATTGGAGTTAGGTGTTAGAAATAAAGATAATTGGGGCATGGCTACAAACCAAGCTTCAAGGATACTAATAGATATCCGACCACACACAGATAACTACAATAGTGCAAGTTTAAAGCTTTTTGCTGCAAATGTAGAAGATGAATCTAATAGATCCTCAGCTGTAACAATTCAGGCTAATAGATTATATGAGTCTTGGACTGAAGGTACAGAAAAGTATTTTGATAGCCCACAAAAAACAAACCAAACAACTGGAGTTACTTGGAAGAGTAGAGCAGTTGCAATAACTCATAATATATTTGGAACATCAGAAGCAACATTAAGGGCTGCTGGTTTAACACAAAGCTATCAATACCAAGAAAGCTCAAAAGGCCCAGTCTATTATACAGGTAGTAATAGTGGTAGTGCTGAATCAGGTTACCCAAGCAATATATATTATCATGATGCCGATCAATATGATATGACATTTGATATAACTACATATTATGGTTTGGTAACTGAATCTTCTGGAACTAATATGAATGGCTTAATGATTATGCATACTCCGAATGATGAAGAACATGGAGCCATATTTGTAGGTTCAAAAAAGTTTTTCTCAAATGACACACATACAGTATACCAACCAAGACTTGAGCTTAAATATGATGACTATAGTTGGAGTTCAACAAATAAAGTTATTGGAACAGACCAGGCAACAGTTTATTATAGAGGTAACTCTGGAAAGTATGATAGTAGATCTACAGTAAGATTTAGACCTGTTGTAAGAGAATCATTCCCAACAGCATCTTATTCGACTTCTCCACAGGCAGATACAATAAAGACATTTACATCCGCAAGATCATACTACTCAATTGTTGATGTGAGAACAGATGAAGAGATATTAGGATATGATGATATATTTACTAAGGTATGTGCAGATTCAGAAGGTATGTACTTTGATGTACCACTTGAAGGCTTCCCAAAAGATAGAATATATAAACCAGTAATCAAAGTAGTAGATAGAATTGCAGAAGGTGGAGTTGAATATTTTGACTCCAAAGATCACTTCGAGGTAGTATAATATGAGAAGAATAGAGAAACCAGAAGACAAACCAAAAGCAACTGGAAGGTGGGTACTCACATCAACAGATGAGAATAAGTTAGCTTCTGCAATTGCAGACATTGAGAAAAATGAGAAGCTAGTAAAAAGTCTTAATGTTAAAGGTAAAAGTGTAAGAGATGCAGCACAAGAGGCAATTGAAACTGAAATCTCAGATATGCCACAATTTACTAACCAGGCTGGATTTGGAAATATACCTTCAATATTTGAAGATGAATCTGATGCATTATATAAATTTGACAATCAAGGAAGATTCTTAATTGACAAAGAGGCTGATGGATATCCAATTATAGAAATACCACCTAATAATATTCAGTTTGAATCGCAAACATTTAGAGATAAAATAGACTGCGAGATAACAGATGAGTTACTAGCAGCTAATCCTTTACCAAATGCTGCACCAATACAAATAAAATTAGGTGCAAGAAACTTTAGAGATGTCACAGATCAATCTGGCCAGAAGGTGCCTGACTCCAATTGGTGGGTATTTCCAGACTCTCCATCTCCAGAATCAGAAAATTTAACAGACTATGTATATCAATTCTCAGAAGACAGCCATGCACTATTCTTCATCTTTGATGCAGTAAACTATATTGACTTAGACACAAAGAAGGGAATAGATAAAGGTTTAAAGTATAAGTTCTATCATGATGGTGAAGTTATAAAGGAAGGGCTCTATGGTGGCAATGAATATATTCAATTATTTAATGTAGGTGAAAAAGACAATACAATACAAACTATAACTGCAGAAGTATATAATGACTTTGGAAGTGCTACAATAAGTAGAAAGTTTCAAGTAAGTAATAAATATGGTTCATATAGGCAGCAAAACCAGACATATTGGGCTTGGGATGACTTAATGACTAGGCCAAAATCAAGGCATGGAGGTTTATTTGCAGTAGATAAATCAAAGACAAATAGTACTGGTTTGAATTCTGGATATTGGGCACACCACAGATTTATGTTGCACTTTACATGTGAAGATTATGAAACAATACCAGAATACTATAAGGATAATTGGAAGATTGAGGTAGATCTTTTTGCTTCCAAATTTGGGCAAACAACAAAGAACAAAAATGCAAAATTTGGATTTAAGAGAGACTCGGAAGGGCAAACCTATAGGCCTAGAAAAACAGTATATACAATAAGAGAGCTACACGAAAGAGATTTTTTTAGTTGGGCAAAAGTTGACTTTCAACCAACACTTGAGCTATCAAAGTTAGGAAGACTTTCTGCAGGAATACAAACTCCAAATTACACAACTGGCCCAAAAGCTTTTAGGATAGAAAATAAAAAAACAATACGAAAGGTTCACATTAGATTTAAGGTCTATGAAAATGAAATTGAGTATATATATGATGGAAATAATTTTGATGACTACAAGGAGATAAGTTTATGAAGCTATTCTTAGATAACGGTCAGAAAGACCCAAAGTATACAATAGGTGAGAGAATAATATCTTTGCCACATCAGGTATGGCATCGAACGTTGTCTAGATTCACAGATGAGTCACTTATACTAGGCCCAAATACAGAAGACTTCTTTATATTAAAGTTCTATCAAGATAATGAAATACAATTTATATATACAGGAGACTCAGAAGAGCAATACACTTCGTTCTCAGAAAACAAATTTAAGATTGACCTTTATGGCTTAGTTGCAGATGAATTTCAGATAACTCATGGTGAGTTTATGTTAATAGGTAATTTCTATCAAAGAATATTTAACACTGATGCAACATTTATAGTACCAGAAATTTCTGCAGACAGAAGAGAGATAAGGGTTGAGCTAGCATATACTGATGATGAAGCCTCTGTTGGTAAATTTAGACAGTGGTCTGATGCAGGTGAAGCTTCTCAAGGAGATATAATACAACAAACTGCAGTTGCATGGTTTAATGCAACATATGAATGTATGGTTGTTTCTTGGGCAAGAGATAAATACGGAAAGTCAAACTCTACAATATTAAGATTAGCACAACCATTACCAGATGAAATTAATGAAGGTGATATACTAAATCTATACCACCAAAAGCTACTACCTTTTACAACAACAATAAATGTACAGCTACAAGATGAACAAGAAGAGGAACACAATAGGCTTAGACAACCTGCATTTAGATATAGCTATAATGAGCTACCTCAAGCAGGAACAGTAGAATATAGAAGTCAAGATCAGCTGCTTAATGCAACCGGTAGTGTTACTCAAAGTATAAAAAATCTTGTATTAAGTTCTAGTAATATTAATTCAACGCTTAATGTAGACTATAGAGATTATAATAACTTTGTATGCTTTAGTTCTGCAACTGAGAGATTAAATAACTTTAAGTTAAAAGTTAAGCAAATAGAATATTATAATAGCCAAGTAGATTTTGTAACTTCACAGCTTGATGGCTTATTACATGGAGGTGCAACAGGTTCTGTAGAGTTCTTAGAGAATAAAGCAATATATGAGTCAAAGCTAAATGATATAAAGGTAAGTTTTGATGGCTATGAAAAGTATCTATATTACTCATCACACTCTGCAGGTGAGGACAGAAACAGACTAGATATAGAAGACTTTAAGACAGATATAAACTATGTATCATATTATAACTCAACTTGGCCTAAAACAAATTCATCTAAACCCTACACATTGGCTTCTGCAGAAAGCGTAGAAGCAACAGACTGGTTTACAAGACAGTTGGCAACTGCAAGCTATCATGATACAAATAATCCTCACACACTTAAGGAGCAAGTGCCAGACCATATTAAGCTTGATAGTAGTAATTCTGACTATCTATTATTTGTAGATATGATAGGACACCACTTTGATTCAATATATACATATATAAAGCATATTGCAAAAATAAATAATAGAGACGAAAGCCTTTATGAAGGTATATCTAAAGACCTAATCTATGAAGCAGCTAAGAGTATGGGCTGGACATTACAACCTGGTTTTGATCTTGCCGAACTTTGGGATTATGTAAATGGAACAGATGCAAGTGGTAGCTATGTACCTGGAAATGAAGTTGAATCATATTATGATGACTTATTATTAAGGGTAGGATATGAAAATAAAGACGGAAACTTCACACTTGCAGATACAAGTAAGTATAATAGAACATATGTTGCAAGAACAATTGATGGCTCAGGTGATACAGTATATAACCAAGAAGCAATTGAAAACTTTAGCACAGAAGTTGGTGCATTTGGGAATGCAGGTGTCTATTCAACACCAAGTGGGTCTATGTCAACATATGCTGCAGGAGAAAGTGACTGGATAAATTCAGGTAGCTTTTCAGTATCGTTTTGGGCAAAATTTGACTCAACAGCATGGACTTTTGAGAGTAGTAGACTGTATACAATATTGGATGCAAGATCATATGGTGATAATGATGAGGACGGTGTTGTAGAACAAGGCCCTGGATTCGGCATCTTTAATAGTCTGAGTTCAGGAATAGGGGTATTATTTGCTGACAAGAACGGAGGTCTATCTGCCACCAATGTAACTATAACAAATAGCGAGGCAACAGGTTCACTTACCCACTACGTAATGAATGTTGATAGAAATGAAGTTGTTGACTTCTTTGTTAATGGGCAGCATAGGTTAAAAGACACAAGTGCTCAAACTGGACTAGATGCAAGTTATAATTTCCCATCCTCATCAGTTTCATATGGAACACAACATGGCCAAACATTTGAAAGACAAGGTATATCTATAGGTGGTAAATCAGAGACTACCCCATTCTCAGATGACAACATGTTCACAGGAAGTTTGGATGATGTAAGAGTATATGGTAGGTTAATGACAACACAGTCAGTTCAAGACTTATATACACAACCAGAAAGATATAGAGGCTCAGTCTCATATATACCAGGAAAAGAAACTCCAAGCTTTGAAGATGTCGATAAGCAGATCTGGAAAAGAATTCTAAATAATCTACCTCAACTGCTAAAAAGTAAAGGTACAAAAAGAAGTATAAATACATTCTTATCTTGCTATGGCATACCTAAAACTCTTATGAATGTTCAGGAGTTTGGAGGAAGTGCACCAATTGATGGAGCTGACTTTCAAGAAATAACTAAGCATAATTATGGTATACATATAAGTGAAAGTGCATGTATAGGCTTAGGTAGATCATCACACAATTCATCAAATATTAATGGTCTTGATGTCAACGCTTTTCCTCAAACTATCCAACTAAGATTTAAGTCATATAGTCAGTCTTCACAACTAACTCCACAATCACTAATACTAGGCTCAAATAGATGGGGAATACTTCTACAACCTATAGGCGGTGGGACTGGAAGTGTTGGTGCGGTTAAGTTTTATATAGGAGAAACAGATTCAGACCCTATTGTTTCTGCTTCAATAGAACTACCTATATTTGATGGCGACTGGTGGAATTTACAGCTATCAACAGATGTACCATTAGTATCAAGTGGTGTAAATGTAGTTTATACACTAAGGTGTGCTAAGTCTGGCGATCATGAGGACAACCAGATAACACATAGTGGAACTGCACAATTAACAGTAAATGGTTCTGGTGGAGGACTTGCTGCAGATTATAATGACCAGTTTAAGACTGTACTAAGTAATACCCAATATAAGCTAGGATATTCCTCGCTATTCCTTCCATCATACACCAGTAATTGGGCCCAACACTTTACAACTGGTAGCGGTTGGAGCTATAGTACAGATGCTCCGGATATGAACTTTTCAGGTTCATTACAAGAATATAGAGAATATGCAGAAGAAATAAGCGAAGAAACATTCCATAAGCATACTATGGCACCAACAGCATACTTTGGTAATCATTATACAAGTTCATATGATACACTAGTAAGAAGGTTTACGCTAGGATCTGATGGTGTTGTATATAATCATAATGAAATAGAAGGCGAGATACATGTTAGCTCAAGTCATCCAAATCAAAGTCAACCTTCAAGTTATTTTTATAATGGCACCACAGTAAAAGATTGGGCACTATTTCAGAATTTTAGAAATGAAACAGATACAGATGGAAATTATAAAGAGCAAATAGAAGAACACTATATATCTGTACCTAACTCTATAGGTAATAAAAGAAGTGATAGAAAGATAAGAAACTTAGAAACATATAGTGATGGATTCTTATCTCCAAATAAGACTCATGATAGTAGCTCACTAGACTTTATAGGAAAAGACTCAAATATAGTTCAGGTTGCACTATCACCAACAGATAATACAGACTTAGATATAGCATATCAATTTGGTGAAAATAGAGTTGATGACTTTGTAGGTGACCCAAGGGATAGATATAAAACTCACTATCCACAGCTTAAAGAGTTAAGAGATGAATACTTTAAGAAATATTCTAAAGCAGGCAATCCGTTTGAATTTGCAAAAATTCTAAACTATTTTAATAAAGGGTTCTTTAGACAGCTTGAAAACTTATTACCTGCAAGAGCAGTAAAGAGGGTAGGTCTAATTATAAAGCCTCACTCTCTAGAAAGGTCAAAGGTTCAAGGTCAACCAAGTGTATTATATGATGCTACAAGTCCTTCATTACAAAGTTTTGACTCATCAGGAGTAAGGCAAAGAGATGAATACAGAGAAAACTTTACATTTGAAGGTGTAGTAACTGATATGACTGCTAGCTTTATAAATGCAATAGGCACAGATAAGTTGTTTGACCCTGCTCTTTCAAGAGATGGAGACTACTCTAATGCAGATACATATGTTGCATTAGTAGATATGTCGGGTGAAGGTATGTATTCAAATGGGTTGTGGGTATCACAATCATCATGGCAGCTAGGTACAACATCAAGTCTGGAAAACTTTACTTGGATGGATTCAAGGGCAATTACTGCTGGTCATGGAGTTAGAGACTTCGCACCAACAGAAAGCAGTCTAAGGCATAGGCTGCCAAGATTTGAAAAACTAAATCAAGGTTTACAAAACTTATACTATCTAGGTAGTAAACAAAGAGCTGACGGATTCAACACAAATACAGATGATACTGTTGATGGTGGACCTTTGGTGTCATTTATATTAATTAAAACAAACCAGCTTATTGTTAGGGAAAATACAAGAGGTGGAAAATTAAACGTAACATAGTAATACGTAACAAAAAATATACTAAAAGATATTTATATTAAATACAATACAACTCGGGAGAAACAATATGGGATATTTAGATAATACAAGTTTAACAGTAGATGCAATTCTTACAAAGAAGGGCAGAGAGCTGTTGGCTAAAGGTGAGCTAGAAATTACAAAATTTGCATTAGCAGATGATGAAATAGACTACAGGCTCTGGGACACAGGACATGATCAAGGATCAGATAAGTATGGTGAGGCAATAGAGTCTCTACCAATGCTAGAGGCTTTCCCATTAGAAACTCAAATGATGAAATACAAGCTTATCTCTTTGGGTAAAAATACATTAAGACTTCCAGTATTAGAAACTGGATTATCTTCAATAACACTACAAAGACCTGGAAGTAGACAAGTAATTACACCAACTACTGCAAATATATCAAATGGTAATTCTGTATTAGGCTACACCGCAACACTTGGAAATAGTGACTATGCAATACTAAGGGTGGCACAAGGTGGTTCAATAGGATCTGCTACTACATCTGATGTATTAGGTGATGATGCTAAGTCTCTTTCTGTTACTGGTCTAAGGTTTGAGTTGGTAGCAAAACAATTAACAGTAGATAGTACAACAACAATAACAATAACTGCAAATGAAACAGGTGGTAGTGTAGACATTCCAGTGACAATTAAAAAGGATGCATCACTAGATATATTAGCATAACGGGATAATTAAATGGCAAGAAGAATATCAAAATTAAATAGAAGAGCTATCCAACAACAAAAGGTAGTTAAAAGAAGACAACAGATTCAAGCTAAGGTCTTTCAAGACTTTGAGTCTGAAGATGTCATTGAATCAAATACTAAAATAGCAGTAACTGACGGAATGTGGACTGCTGGAACAACAGGCTCATTAAAGGCTGCAGCTTTCTTCACATCTTCTGCAACTCATAATAACTATTATGTTCAAAGCTTCTCCGATTCTGCTAGGACACAACCAGAATTTACTGTTGCATACGGAAATTATTTTGGAAGTAGTTCTGCTTCTGGTTCTGGTGCATCACAAGGTATGACACCTTCAAAAGCAATATACACACAGTATGCAAATATATTACTTGATGCTACTGATGATATATTTACTGTTAATGGTACTGATGACCATGAGTTTTTTGCAATAACAATTGACAGAAGAAACTATAAGGAACAAATGAATCCAGGAAACTGGGCCTTGACTTTATCATCTGGGTCTCACGTTCTTACATTATGTGATGATAGCAAATCAAACTCACCACTTACAAAAGGTGGAAAGTCTGTCTATAATATAGTTAGTGGCTCTGATACTTCTATATCTGATTCAACTCATATATATGGTCTGTTTTACCCTGAAGCTGCTACAATGATTCTCTCAAAGAGATTAATATCACCAACTACAACAGCCGCAACCAATGTATATACTGGAGGCACATTCCCTGCATTTACATTACATCAATATACATCATCAGCAAATACAGATTTATTACACCATCATTCAATATGGAGAAATATAAATACTGGTTCTTCATTTGTTGCAAGGAGTCAAGAGGATATTACATCTGCACACTATTTCTGCAGAATTAAAAATGGTGACTACAACTTTAGTACAAACCCAACATTTACATTGCCAGACTCAGGTCAAATAAGACATGCAACTATGGTAAGAGATCCACAAGTATATGTGACAACTGTAGGTATGTTTAATGATGAAAATGAATTGGTAGCTACTGCAAAGTTAAGCAAACCATTATTAAAAAACTTTACTAGAGAGGCATTAATTAAGGTTAAGCTAGAATACTAAAGGAGATAAGCAATGTCAATTACTTATAAGGATTTACTTCCTGATGACATCTCCATACAAGACTTTAAATCACACAAAGAGTGGAATATTCATCACACAGATCTTACCACACTTGGATTCAAATACGGTAAGTATAAGAGACATAGTGGATATGGAGCATACTATAGTGCAAGCCAATTTTTCGGTGATGACGAAGGTATAGCTTCAATACAAAGTAGTACTGGTAGCACAACAACTGGACCATTATATGACAGACTAGTATACTCAAGTCTACTACATACGTTTTACAGAACAGGTTCAATAAGCCAGTCTTTTGTTGATGGTGTGTCTGAACATACAAGCCAGAATGCACATGAATACAATAGACTAAGAAACACAAATAGCTTCTATAACCCTGCTGCATCTTTTACAACAGGATCAATTTGGCAATTGCCTACAAATGTAATAGGTGAAGGTATAAAGCCTGGATCATTGGTAGTATCACACTCTGGTGGCATTGGCTTCAGCTTGATAGACGATGGCAATGGAAATATTACTAACCCTGCCGGATTCCATAAAGGAAATATATTCTATGGCTCAGGAATTATAGTTATACAGGGAGCTGGGGCAGATCTTCTTTATTCAGAAATGGAGAATGAAAATGGTAATGCATTTGCTGGAACAAGGAATATATACTTTAAAAGTACTCTTTCAATGACTGAACATGAATACTATTGCACAATACAGGATGGCGAATATAATCAATCAGTTAATCCAACAATATTAAGTGGCTCAAACAATGGAGTTGCTGCAGGAGCCGAAGGAACAGGTAGCTATATATTAAGAAGTGTTGTGACATCAAGTGCATTTTCTCCATATATAACTACTGTAGGTTTATATAATGATAGTGGAGATCTTTGTGCAACTGGTAAGCTTGCAAGACCACTAAAAAATTCAAATGATTATGACATAAGTATTGTTGTAAGATTTGATGCTTAAAAAATAAAGGGAGTCACATTTTGACTAAAGCAAATATTGATAAAAAAGCACCAAAAGGTGCAGTAAGGTTTTCATTAAGTCTATCTGCAGAGCAAAAAGCAGCAAAGGCAGAGATATTAAAACACCCATTTAATTTTATTGTAGGTAAGGCAGGTAGTGGAAAAACTTTACTAGCTGTACAAGTTGCACTAGACCAATTTTTCAAGAGACAATGTAATAAGATAATAATTACAAGGCCAACTATTGCAACTGAAGACAATGGTTTTTTGCCTGGCTCAGAAAAAGAAAAGATGGAGCCGTGGCTTGTACCAATTAGATCAAACATGAGAAAGATCTATAATAAACCAGAAATTTTAGATAGGATGGAGCTAGCTGAACAAATTGAACTAGTATCCCTTGCACACTTTAGAGGTAGGACATTTGATAGATCAATTGTTATTGTTGATGAGTTTCAAAACTTAACTAGAAGTCAATTGGCAATGGCAATTGGAAGGTTAGGAAAAGACTCAACAATGATATTTTGTGGAGACTCATATCAAATGGATCTAAAAGATAAAAACTACTCAGCCTATCATGACATGGCAAAATTAATTAATTCAAAATATGTATATAAAACAGTTCTAACAGATAATCATAGACATGCTGCAATAGATGACCTATTAGAACTATTAAATGGTTATCATTAAATATGGCAAGAAAATCAAACAAAAGAAAGATTGCAATCAAAAACGGTTATAAGAGTGGATTTGAATATGACACAGCTCTACAGCTTGAAAGCAAAAAGATAAAATTTAAGTATGAATCTGAAAAGGTATCATTTACAGTACCTGAAAAGAAGAGAACATACACCCCAGACTTCTTTTTACCAAATGGTGTAATAATAGAAACTAAAGGTAGATGGACACTAGAAGATAGAAAGAAGCATCTACTGATAAAAGATCAAAACCCAAACTTAGATATAAGAATTGTGTTTCAAAATGAAAATCAAAAAATAAGAAAAGGTTCAAAAACTTCATACGCAGACTTCTGTACAAAGCATGAAATACTTTTTGCTAGTAAAGAAATTCCTGAAGATTGGTTAAGATAAATTTAAGTAATTCACAAAATTTTGTTATATTAACACTATGTCAAATTTTCGAGTAATAAGCTTATTAGAAGGTATCTTAGGAAATGGCCACGTTAATAATGACGAGGTATCATTTAAGTGCCCTTATTGTAGCCATCATAAGAAGAAGCTAAGTATAAACATAATAAGCCAAAAATGGCAATGCTGGGTTTGTGGCAAAAAAGGTAGAAAGCTATACTCTATATTTAAGAAGGTAGGTGCATCTCAAGACAAGATAAAAAAATACTATAATTTGGTTGGCGATGCAATCCCAACAGCAAAGCAGACAGCATCTACAATAGTAGGTTTACCAAATGAATATATTCCAATAATTGAAGGTAATAGAAATAGCCCAGACTTTAGAAATGCATTTAGATATATTATGAAAAGAGGCTTTAGTAAATATGATATATTAAGATATAACATAGGCTATTGTGAAGATGGACCATACTCAGGCATGATTATAATACCAAGCTACGATCACAATGGCGAATTAAACTACTTTACAGGAAGATCCTTTTATGATACAAGTTTTAAGCATAAAAATCCACAAGTGTCTAAGGACATTATAGGATTTGAACTATTAGTTGATTGGTCATCACCACTAACAATAGTTGAAGGCCCAATAGATGCTATGACAGTTAATAACAATGCAATACCACTTTTTGGGAAGCTAATATCTAATGAGCTAAGAAAGAAAATTATAGAAAAGAATGTTAAAAAAATAAATATAGTATTAGATGATGATGCTAAGGTTGACGCAATAAGGCATGCAGAATATTTTATGGGCTGTGGGGTTGATGTTAGGCTAGTAGAAATGCCAGGAAAAGATCCAAACGAACTTGGTAGAAAAAAAATAAATGAAATAATAGAGAATACAGATTCTCTAACTTTCGCGAAGATTATGGAGTATAAATTATATGAAAATTAATGTAGGCTTTGATAAGCTAGAAAGTATATTACACATTGCAGATATCCACATAAGAAACTACCAAAGGCATAAAGAATATAGACACATATTTAGAAAGTTATATAAAGCAGTATCTGAGCTACCGGAGAATGCAATTGTATATGTAGGTGGGGATATTGTACATAATAAGACAGATATATCACCTGAATTAATTGACCTAACATCTGAGTTCTTTAAGAAGCTAGCAGACAAAAGGCACACAATTGTAATTACAGGAAATCATGATACAAATCTAAATAACAGCAGTAGGATGGATTCATTGTCTCCTATAATAGACAATCTTAATCACCCACAACTTCACTACTTAAAAGATTCTGGTGTATATGAGATTGCAGACACACACTTTGCAGTCTTTAGTGTCTTTGATGAACCACACACATTTATAAAAGCTGATTCATTTAATGCAAAGACAAAGATAGCTTTGTTCCATGGACCAGTAAACAGTTCAACTACAGATATTGGGTTTAAAGTGTCAAATGATGATCTAAAAGTATCTATGTTTTCTGGATATGACCTTGCACTATTAGGTGATATACATAAACACCAGTTTTTAGATAAAAAGAAGAGAATTCACTATGTAGGTTCACTAATACAGCAAAACTTTGGAGAAGCATTTAACGGTCACGGCTATTCACTATGGGATGTAGAAAAGAGAAAACATAAATTCTTTCAGTTAGATAATGACTATGGATATTATACAATAGATGTAGTAGGTGGTGCAAAGCCTGATATAAGTGATATTCCAAAATATCCAAGGGTAAGGCTAAGAACAGAGAATACAACACAGGCTGAGTTAAAAAAGATAATAGCGCAGATTAAAAGAAAATGCAAGACATCTGACATAGTCACAATTAAGAAAGATAATATATTAAATACAGGAGAGAATCGTAAAGCTCGTTCATTAACGAAGGATACTAGAGATGTCAATTATCAGAACAGATTGATTGATGACTATTTAACTAGAAATTTTTCAATCGAGACAGACGTCTTAAACCGAATAAAGAACATAAATAGAGCACTTAACCAAAGCCTATCCAATATTGCTGTATCTAGACATATAAATTGGAAGCCTAAGCTATTTAAGTTTTCAAATATGTTTAGTTATGGTACTGGTAATAGTATTGACTTTTCAAAAACAAAAGGTGTCGTAGGCTTATTTGCAAAAAATCATATGGGTAAATCTGCTCTATTAGATGCATTATCATATTGTATATTTGACAAATGCTCTAGAACAAAGTCTGCAGGAGATGTATTAAACAACCAAAGGTCAAATTTTGATTGCTATTTTAATTTTGAAATAGATGGTGTCAATTATTACATTGAAAGAAAAGGTAAGAAAGAAAAGAATGGCCATGTAAAAGTAGTGGTAGACTTTTGGATGGATGGCGAAGGTGGCGAAAAGATATCACTTAATGGTGAGCAAAGAGTATACACAAACCAAAACATTCAAGGATACCTAGGGACATATGATGACTTTATTCTAACTGCAATGTCTGTACAAAATAATAATACAGGCTTTATAGATAAAACTCAGCTTGAAAAGAAAGATCTATTGGCACAATTCTTAGATATAACAGTATTTGAAGAGCTATACCAAATAGCCAATGAGGAGATAAGGGATGTACAGGCACTATTAAAAGACTTTAAGAAGACAGACTATTCACAGGAGCTGGTAGATGCAGAAGATGATTGTGACAAAGCAAAGCTTATTTGGGAAAAAGAAGACTCTGAATTAAAAGTTATTAAAAAAGAAATAGCAAATATAAATGTTAAAATAAGGTCTCTGTCAAAGACTCTCAGTAGAATAGATGACACATTGGACATTAATAAGCTAGAATCAAGAAAGGTATCTGTAGAGAACTCAATTAATGAACATAATAAAAAGCTGCAGAAATATAAAAACTATACTGAAGAAAATAAAAAGTCATATAGGCAAATAGCAAAAGACTTAGCATCAATAGACTTAGACTTGGCAAATAAGACTAAGAAGATATATGATACTGCAGAGGTTGATTATAGAAAGATAAAGCAAAATATTGAGCTTATAAAAGTGTCAGTAAAAAATAAATTAGATTTAATATCAAAGCTTGACACACACAAATACGACCCCAATTGTAATTTTTGTTGTGACAATGAGTTTGTAAAGTCTGCATATAAGGCAAAAGAAGATATAGTAAAATTAAAGAGTGATGTAAGGAGCCTACTAGACAAAAAGATATTACTAGAAGAAACTATGGTAAAAAACTCTAATTTTACAGATATACAGCTACACACAGACTTAGAAAGAGAGGTATCAACAATAAAGCAATACCAATCAGAAATAAAAGCAAAAACGGCAAATAGAGAATCTGATATAAGTACACTAAAGTCTGACCTAAGAATAATTAATAGAGATATTAAACGATATAATAAGAATGAACAAGCAATAGCTGATAATAAAACAATAAATTCTGAGATAGAAGTTTTGGATAAGCAAAAAGCAAACTTAGATATAGAACTTGTAGGTGCCGAAGGTGTCACAACAAGTGCCTTTAGTGATATTAAGCTGGCAGAAAATAAGATAAAATCAATAAATGACTTAATAGAAAAAGCTCATGATCTTGAAAGCAAACAGAAAGCATATGAGTATTACTTAACTGCACTTAAGAGAGATGGGATACCTTATGACATTATAACAAATGTCTTACCTTATATACAAGAAGAAGTTAATAATATACTTTCACAGATAGTTGAGTTCTCAATAACATTTAGTGTTGATGGCAAAAATATACTTGCAAATATAGTATATGATGATATTAATACTTGGCCACTAGAGCTAACATCAGGTATGGAAAAGTTTATAGCATCTCTAGCAATAAGAGTTGCATTAATAAATGTGTCAAACCTGCCAAGGCCTAATTTCCTAGCTGTAGATGAAGGCTTTGGTAACTTAGATTCAACTAACCTTAGTTCAATGACAACATTGCTTGAATACTTAAAAACAGAATTTGAATTTATTTTTATAATATCCCACATTGATGTTATGAAGGACATGAGTGATGAATCTATTGAAATAACCAAACAGTCAGGATTCAGTAATATCATCTATTGATATTTATTATTAAAAGGAGCTAACTATGCCAAATAGTATCGAAACAGGTATTGATATATACGGAGACAGTTTTATTGCCGGAAGGCAAAATATTGAATACTGGGATCTTTTAGATAAAGATATTCTCATAGAGGATACTAGTGCAATGAGCTCACAATACTTTAAGGTAATTCAGTCTCCAGTACAATTTGAAGGTGGAAAGAATGCTATATTCTTATTAGGTGATGATGTATTCCTAGAGAAAGATACTGAAATTCTTATTGAAGTTTTAGATTCAAATGGTGATAATATATTTGTAGAAGTTACAGAATACGGAATAGATAGATTATGGTCTAATTTGAATAACAATACAATTCTTGATGCAAAAGGTGGAAAAAGATGTTTAGCAGTTTGGGTACAAGAGGACGCAGCTCCAGGTATAGGAAAGCTAGTAATGGCAGGTGTTGCAGCAAGAACACCAGATGGAGCACTTATTCAAAATAATCCAGACCCTGATGTAGCGAAATATTATGGGCAAATAAATGTTAGGTGGTCAAAGGATATAGTAATTGAACCTTTTAGACCAAATAGTAGTGAATTAATATTTTTAGATTACGACAGGACAAAATATAACACAGAACAAGAAGGTTCTACATACCAGCTTTCTGCATCTGTATCTGAGGCTACATTTTCATATAACTATTTAACTAGTGATAATCTTGAAACAATGGATACTCATATCTATTATTCAATGTCTGCAATGTACAGCACATATCACTCAGAATTGGAACCAAATGGTGAAATTAATCCAGTTGCAGGGACAAGAATACCAGGTTGGCATGAATATTTCAACACTTCAACAAATGAAAATGTAATAAAAATTGGAGTTCAAACAGGTAGTGGTAGACAACAAGGGTATCAAGACCCAGGTATTGTTCACGTATGGGGAGGAGCAAACTTTGCAGGCTCCAGAAATATATCTCAATCGTTACCTTCAGTCTATGCAACCTTGCAAGGAGGTGGGGGAGGCCCGTATGCCAATGGAGCAGGAATAAATGTTCAGTGTATGGACATAGACAGCTTAACATTTCAAGGAATTGAATCTGCATACGGATTCTCAATTAGCGGATATGATATGTGGAGGCTGCTAGCATCACACTCATTCTGGGCTCCTAATGAGTCACACTCTGTGGGTGAAGGTTTAGTCCATGCTTTATATAACTCAAATACTGCAAATCAAGGTGACACATACCACACAGATGCTGGCGCAACTTCGGGAAATTATTTTAGTATTGGGACACCAAACTTCCCAGATGGAGTTTACGACTTTGGCCCAATATCTACTGCAAATATAACATCATCAATAAGATCAAATACAGGCTGGACAGACCATGTAGAACCTTCATATTATTCTGCAATAAGTACATTAGACCCAGATGGTGGCGGAAGTGGTAATACAGCTGGCTGGGTTGAAAATGGGGATGATGCTCTAGGTAATCCTGTAGGGGCAGGTGTATATACAATAGGTACGGAAGGTGGCGATGGATATGTAGACTTTGGATTCCAGTATGAAGACGGTGGGATGGGGACAGATGCATTTTATATGGCAGGTGTATTCCATGAATTCTTTGGAAATGATATGACAGGTAGATCTAGTGCAGGTATATGGACAAGGTTTGATGCCCTTAGAGACAACACAAATGCAACCACAGAATTTGAAGATAATGAGTGGGATACCTTTATTACATCAATGTCGGGTGAACCACCAACAGACACTGTAGTTGATGGTGCAACTTATCATCCAAGGTTTTTAGACTCTAGATATGGGTTTAAACTTATTAAGCTTGGACAACAAGCATTTGAGTCATTAGGTGGTAGTGGGTATGGCTCTTCATACGGAGGCGCAAGTGGGTGGGAGTTCTTTTCACCTACACAAAAAGTCAGCTATGGTGCATTTGAATATAATCACCAAGGAACAAATACACCTACAAATATACACCTAATAAATGAAGCTTCAAATGACGGAGGTATAACTCCTGGGTGGAATCAGTATGGACAGAATCCTAATGAGCACCACCAAAAGTATATGTTATGGTATAAGCCACAATATGCAGGTCAGACAATTCCTTTTAGGGCTACAATACACCCTGGTACTGGAGGCCACAATCAAAATCAAGTAACAATTCAACCTAAGCCGTGGTCGTTTGTATTTACTAGAAGTGCAATGGTACATTCAGATCAGTTTACAGATCAGTATACAAATGCAATAGAAACTGATACGATAACATTTACTCCTGGTGGTGGTATGCCATATTTCGATGGAGAGATGGCTTATGATGGAAAAGCACAAGGATTAACAATAGATGGAAAGGTAGACTTAGGAGGTGGAGGTATAGGATTTGATGATTGGTGGCCGCCATTCCCTCCTTTTCCACCACCACCTCCTCCACCCCCAACTGGAGGGCAGTCTACTCCTAAGATTGATCTACCTAGATTCTTAACTATGATATATTATGATAATCCTACTACAGCTTCAACAATAAAAAATAACTTTTGGGCAGGAGGCACTATCCAAGATTATACATCACCTGTAGTTCATGACATAGACACAAACCTTTGGTCGGCAAATCCAACTAGTCCTACTTATGGTAATATTATAAAAACAAACTTTTTTAATGAGTGGGTTAATCAAGGCATAAAGTGCTCTATGTCTTATGCTCAACAGCCACAACAATTTCAAGTAAATAATATAGTATCATATCTTAACTTTAGAATACAAAATATGCAACCAATTACAGGAGATGTATATAAGGTAAAAGTATTTAGAAGACCTCAGGCCGGAGTTAAGTCTTGGGAGTTTATGGATGAGCAAATAGTAGAAAGAATTGAACTATTAATATCAGAAAGTTCCAATAGACCTATATCAAGCATTGGCTTCTTTGATAGTTTCGAAACAATAGATAATAACTGGTACACAGGTTCTGGTACTTATCTAACTCACCACTTTCCAGATACAGATGCAGGAGGTAACTCAGCTGCAGTATCTACATCATTAGCTGAATATAACATTGAGTGGGGCGGTGTAGGAGGGACTATATATGCAAATGAGTCTAATCCAAATGGTAATTATCCTCCATACCCAACTGCATCAATTAGTGACGCAATCATATTAGGCTCAATTGTTTGTGGTTTAGGAAATGATCTGGTAAGTCAATCTTGGGATAATGCAACTGCAGATAATATGCAACAGAATGGAAATGGCTTACTATATTTACCACCTGGATATTCAAGTTTTTCTGCACCTCTTAATGGTGTGAATTTGCAACCTGGAAAGGCAAGGTCATTCTATGATATAAAAACAACAACAGGAATAAAACTTAGCTCAGCAACACCTTATGAGCTGTCTTTTGTGTTAAATGCAAAACAATACGCTGCATTTACAACTGGTAGTGATGGTGCACCAACTGGCCATAATCCTCCTTGCTTGCATGTTTATATGACAGGATCTGCATTCCCAGTACAAGAAGCTGATGACCCATTATACGAACACAATTTTGGAAAATATGTAAGGACATACTTTATACATCCAGATCAAGCTGCAGGAGGTGNGGTACTCTCATTTGGAAAGCAATTCGCAAACTTTTCAACAGATGGGCCAACAACATCAGACAATAAAATAAGATTTATTATTACAGGAGGTCAATGGATATTGTCAGAAATATCTATAAAGAATAAAAATCAAACAGGCTTCACACCTGCAGACTTTGGTATGCAAATAAAACTAGGAACAGAGCAATATGGCGAAATAATGGACTTTAAGCTAGAGTTTTATAACTGGTACAACCAAAAAGCAAATAAAGATTATTATTTATATGGACTATGGGTTCAAGGTGGAAATACTTGGACAAACAATCCATCTGATGTAGCTACCGGAAATACTACCATCCAAGAGGTAGGTGGCGGTGTTAATACTGGAATAACAATATTTGGAGGAGGTGGCCCTAGTATACCAGATACTGGTGGAGGCCCACAAGGTTAATATTATGAAGGATGTATTATATAAAAATAATAAAATTGAAGTTAGAAAGTCCAATATACACGGATATGGAGTATTTGCAAAAGAAAGTATAAGTGTAGGCGAACTAATAGAAGAGTGCTACTTTATAGAAATTAATAAAGCAAACTTTGTACCTGAGCTACACAACTATATATTTAAGTATAATAAATTAATAAAAACAGGACAAATTGAAGAAAGTTTTGCAATACTATTAGGCTTTGGAATGATATATAATTGCTCAGAAACAGCTGACAAAAGAAATATAACTCACAGGCAGTTTCAAGATGATAAGATATTTTCATTTATGTGTATAAGAGATATTAAAAAAGATGAGGAAATTCTTTCTTATTATGGAGATGGTTGGATGAAAAAAAGAAATCTAGGGATATAAAATGGCAGGAATAAAAAATACATCATATCAAGGCTTTAATGCAGCTTCGTCTTCAAATTCTGGCCCTACTTCTGGCTGGATGCTATGGAGTGGATCATTTGAACTTAAAGATTCAAGCCCAACAACAAGCTATTCAGGTGTAGGAATTGAAGCAATAGCAGGAAGCGAAAGCTACTTTAGGTTTAGAAGTGATGATGGAGGAGACTTAGATGTAAGAGCAAATAAGTTTTTTATTGGAAATCCAAAACTTCAATTTATGTCTGGTAGTGCAAGTGATATAGAGATTAGTGGTTCAGGTTTTCATATAAGGCCATTATCAAATGGTGAAACAGAAATAACTGCAAGTGCAGGTAAGATTGGAAATTGGATAATTAAGGACGGAAAGCTAAGTGGTTCAAATGCAACACTTGATGCAGTTGGTGCAGCTTTATATATGTCTAACAAAGGCCCAGACACAGATAGTAGTGCAGCATTTGATATATTAAGAGATGAATACTATATAGACTTTACACCGGATGATCAAGGAAATACAACAGACTATTTTGTTAAATTTGGACCTAATTTTGCAGTAGATAAAAGTGGAAGCTTACATGCAAGTGGTGCAGTATTTCAAGGTACAATTACAACAAGTGCAGCAAGAATTGGTGACTGGCATGTAGGAACAAATAATATATCTTCATCTGGTGGAAATATTGTACTGAATGGAAGTACAAGTCCCGAAATTAAAGTAACAGGTCCGTCTGCTCAACATACTGTTAAAATGAAATATAGTAGTGATACTAATTATGGTATCATAGGAGTATCAGGTTCTGGCACCAAAGTATTTGAATTAGGCTCTACAAATCAAATAGCTGGCTGGACATTTACCAATGATAAGCTCTCATCAAACAACTTAGAAATAAAATCATCAGGTGAACTAAAAACTGCAGACTTTACATCAAGTAACCTTCCAGGTAGTGCAGGTAGGGGATGGAGAATAAAAGCATCAGGTGAGGCTGAATTTGAAAATGCATCAATTAGAGGAACATTAAATACAGCAGTATTTGAAAAGCAAAGTGTAAATGTAGTAGGTGGACAATTACTTGTATCAAATGGTACAACAATCACTGGTAGTAGTATAATATTGGCAAGTACAACAACAATTCCAGTAAAGAATGCTGATGGATTTGTAGCAAATGAATATATAATTTCTAAGGCAACTGGTAGTACAGGCTTTACTACAGAGACTATGAAAATTACAGGTGTTGATTCAACAAGTGAGCCAAACACATTAACAGTATCAAGAAATCAAGATGGTGCTGGAACAATACCTAGCATGAGTGCTGGGCAAGTATTGGCTTCTGCAGGTGTAAGTGGAAGTGGTTATATACACTTAAATGCAGCACCAAGTGATGCAGCAACACCTTATATAGATATTATAGAAAGAACAGGAAGTAATGCAGCATCAGTAAAAAGAAGGGCTAGGCTAGGTGATTTATCTGGTGTTGCAGGGGAAGGACCAGTTCCAGCAGATCCAGGATTTGGTTTATATAGTGAAAATGTTTATCTATCAGGAACAATAACTGCAAGTGCTGGTAAGATAGGTGGATGGAATATTAACTCAAATACATTAAACGATGTAAATAATAAGGTAAAACTAGATGCATCAGGTCTATATCCATTCTCATCTTCAGCATTCCAAGTTGACTCAGAAGGTGCAATTACTGCAAGTGCAGGAAAGATAGCTGGCTTTACAGTAGATGCTACACAAATAAAAAGTGTACCAGACGCAGGTGGTGGTTATTTACAAATGCTTGCAGATGCCACACCTGACAACAGATTCTTAGTAACACCAGATGGAGATTTATCTGGAGGATCGGGTAATCTTGTTATGATGTTTAACTACAATTCTGGTACATGGGGTCTGCAAGGTACTAAAAATGGCGATGAATTCTTCCAATTAGGTTCCACAAATCAAATTGCAGGATGGACATTTGATAATTCAGAATTAAGACAAGCTAAAGTTACAATGAGTAGTGCAGGTAAAATTACTGTAGGTAATCCAGGGGCACAAAGAATAGAGTTAGATGGTACTAATGCAAGTATGTCATTTTTTGATGGTAGTGGAAATACTGTAATGACACTTGATGATAATATAGATGGAGTAGTACCAGGAATATCTATGACAGAAGGAACAATAGTAATTACAGGTTCTACAGATTATGGTGCAGGTGCCACATATGCTTCACCAGGATTTAGTACAGTAATGACAAATGTAACAGCTGGAGGTGTACCTGGAATTGCTGATAGTAGGGTAGGTGCAATGTTTGCACTTAGTGATGGAGCAACTGTAAATACAGACTACACAGACTTTACAACAACATTTGTTGATTCATGTGGTACAAAAGGCGGAGGTGGTGGAGCTTCATGTTATGATGTAGGAGCAATTGTAGGTAGTGTTCATAACGCACAAGCAACAGTCGGAATGGTATCTGGATACGGACATGATGCATACGGAATAATGTCAAGAGCAATAGTTGCTGACCCAAGTAAAAACCAACAATATTCTTTTTTTGGTGAACATGGAAACCTTGTAAATTCACAAAGTGCTTGTATTGGAAGTCTTGATGGTCTTAAATCTACAATGCTTACTGTACATGAACCTACTGGTGGAGCCGATAAAGGAATCTCACTTACAGCTGGAGACTCAGATAGTATATGGGTTCACTTTATGAACTCAACAACAAGCACTACACCAAATACAGATGGTTGGAAAATTGGTATGGACTCATCTGAGAGATTCCAAATATACAGTGAAGAACGAAATAAAACTTTATTTATGATAGATGACTCAGACGGAGAAATATATCTAGGCGATAAAGTAACTATTGGTGATGACAGTGTAGGAACAGCAACAACACTACCTATGTTTTTTGAAGATACTGATCTATCAAACGGTGCATCATGTCTTTTAGTAAAAGCATCTACAAATGCTGAAGTTTCACTTATTGGAGCTATGGGACATAACCACGAGGGTGGAGGTGTTCTTTTTGTTGGACAATCATCCGATGTAGGTGGAGGTATTGGATTTGATGGAGGTTCCAGCCACGTTTATGAAATAAATCACTGGTCTCAAGATGCTGTTGTTCTATTTAGAACAGATTATAATGATGTTACAAACCATGATGTAATGTGGTGGCAATATAATAGTAATAATGTAAGTGTAAGGGGATCCCTCACTGACGGTGTTTCAGATAAAAGAGTAAAAACAAACGTAAAAGTTATACCTAATGCACTTGATAAGATATTAAAGGTTAGAGGAGTAACATTTGACTATAATGAAAATGCTAAGGAGATGGGGTATCTTTCTACTAGTGATTGGGAAGATAAAAAGAAAAGAGATAACCACGTAGGTGTTATTGCTCAAGAAATACAAAAAGTTTTACCAGAAGCAGTTTCTCCAGCACCAATTGATATTGATGGTAAGAAAGGTGGCTATTTAACTGTTCAATATGACAAATTAACTGCACTTCTTATTGAAGGTATTAAAGAGCAACAAGGCCAAATAGAAGAATTAAAGAATGAAATAAAGGAGATCAAAAAATGTTTACCAGGGACATAATAATATACTCAGGGTCAATCCCAGCATCAGGAAGCTCAGAAGGCCAAAGGCCTGTATCTAGTTCAACATTTAAGCAAGTTGCAAAGTGGGAAATAGATCCAGATGACGCTTCAAGTATACAGCTTAGAGTACCAAAAGAAATATCAGGAACTGCAAATGATAGAATAGCATTCTATGTCTCAGGTAGTGGAAAGATTGGGATAGGAACAAAAGACCCACAATCCGCATTTGATGTAAAAGACATTGGGGAAGACAAGGCAGATGCATCTAAAACAGACCTATTTAAGGTTGATAAAGATGCAGAAAAGAACCTAGGCTCATTAAAGCTAAAGAATGCAAGAACAATCGGAGGTGTATCATTTGATGGAACAGCAAATATAAACTTACCAGGAGTTAATGCAGCAGGAAATCAAAACACAACAGGTAATGCAGATACAGCAACATTAGCAGCAGATGCAACAACATTAGCAACAGCAAGAACAATTGGTGGTGTATCATTTGATGGTAGTGCAAATATAGATCTTAAAGGTGTTAATATAGCAGGAGACCAAGACACAACAGGAAATGCTGCAACAGCAACAGCGGCATCAGGTATTACTGTAGGCAAAACTACTCTTTCATTTACTGTTAAAGGGACAACTCTAACAATTACTGATGGTACATCAACATGGACAATACTTGGTAAATAGTTAATTTATTAAATTATAAAGTGATATTTATATAATGGCAACAATAACGAAAATAAAATGGAAAGATGCAGACTTTAAGTGGAGCTCTGCTCCTCCAAGTAAGACATATAAAACAGGATTTAAGCCAAATGTTTTTCCATATACATGGGATGATGTTGCTTTAGTTGTAGACCTTATTAGTGGTGGCTACTCAGACATTGATAAGGTTGATAAGGAAAAGAAGAAAAAGCTTATTAGGCTAATTATGAAAAGAAATGGAATAAAACAATATGATGAGTCTAAGGAAGTTAAAAACATAAAAGCAAAAGTTAAAGATGTTGAACTAATAATAAAAGAGGTAAAATCATCAGTAAAGATAGTAATATAAAATCAAAAGGTCTAGGTGATACAATAGAAAAGATCACTAAAGCAACTGGTATAAAGATAGCAGTTAAAAAGATCGTAGGTGACGATTGTGGCTGTGATGATAGAAAAGACAAACTCAATAAATTATTCCCTTACACGGAGAACAAATAATGGCATATAAATTATATACAGACAAGAACGAGCTATTTGAATGTGATATTAAGCTTTCAGGGGCTTCAATAAAGGATTCATTTGCAAGATTAATAGTTGAAGCTAATGATATTAGCTTTGTATTTAATGGTACAATATCAAAATCTGGAAAATGTAGCATACCAGTAAAAAAGTTAAAAGGCCTTTTAGGTGAAAGCGAATCTGGTAACATTAAGCTGGAAGTAGTTGCAGATGATACATATTTTGTCCCATGGAAATCAGAATTCTCTGTTGAGGCAAGTAAAAAAGTAACTGTAGAGGTTAAATCTCAAAGCAAGGAAGTAATAAAAGAAGTAGGCAAACCTAAGATCTCAATAACTGGCATCAAGGAAAGCAAGGAAGTAACTAGTGTTGATAGAGCTCACATTATAAATATTATGAGACTTCTTATTAAAGAAGACATAAATATAAAAAACTTAAACATAAAGAAGGGGAAGCTAAATACAATAGTTGCAGAATACATACAGAAAAATACTGTAAATAAAAAAGAAAAGGTTATAGACGGAATTATAAAAGTTCTTCAAAAAAGAAAATAAGGGGTTATAAATGGCTGGACCAAACGATTTTACAAGCCAAAATATACAAGACACTTACCAAAGAGTCTTACAAATATCTGGCACTCAAGCTAACATATTAACAGATGGAACTGGGTCTTTAGTGACCTTAGGGGCCGACTCTGTTGTTAGCTCTTCATACGCAATATCTGCTTCATATGCACTTTCTGCTTCACATGAGATAACATATGAACTATCATCATCATATGCAGAAACTGCCTCATATGTCCCAGATGCTGTGATGAACATAAACACAGGTACTGGAAACTCAGTAACTGCAACTACATTTGATGGAACAACATACACAAGAACAATAAGTAGTGTAGGCTCATCAGATTGTGCTGATAAAGTTAAAACAATTGCATGTGACTCAGCTGATGTAAATAGATATTTAACATTTGTTGATGATAATAATTCTCTTGCAGAATGCGAAACTGTTAGAACAAACGAAAACATAATGTGGAATTGTAGAACAAGAACGCTAATTGTTCAAGGCGCAATTAAGTCAAAAGGTTCTGATATTACAATGATGAGTGGTTCAATTTCTGCATCTGGTGCAATTACTGCATCAAATGTTAGTATGAGTGGTGATATGGTTGCAACAACAGGCTCATTTAACCATATAGTAACAGATGGTGACACAATAGAATTTAGAGAGGCAGGAACAACAACAAAGCTAGGTCACCTAAAATTTTCTGACAAAGGTGCAGAATTTGGAGACTCTGCAGGCACAGGTAAGTCAAATCTGACTGCAAGTATTATATTAGCAACAAGTAAGTTTGTATCAGAAGGTTCTGCAGAATTTAGTGGTGATGTCACAATGTCTGGACATTTTAGTGCCAGTGGTGAATTAGATACAAGTAAGATAAGAACAGGTAAGATGGTATCTATTAGTCCTGATGGCACAGATCTACAATTTGGAAATGATACAAATGGAACAAGAATACATGGTGACTTTATACAATTAGGCAACCCATCTCTAACTACTCAAATTGTTACATCATCTGGTGATATAGTTGCACCAAAATTTGTAGTATCTGGCTCTACAATAAATAGTTTTTCCCATGGCAATTTAATAATTGCAGGAAATGATGCAGTTGGTGGCCACCTTGCAATTAGAGGAGGGCTGGATGCATCCGGAACACCATCTATAATTGATGGATATATTGATTCAGATAATGGACTCAGCATTTTATTAAATGGAGGAGCTATAGGAAATTCTGGATCATTTAATATCTATAATGCAATAAACACATCAGCATTACCAGGTGTAAATAGTACTAATATATTTAGTATCGACAAGGCAGGTCATGTAACAGCCTCAGGTAATATAAGTTCAAGTGGAACTGCATACTCTCTATTTAATACAGCACCTCAAGCCCATTTTGGTAACTCCGCACCAATTCCTAGTGATTATCAATTACAAGTAACTGGGGATACATTTCTTAATGGAGATCTTTATACAAACTCTAATATAACATCATCAGCTAATATAAGTGCAAGTGGTAATATATTTGGTGATAACATATCAGCAGCTACAAAATTTATAGGTACAGAATTAGAAGGTTCTTCCATAACATTAGATTCAGCAGCTGATATTACATTAGATGCAGCCGGCGATCAAATTTACATGAAAGATAATGGAACTGACAGGTTTACATTTAATTTAGATTCAACTCCACAAATAGATATTGCAGGAGATCTAATTATTGCACCAACTGGCCTAGATCTTGGTGTCAAAGGTAGGCTTAAAACATATATTACAGAATCAACTGACTGTTCCAATTATGCATACGGCGGAATGCAAGGATACCAGAATCATTACTGCATACCAGGCACTGATTTTGTTGGACAAGATCCATCGGCAACAGTCTATAGGGCTACTGGGGGAATCGGAGCAACTGGTAATAATGAATTCTATGCTTCATTTATGATTCCACAAGGGATGATAATTGAAGGTATTATAGTGCTAGCAAATGACAAATCTTCTGTTAAGTTCTCATCAACACTCTCAACGGGTGCATGTAGTAATACAGATACAGTTTCACTTTTAGCTACTAAGTGTCCTGCTCAAGACCCAGGTGCAACTTGGAGTTCAACATACACAGCAGATATGACGGTACTTACAGCTGCTGAACAAGCAAAGTTTATAGGTTCAGATCTAAATATTGCAACAATAAAGGTACTTGCTAAAAATAAGTTTGAGGTATATGCTGCATTCCTTTTTCTATCACCAAGAACTATAATATAATGATATTTATATAATATGGAGACAATAATATGAAACTAGATAAATGGCTTGTAGAAAACATCCTTGCCGAGGACTCAAAGATAAAAAATATAGTTGCAATATACCCTGGTAGGTTCCAGCCTATGGGTAAGCACCATGCACAAACATATAAGTGGTTAAAGTCTAAGTTTAGTGATGCTTATGTGGCTACTAGTGGTAAGGTTAGCCTTCCAAAGTCTCCATTCTCATTTGCAGAAAAGAAAAAGATAATAAACTCTCACGGAATTAAAAATGTAGTACAAGTAAAAAGCCCTTACCAAGCTACAGAAATATTAAAAAAGTATGACCCAGAAACTACTGCTGCAGTGTTTATGTTTGGTGCAAAAGATGCTGGTAGACTAAAAGGTAAATTTTTTCAAGAATGGAAAGGTAAGGCTGAAGTAGGATATAAAGAAGGTGCATATATAATAGTAGCACCACATGTATCATTAAAGGTCAGTGGATATGGTGAGATGTCAGGTACAACTATTAGAAAGGCTTTAGGTGACACAACAATAGATAAAAAAGAAAAAGTAAAGCTATTTAAGGGAATATTTGGCCACACAAAAAATTATAACCTTATAGTTAATAAGTTAGAGTCTTTAACTGAGATTATGGAAAACTTCTGTTATGACAAAAACATTGCAAAAATAATAAAAGAAATATCAACATTCTCTACAGCAAATAGTGCAACAGAAGTAGATGATGGTCCTGGTGGATGGTGGGGAAATCAAAAATCATGGAAAAGGTTTGGAAGTGCATTAGAAAAAGATATAAATAGAGGAATGAAAGTGTTAGATTATATATCTGGAAAAGATGAATTTTTCTTTCACAATACACAATATCCTAAAGGCCCTACTGGTGCAGTTTCATATTGGTCAACTGGAATTAAAGGTAAGATATCTGGAACAAATGTATACCAAGATCTAGAACCAAAACCTGCATTTACTCAATACAAAAAACATATTATAAGAATAGCATCTCAGATTGGATGGGAGTTTGTTAACTGGATAGGTGCAGAAGTAGGTAAAAAGAATAAAGATAAGACTAAGAAAAATAATGACATGCTATCAGAAAGTCTGTTAACAGAAGGTGGTGCATACGGCCACATGGCTCACCCATTTGATGATAAAGGTTTAACATTTGGTGACTTTAAAGAAATAATAAGAGTATCGCTACAAGGTAAGCTTGATCTAAACCAAATAGCTACAGAAAAGACAGACGGACAAAATTTATTTATTAGTTGGAATAATGGACTAAGAGCTGCAAGAAATACTGGTGATGTTAAAAAGGGCGGTATGGACTCTAAGGCTGTAGCAAAAAAGTTTAAGAATAGAGGAAATATTGAAAAAGCATTTAACTATGCAATGAATGATTTGTCTAAGTCTATTGGAAGCCTAAATAATAAGCAAAGAACTAAAATATTTAATAACGGTAATAACTGGGTTAATATGGAAATCATATACCCTGCTTCCGCAAACGTAATTAACTATGATGCACCGTACCTGCAATTCCACAATGTATTACAGTATAAAGATGGTAAGGCAATTGGTGCAGTAAATGATGGAGCAAGAATTCTTGCCGGTATGGTTGCACAAGCTAACCAAAGTGTACAAAAAAACTTTAAAGTAATAGGACCTAAAGTCCTAAAGATGAAACCTCATCAAGACTTCTCTGATAAACAATCTTACTTTATTAAAAAGCTCTCAAAGTTAATGTCAGTATACGGAATGAAAGATTCAAATACTTTTGGTGAATATCATCAAGCATGGTGGGAAAACTTTATAGATAAAAAGTTAGGCAATATTGAAAATAGAATTAAGATGGGCCTAGTTAAGAGATGGGCATTCTTTGATAAGTCATTTAGATTAAATAAGAAGACAATAGAAGATGAAAGTATCTTAGCTAAGTCAATTGAATTTGATAAGCTAAAGCATGCAGATCAAATAAAAAAGAATATGTTTGCATTTGAAACTCTATTTTTCGAGTTAGGAGCTGAGGTTCTTAAAAATGTTGATGGCTTCCTTGCTGCAAATCCAGATAAAACAGTACAAAATATGAGAAAGCAAGTTGCAGCTGCAATTAAGCATGTTAGGAAAGGTGGAGACATAAAAAATATGAATAAGCTTTCTGCCCAACTTAATAAAGTAGCTGCTATGGGTGGCTTTAAGACAATAGTACCATCAGAGGGTTTAGTATTTGTATATAAAGGAAACACATATAAACTTACAGGAGCATTTGCACCAATTAATCAAATTACAGGAATGATATACTTTTAATAACACTTTTAAGTTAAAAGAAGATATTTATATTATATGATAAAGCTGAAAAAGATATTAGAACATACACCTACAGATGTAGGCTTACCGAGTGGTGATGCATGGCCTGATGGTATATATGTTAAGGCTGGAAGAGAGAGACACATCTCACCATCTGGCTTAGGTAAGGGGATGACACAAGTTCAGTTTCCTATTGCAGATTCAATATATGACAGTGAGGAGGAGCATGCAGGTGAGCTTAGAGATGATACTCCACCACTAAGCCCAGAGCAAAGAACTTGGAGAGGTCATGGTGATAATACATACCATATTCCCCCAGAAAGCTTAAATTATGTAAGCCTATCAACGGGAGATGAAGAGGCTTGGCCGTGGGCAGGACAACTTTCACCAGAGGATGCTCCAGAAGCAGGAACTCCAGAACCTAGCGGTAAGTATAGAAGACAGCAGAATTCTCCAACAAATCTAAATGATCTTGATAAAGTAAAAAATTATCATAGAAGAATGAAAACAAATGCACAAGATGGAGTACAATCATACTCACAAAGAAATAAAGAGACCTCTGCAAGGCTAAAGAACCAGCCAAAAGATTGGTGGAACCCAAAAGGGAAGGGTGAAATGGCAGATGGTTTAATATTAGGTAAATTAAAGGATTTAATATAGTTATATGAAAAAGTCAATAAAAGAAAGTAGAGTAAGTAGAATGAGAAACCTGGCAACAGGAAACTATAATTCAGCTACAGAAATACAAACAGGTTATAAAGCAAGAAGATTAAGAAAACAAGAAGGTGATGTCTGGACAGAAAGAGGAAAGACATGGACAATCCAGGATGGTGTAAAGCAAAATGTTACAAAGCTAGATGCAGCAAGGCAAGTATTACGAGTACCTATTAGTTGCCCTAAGTGTAATACTAGGATGAAGCACAAATTTGATAAAGGTGCATGGAACCTAATGAAGCACTGCTTCCATTGTCATGTAAAGTGGGAAACCAGAATGATAATTGATGGTACAAGGGATGAGTTCTTTAAAAGAGAACACGGAAAGAATTTTGATGCATGGATTGCTGATGTACAATCTGAGTATGTTGAATTTTTATCAACAAGAGAAGGTGAAAAATATGTCACTGAAGATGGAAGTATCGAGAAGTGGACTGGAGGTCAAGGCATAGAAGAGTTAAAATCTATATTTAATAATCGAGTAAAAGAATTAGAGGACGGAGCTAAAAAATGGCGAGACTAACAAACGAACAACTTCATGCCGAGCTATTAGAGCTTAAGGCAGACATTAGAGAGATTAAAGTAAGATTATTAGATCCAGATGATGGAACAATATCAAGAGTTAATAGAAATACAGACTTTAGAAAGAAGGCAAATGGGGCATTATGGTCTGTTTGGATTGCTGTGTTAGGGATACTAGGTAAGCTAATATTTTGGAACTAAGCTGATATTTATTATAATAACAGAAAACATACAGGGAAATAGAGATGAATAAAAAAGAATTAAGAAGTTTAATAAAAGAAAGCTTTGTTGAGCTAATTAAAGAAGGCCTATTAACAGAGAAGTTTGCATCTAAGAATATTGCAACAATAAGTAAGAAGTTAAGAGGTAGAGATAAAGATGTATTTCAGATGCTACATAATGCACACGGAATTGCTTGGGACCAAGTAACTGATGACTTTGCAAAGAAAGGCGCAGATACTAGTAAAGGTATAAATTTCTTTTTTATTAATAAGACAGCAAAAAATCCATACTCAAAAAATTCCTGGGATGACACTATACATGGACCTAATCTTATAGGCGTTACTATTGGAAAGAAGGTAGTATATACATCTAGAGAATCTTTCTCAACTACAAAGAGATCAGGCTACAGAAGTGGTAACTCACAAATGGGGGTTAATGCTAAGGAGATGAATAACTTTAAAAGATTTAATGAGCTAGCAGATGAAGTGTGGAATGTAGATTATAAAGGTGCTGCAAAAGACTTCTCAACATCAGGCAAGACTGCAGATAGATCAGCTGCAAAACAAGGTGCAACTGCACTAGTAGCGGCAAGCAAGGTTGCAGCAGAAAATAGAACAAGATATGAAAAAGCATTACGAGACAGATTAGCTAATACAGGACCTGGAGACCAGGTTGTAAAAATGGTTAGTAAGATCAACCAGGAATATAAAAAGTCTTTAGATGTAAAAGTTGCAATGCTTAAAAAAGGAAAGGTTGGACAAGGATGGGGTGGCTATCTAGGAACAGTATCTAGTGCATATGATGATATCATGAGGGACTTCGAATACTTTATGAGAGAAGAAAAAGCTATGGCTATAGGCAAGAAGAAAGATATGGAAAAAGGTGGAGAAGGTGAGTGGTCTGAAGAGAAATACTATAAAAAGAGAATGCTAGAATATGCTAGAGGCATTCAGTCAAAGTATAAAAGGTTTAAGTCTGATCTTAAAAAAGTAGATATGGAAAAGTCATTCTACAATATATAGGGTAGTGCTATGAATGTAAAAGATATTATTAAAGAAGAAATAATGAATGTTCTAGAAATTTCTATGACAAAGAGATTTACTAAAGCAGTTGAGGCACTACAAAAGGTACAGTTGGAGCAACAGAAGATTAGAAAAGCTTTTGTAGCAGAAAAGGACCCAAAGAAGAAAGAAAAGCTTAAGGATGCATTGATAAAGATGCATAAAATTGTTCAAAAGGCTGAGTCTACATTTAACGATGCTGTTAAAGGTGAGCCAATTGATATGGATGAGTCAATTAATGAAGATGTATTTAAGTCTTTCTTAGCTGATGATCCAGCATTTAAAGTGTATACAGCAACAAATACAGATAAAAGAAAATCTGTAATGGCTAGAAAAACAGATAAGACATGGGATGATGGAGTCCCTGTGTTAAAATACATTGCAAGAGCTTCTAAAAAAGATTCACCTCTGCCAAAAGGTAAGTTTAAGATTATAGAAGACAATAAGCATGGATGGTGGTACTACCTAAATGGTAGCACATGGTATGGTATTCAACAAAAAGACTATGGCACACCACCATTTGAATACTAAAAAGGAGAAGTTATGTCAGGAATTTTAGGCAAAATATTTAGCTCAGGAGCTAATGAGTTAGTTAAAGGTGTAGGTGGAGTGCTAGATAACCTAACAACATCTAAGGAAGAGAAGCTAGAAGCAAAAAGAAAGATGAAAGAATTAATTGCCAACCATGAAGCAAAGATGGAGCAAAACATTACAGATCGTTGGTCTGCAGATATGAATTCTGATTCATGGTTATCAAAAAATGTAAGACCATTAGTGTTAATATTTTTAGTTGTATGTACTGTATTAATGATATTTATTGATGCAGGTTCTATTAAGTTCGTAGTAGAAGAAAAGTGGACAGACTTATTACAATTGGTACTTATAACAGTTATTGGTGCTTATTTTGGTGGTAGATCACTTGAAAAAAGAGCTAAAAAGTAATACTATAATTTTTATTTTTCAATAAATTTTATTATATTAACTTAAGGTAATTTTATGTCGAATATCAAACAATTAATAGCTAAAGAATATCAAAAGTGTGCTACTGATCCGGTGCACTTTATGCGCAAGTATTGTTATATACAGCACCCAACAAAAGGAAAGATACTATTTAATCTTTTCCCATTCCAAGAGAAGTGTATAGATGAGTTTGCAACAAATGACTATAATATTATATTAAAGTCTAGGCAGCTAGGAATATCAACACTGTCAGCTGGTATATCATTATGGCATATGATCTTTCAAGATGACTTTAACTGTCTGGTAATTGCAACTAAGCAAGATGTAGCAAAAAACCTTGTAACGAAGGTAAGAACAATGCATCAGTATTTACCATCATGGTTAAAGAATAAGTCAATAGAAGATAATAAGCTAAGTTTAAGGTTTGCAAATGGCTCACAAATTAAGGCAATATCATCTGGCGGAGATGCTGGTAGATCAGAGGCACTTTCGCTATTAATTATTGATGAGGCTGCATTTGTTGATAGGATAGATGATATATGGGCTTCATCTCAACAGACACTTGCAACTGGTGGTAAGGCAATAATACTTTCTACACCAAATGGTGTTGGTAATTTCTTTCATAAAACATGGGTAAAGGCAGAAGACGGCGAAAACGACTTTAATACAATTAGGCTCCACTGGTCATTGCACCCAGAGAGAGAACAAGATTGGAGAGATAAACAAGACGGATTGCTAGGACCTAAGATGGCAGCGCAAGAATGTGACTGTGACTTTATTAGCTCTGGTGCATCTGTAGTCGAACCTAAAATACTAGAATGGTATAAAGAAAACTATGCAGAAGAGCCTACTGAAAGAAGAGGGGTTGATGGCAATTATTGGATATGGGAATACCCAGACTTTTCAAAAGATTATGTAGTAGTTGCTGATGTATCTAGAGGAGATGGAAGTGACTATTCAACATTTCATGTATTAGACATACAAGGCTTAAAGCAAGTTGCAGAATATAAAGGTCAGCCAAGCACAAAAGATTTTGGGAATATGTTAGTTACAGTAGCTACCGAATGGAATAATGCATTGCTAGTTATAGAAAACGCAAATGTTGGGTGGGCAGCAATACAGCAGGCAATAGATAGAGACTACCAAAATTTATATTATACATATAAACATGAAGGAGTTACTGACTCTGCAACACATTTAACAAAAGGATACGACTTAAAAGATAAGTCTCAGATGGTTCCAGGATTTACAACTTCTTCGAGGACTAGACCACTTTTAGTGTCTAAGCTTGATATTTATTTTAGAGAAAAGGACATTATAGTAAGATCAAGAAGACTCTTAGATGAGCTATCTGTATTTATTTGGAAAAATAATAGGCCAGAAGCTCAAAGTGGATATAATGATGACTTGGTAATGGCCTTCGCAATTGGACTGTTTGTAAGAGACTCAGCTCTAAAACTGAGAAACGAAGGATTGGCAATGAATAAGAATGCGCTAAGATTAATGGGCAAGACTGGTGCAGGAGGATTTAGTAACTCAAGCCACTTAACAAGTGACCCATGGAAGATGAAGATGGGAAATAAAGGCCCAGACGAAGACTTAACTTGGTTAATAAAATAGGAATAAATTATGGCAGATAAAACATTATTTGGAAGGCTACAAACACTATTTTCTACTGGTAGTATAATCAGAAGAACAGGTGAAAAGAAGCTAAAAGTAGTAGATATAAACAGAGTTCAATCATCAAACCTTGAAACTAATAGGCTGGTTGATAGATTTAATAGATTATATACCTCATCTAGAAATACAGGATATAACTTTCAGCAAAACTATCATACACACAGGTTACAGCTATTTACGGACTACGAAATGATGGATGAAGATTCTATTATTGCCTCTGCATTAGATATTTATGCTGATGAGTCAACAATGAAGAATGAGTATGGTGATATACTAAATATAAAGAGTTCCAATGATGATACTCAGAAGATATTACATAACTTATTCTATGACATATTAAATATAGAATTTAATTTATGGCCATGGGTAAGAAACTTAGTTAAATATGGAGACTTCTATCTTAAACTAGATATAACAGAAAAATATGGAGTTACTAATGTAATTCCAATTACACCTTATGAGATGCTAAGAGAAGAAGGATTCGACCCTTCTAAGCCTGAATCTGTATTATTCCATCACGACCCATCACTAGGAGGTGCAGGTAATTACGGCGCATCAAATTCAAATACAGTAAAATATGAAAATTATGAAATAGCTCACCTTAGAATGCTAAGTGATGCAAACTTTTTACCTTATGGTAAGTCTATGCTTGAAGGTGCTAGAAAAAACTGGAAGCAATTAACTCTTATGGAAGATGCAATGATGATTCATAGAATTATGAGGGCTCCAGAGAAAAGAGTTTTTAAGGTTGATATTGGAAATATTCCACCGAATGAGGTAGACCAATACATGCAAAGAGTTATGACATCAATGAAAAAGACTCCATTCATAGACCAAGATACTGGTAATTATAACCTTAAGTTTAATTTACAAAATATGATGGAAGACTTTTATTTACCTGTTAGAGGAGGTCAAAGTGGGACAGAAATAGACTCTCTTTCCGGTATGGAGTTTGGAGGCATTGAAGATATTGAGTACCTAAGAAACAGAATGTTTGCTGCACTAAAGATACCAAAAGCATTTTTAGGGTATGATGAGTCAACATCTGGGAAAGCAACATTAGCTGCAGAGGATGTAAGGTTTGCAAGAACAATAGAAAGAATACAGAAGATAGTAACATCTGAGCTAACTAAGATAGCAATAGTGCATTTGCATTCACAAGGTATGGATGGAGAAGACTTAGTTAACTTTTCACTAAACTTAACTAATCCTTCTAAGATATATGAACAAGAACAAGTAGAGCTATGGTCTAGTAAAGTGACATTAGCATCAGATATACAAACTGGAAAGCTGTTAGGCGAGAAATGGATATATGAAAATATATTTAATATGAGTGAAGAGGAGATGAATAGAAACAGAAAGGAAGTTGAAGATGATAGAAAAAGGGTATTTTTACACAATGAGCTTGAAGATGGAAATAACCCTAAAGTATCTAAGATATCTGTTTCAACTGATTGGGCACTACAGCAAGGTGGTACGCCTCCCGAAGGAGAAGACGGTGGTTTTGAACCAGATGCACCAGATGTAACTAATTTCTTTTCAGATGATGAAATGACAGAGAATAAGCCAGGTCAAGGTAGGCCAAAGGATGGGGCAAAACCAGGAACAGATAAGTCTGCAAGAGGTAGAGACCCATTAGGCAAAAAGAAGAGAAAATCAGATCATAAAAATAGAGATAGATCTATTAGACATAACTTTAGAGAAAATAATCAAAAAATAGTAAGATCACTATTTAATGATAAGCAAGAAGGCGAAAGTGGCCTATTAAACGAAAATAACCTTATAGATGATAATTTATAAAATAAGATGATATTTATAACATATAAGTATATATAACTTAGGAGAGATTAATGGCCAGAGACAGACATTCAAAATACAAAAATACAGGCATACTGTTTGAGTTATTGGTGAGACAAATAACTAATGATATGATGCTAGGTAATGAGAATTCACCAGCAGTATCACTAGTAAAAGAGTTCTTTAGAAGAGGAACATCACTAAACAGGGAGCTTGAATTATATCAAACTCTACAAAAGACAAAGTTTTCAAACAGTGAAAAGGCTGGAAGGCTTATTGATACTGTTATCTCTGAGTATAAAAAGATAAATAAGTCTTTACTAAATAAGCAAAAATACAATCTTATTAAGGAGATTAAAAGGTGTTATATAATAGAAGACTTTTTTAGAACGAAGGTGCCAACTTATAAGATGAATGCATCGATATGGAGAATGCTTGAAGGAAATGGGCTAAATCCTGCAAAAACAGTGTCTTCTAGATACTTTATTATAGAAAACATTACAGAATCAAAGCCAAACAAGAAGAGGGTTGATGAGGTTCAAAATGAGCTTACCAAGCACGATAAAGACCTAAGAATATTATCATATAAAATATTATTAGAAAAGTTTAATGATAAGTATGGTGCAAAGCTAGGTATAAGCCAGAAAAGACTTCTTAGGGCATATATAGAAAATATATCAAATACAAATTCACTTAAAGAAGTTGTAAGTGATGAAATACAAAGTATATCTAAGGCAATATCACTACTAAGTAATAAGGTTAATGATAAAATTGTAAAGATAAAGCTTAATGAAGTAAAAAGTCAACTAATTAAGCTAAAAGACTTAAAGTCTATTAATGAAACACATATACTTTCATGTATGAGATCACATTCACTTATTAAGGAGCTAAAAAATGTCACTAAATAAAAAGTTAGATGAGCTTCTAGAAAGCTGGGAAAGCTATAAGAAGGAAGATGTGGATGAGCACAACACTTCTTCTGCAGCGGGCCCATATAAGACTCCAAATGCATTTAGTAAGAAAAAGAAGGAAGATGAGAATAAAAACGCTGAGGTATTAGGTTACAAGAAAGTTAAGGAATCGACATTTATGAAGATGCAAAAGGCAATGAACGAAATTTCATACAGCGCTTATAAAAAGGATGAGTCTAGAACATCTAAGAATAAAGTTAATAGTGCAATAAAAGAGGTGCACAGTAAGCTTATTAAAATTGAAAGAATTATTAATCAAAATATTAAGCTTAAAACAGAGGAAGGTATTGATAATAGGCAGTATTGGAAGTCAACAAGAAAAGGTCTTTATAAGATATCTGAAAGAATGATGAGAATAGGTGAAAAGCTAAGAAAATTTTAATATGAAAAGGTCAAAAAAAATAATTAAAGAAGAGCTTACTGAACAACAAGTAAGAGATATAATTAGGCAAGAGATTGCTAAAGTATTTTTTGACTTATACAGAAAAAGACAATCGTGGACAAAAGCATGAAACAAATATTAATAGACACAATACCATTCCAGATATCAAGACAGCAAATAGCTGAGTCTGAACAAAAGAATAATGGAAAGATTATAGTACAAGGTGTGCTACAAAGATCTGGAGCAAAAAATCAAAATGGAAGAATTTACCCTAAGGAGGTACTAATGAGGGAGGCAAATAAATATAATGCTTCTCAAATTAAAGAGAGAAGAGCTCTAGGTGAATTAGATCACCCAGAATCTTCAGTAGTAAACCTTCAAAATGTGTCACATAATATTAGTAAGATATGGTGGGAAGGTGATGATTTAATGGGTAAGGTTGAGGTGCTAAGTACACCATCTGGAAATATATTAAAAGAGCTACTTAAGTGCGATATTAAATTAGGTATATCATCTAGAGGCTTAGGTTCTGTAAATAATGAAATAAGTGAAGATACAGGAGAGGAAACTTTAATTGTACAAGATGACTTTGAATTGGTATGTTGGGACTTTGTTTCTAATCCATCAACTCACGGAGCATTTATGCACCCAACAAGTAAAATACCAGGTGTAAATGAGTCATATTCTCCAGTAGCTAAAAAAGCAAACAAATATGAGAAAGTAGAAAACATAATATCAGAAATGTTATGCGAACTAACTTGTAAGTGTTCATTGCCGAGAAAAAGAAAATGATTAGACTATCAGAACTTATAGATAACGATATGATACCTAAGCCACCTGAGCAGATTAAAACTCTTGATGATGAGCTTGATAATTATAATAAGAAGGCTAAACCCTCAGTAAAAGATGAGGAAGAGCCAAATATAGACCTAAAAACAATAGAAACTGAAATAGGAGAAAATACAATGGGAATAAAACTTTCAACGCTTATGGAAAGTGAACAGCAAAAGCTTACTCCAAGGCAAAAAAGAGAAGTTCTTGAGGCAGTAAAAAACTTTAATGAGTTTGCATCAAAGATATACAGAACAGACGAGATAAAAGAGATGGTTGAGTCAATAAAACTTATGGCTTCAAGTGCTGGCCAATTAGCATTACAAGAGACAGATGGTTGGTTTGATTCAGTTACTGTAAAGAATGATGTAAAAGGGATTGGTGGTTCAGTTGATCAGCTAACAAAAACTGCAAATGAAATGAATACATTACAGCAAAGATTGGAATCTGTGTTTGAAGACATTGGCCACAAGCTTGGTAAATACTACGAAATATCAGAGGCTTTAGACTCAGTCGGAAAAGAAGACGGAGATATAGATAATGATGGTGATGAAGATGAATCAGATAAGTATTTAGCTAAGAAAAGAGCTGCAATTGCAAATGCTATTGACGATGAGGAAGATGGGTCTGTTAATGAATCTGTTGGAGGGTTTAGAGGTATTGCAACTGGAAGAAACAACTTTGGAAAAGTAAGATATGATGGTTGGAAAAGAACTCACATTAAGGAAGCTGCTCCATCAGCAGAAAAAGGTCTTAAAACAATTCCTGCAGTATTATCTTGGGACATAGAACAATTTCTGAAAAAACAAAAAGATGCTAAAAAACTAACCAAGGGCAGTTTTACAGATCTAGTAAAAGCACTACATTCTAGAGGCTTTGCAGATAGACTTAATGGAGCAAACCTTAGAAACTTCCAAGCTGTAGCTAAGAAGCATATCAAAGAAGCTGCTCCTAAGATGAAAACTTCAAAGGAGACAAAGGAAATTAACAATATAATGAAAATGGTATCCAATGCTAAAAAGGCTGGTGGATCAGGAAGATATGGAAAAGAATTTGATTCAGCAAAAAAGAAAGCACTTAAAGCAATTAATGATATGCTAACATACTCAAGAATAGGAGCTTAATAATGAAACTTAAAGATATATTAAAAGAACATGCATACTTAGGTGAGCTACCTTCTTCAAAATTAAAAAAGATGAGATGGAATCCAGTATTGAATCCTAAAAGAAAGGATGAAGCTGTTAAGCTTGATAAAGGCGACCAGGTTGGAACATCATTAAATTATACCTTTGATAAAAAAGGCCATGACATAGCTATGAAGTGGCTTAAAAAGAATAAGGTTAGAGATGTATTAGGTTCAATGAAAGAAAAGTATTCTGATTCTGCAATTATTAATGTTGATGGAAGAAAATATACTATTTATGCTAAGTATGGCCAATTAAGAATTGGTGGTGGTGGTAAGTTAGGAAACACATGGCGTAAAGGTGATGAGGCTAACTTATTAAAGCAAATGCAGGAAAATAAAATTCTTGAATGGAACACACAGAAGACTACAATTACAGAAGAATACATTGAAATCATGAGAGATCTTGATGAAGGCTTAATGTTAATTAAAGATGGTTGGTTAGACTGGAAAAATGGTCCTATGACAGAGAAAGGTGACATTAAACCTGCCCAGAAAGAGCTAATGCAATACGTAAACTCTTGGATGAAAAAAAATATTAAATAAATTTTTTTATTAAGCAGAAATTGTTTATATTATATACAATTAATTAATACAAAAAAAACATTTATGTCAGATAAAAGAAAGCATACACCAAGAGATAGGTCTGGAAGGCCAATTAAAAATTATAGGAAGCGTTCAGACTTTATTATACCAGGAGTACCAGGAGGAGTTAAGGTTCCAGGTTCAACACCAGGAGACCTAGAAAAGGCCCTTAAAATATTTAAGAGACAAATAAAGGACTCAGGGAAGCTAGATGAGTATAAGGAAAGGAGATACTTTGAAGGTAATTCTGCAAAAAGAGTTAAAAAGATGGACTATGCCAAAGCCATGCAAAAGAGAGAGACTGCAAGACAAAAGAGGCATGATAAGAACCATATATGGACTGTAATTAGAGATGGTAAGGCTGTTTAACAACTAATTGTTAATAACTTTCTAAAAATAATACGTGAGAAATTTTTTTTCTTGCGTATTTTTGTTTATATTTATATATAAATAACTAATTAACATACTAACGAAAAACAGACTTATGAAAAAGACCTTTCCAAATTACACCGTCAAACTATCAGGAACACTAATATCAATTGTTGAAAATAAAACAACATTTGTAATCAAAGCTTATGATGCTGAAAACATTCATACTGCACCAGAAGAATTTGACTACGCATGTAAGGTGGTTGAAAAACAAGAATCAAAACTAATAAATAATAAATAAAATATGAAAAGTTCTACTCAAAATTTACTAACCCTTATGGGAGGTTTAATCTCATTATACGTAGCATATATTACAGCTACTGGTACAATACTAAACTATATATCGTTTGCAGACCCACTTAACGAAATGGGCTTCTGTTTTGTATCTTTTAGCTTAGGTTTAATGTGTATATATTGTGGAATCCCACAGCGTCACTGGAATAAATTAAACCCATTTAGTTAAAAAGTTTTAGAAAAACGATACTTTTTATATATCTATATATATTTATATTCGATTAACAATTATACGTAAAAACGCATGTGATAACTAGATACATTGCAAACGTATTAAAATAAATTCTATTATAGCTCCTAATAGCTATACTTCCTAAACATAAATTAAGAGGAGACACAAAATGTCAAAAAACTTGTTAAAAGAAGCTATAGCTGATGCGAAAGCAGTTAGAGAAACTGCAATTGCGAATGCTAAACTAGCTTTAGAAGAGGCTTTTACCCCTAGACTACAATCTATGTTATCTCAAAAGATCGCTGAAGAATCTGAAGATTTTGATGATGAAGAAGAACTAGCTGATACTCCAGAAGCTACTGTTGAAATGGACGCAGATGACTCAACCGACTTAGGTCAGGCTGATGAAACTGAAGAAGCATACAACGAAGTAGGTGAAGATGAATCAGAAGGTGGTGAAGACACTGATGAAGAAATACATGAAACTGAAGATGATGACATGTATGAAACTGAAGATGAAGACGACTTAGAACTTGAATCAATCATTAAAGAATTAGAAGACGATGGTGAAGAAATGGAAACTGAAGATGAAGACCACAGTGATGATGAAGAACCTGTGACTGAAACTGAAGATTCTGATGAAAAACCAATGGACGAAACTGAAGATGATGAACCATCTGATGATACAGAGATAGATTTAGACGAGGTAATTAAAGCACTTCAAGAAGAAGATGAGGACGAAGATGAGCCTACAAATGAAACTGAAAAAGATGAAGATCTTAAAGAAGCTTACAAAACTATTAAGTTCCTAAAAGATAAGATCAATGAAGTTAATTTGTTGAATGCAAAACTTTTATTCTCAAACAAACTATTTAGAAGTAACGGTCTAAATGAATCACAAAAAATGAAAATTATTGAAACTTTCGATAGGGCAGGTTCAGTAAGAGAAGTTAAATTAGTATACACTACTTTAGCAGAATCTTTAACTGGATACAAACCAACTAAGAAGAGATCAGTAACTGAAGGTTTTGCTTCAAAAGCCGTTAATTCGACTAAACCAAATAAAAACGTAATTGTTGAATCTAACAACTTTTCATCTAGAATGAAGAAGTTGGCAGGTTTACTATAAAAAATTAGGAGACAAAAATGTCAAACGTAAGTAATTTACTTAACGACGCTCAAAATACTTATAGGCAACAAATTGCTGAAACTAAAGCTTATGTAAATAAGTGGGAAAAAACTGGTCTTTTAGAAGGAATCGATGCAGAGTATGAAAAACATAATACTGCTATTCTTTTAGAAAATCAAGCAAGACAATTGATCCAAGAAGCTAATGCTACCGGTACAGGTGGTAGTAAAGAAGAATGGTCAGGAGTTGCACTTCCACTAGTAAGAAGAATTTTCGGTGAAATTGCTGCAAAAGATTTTGTAAGCGTACAACCAATGAATCTACCATCAGGTCTAGTATTTTTCCTAGACTTCAAATATGGGTCTGATTCAGGCGTAGGCGGAACTGCCGCTAACACTCACACAGTAGCTACTGGTGATAAAATAATGGGTACTACAGATACCAAAAATGTTGATCCTTCTGGAGGCCTTTATGGTTCTGGAAAGTTCGGATATTCAACTAACAGATCTGCATCTACAGGTGTAGCTGACGCTTTAACTGCAGCATCTACTGCTTCTTTAGCTGATGTTAACTTTGATTCTAGTTTAGAAACTTTAGTTACTGCTAAGAGATTAAAGAAGGTTGTAATTACAACTGAAAACACTAATCTTGATGAACAGGCTGCACAAGCTTTCCAAGTTTCTGCATCTGACTTTAAAGTATATCCACAGTTTACTACTGCTACTGCTGCAGGTGTTGTAACTTTCATCGGTGAAACTGCTGCTGAACTACCAACATGGGCTGATACTTTTGGATTAGGTCAAATCAAGACTTCATTTGTAATCAAGAATGCTAATGACCAGTCAAGAGGTGATTTTGAGGATAAAGATCCTACATCTTATGCTGCTGGAACTGCAACAGACTTGAATATTCCTGAAGTAAATGTTGAATTAAGATCTGAGGCAATTGTAGCTAAGACAAGAAAGTTAAAAGTAATCTGGACTCCAGAATTTGCTCAAGACTTAAATGCTTATCACTCAATTGATGCTGAGGCTGAATTAACATCTATGTTATCTGAATATATTTCTATGGAAATAGATTTAGAAATCTTAGGTATGTTATCTGCAAATGCAAACACAACTGATTCATGGCATGCAGACGGACAGGCATTAAATGCTGCTGGAACTGCATTTTCTGCTGTTGGTTCACAATATGCTTATCAACAAACTTCATGGTTTGCAACATTAGGTACAAAAGTACAAAAAGTAAGTAACAAAATTCATGCAAAAACAATGCGTGGTGGTGCTAACTTCTTAGTATGTGGACCTGAGGTTTCTACTGTGTTAGAATCTATTTCTGGATTCGGTGTTGATACAGATGGTGCTCAACAATCATTTGCAATGGGCGTAACTAAAATCGGTAGCTTAGCTAACAGATTTACAGTTTACAAAAACCCTTACATGCAATCAAATGAGATTATTATGGGATTCCGTGGTACTCAATTCTTGGAAACTGGTGCAGTTTATGCTCCTTATATTCCATTAATTATGACTCCACTAGTATACGATCCAACTAACTTTACTCCAAGAAAAGGTGTAATGACTAGGTATGCTAAGAAAGTTGTAAGACCAGAATTCTACGGTAAGATTAATGTATCTGGATTAAACACTATTTAATAAATAGTTTTTAATTATTCTTAAGAAGGGCCCCATTAATTTGGGGCTCTTTTTTTTTGTTTTAACTTTTAGCTGATATTTATTATTGTACAATATTGAGTTTATATTTATATAAAAGGGGAAATCTATGGCAACAGAAGTAAAAATATGGGACGGAACAGCTACTTGGTCGGGAACAGATGATACACCATTTGGTCTTTATGATCATGATGACACATACACACAGTCTGCAATTAGTACAGCTAAGTGGTGTGCTAAAAGAATGGGATATCCTATAGTTAATATTGAATTGCAATCAGGCTCATTTTTTGCATGTTTTGAGGAGGCAGTAACAGAATACAATGCACAAGTTAACAGGTTTAATATAAGAGAAAATCTACTTGGAGCACAAGGTCAACCAACATCCTCAAATCTATCAGGTAAAACAATTGATGGCACAGGATTAAACAGACTAATTACGCTAAGTAATGAATATGGCTCTGAGGCTGGTGTAGGTGGAAACGTAACATGGTATTCAGGTTCTATAACAACACAGAATCAAATACAAACATATGATTTAACAAGTACTGGCTCAACAACATTTGAATCGGGGACACCAGGAACAGATGAAATTGAAATAAAGAAAGTATTTCACCAAGCTTCACCTGCAATGACAAGATTCTTTGACCCTTATGTAGGAACCGCTACTGCAACATCTCAACAAATGAATGAATTTGGGTGGAGTGGATTTAGCCCTGCAATTAATCATATGATGATGCCAATGTATGATGATCTAATGAGAGTTCAGGCAATTGAATTTAATGACCATGTTAGAAAGTCTGCTTATGGATTTGAGATACAAAATAATAGAATGCGTATATTTCCAATTCCTTCTGGAAGCTTTAAAATACACTTCCAGTATATCTTAACAGGAGATAGAAATAATACTTCAGGAGCAACTGATAAAATATCAGACTTTTCAAACATAACATATAATCATATAGAATATGAATACATAAATAATCCAGGAAAGCAATGGATAAGAAAATACACACTGGCACTTGCAAAAGAGCTATTAGGTATAGTAAGAAGTAAGTATGGAAGTATACCTTCACCAGGAGAGGCACTAAGCTTGGATGGAGACACTTTAAGAAGTGAAGGTTTGGCAGAGAAAGAGACACTAGTATCAGAACTAAGAGAAGACTTAGAGGCTTCTTCTAGAAGGAATGCTATGGAAAGACAAAATGATGAGGCAAACTTTCATCAAGAAACAATTAATAAAGTACCACTAACAATCTATATAGGATAATTATGGCATTATTTTCAGGTAATAGAGATACACAGTTATTTAGAAAGCTAAGTGACGAATTAGTAGATAGAATTTTAGGAACAGAAATTGATATTTATAAGATATCAAACACACTTACAAAAGAGAATGTATATGGTGAGGCTGTTAGAAAGATCTATAAAACTGCTGTGAGGGTAGGTTGTATAATTTCACCTGAAGGCAAGGAGTGGGCAGATAACGGAATGGGTGAAGATGTAAGCCAAATATGTAATTTTTCATTTGTAAGAGAAACAATAAAAGATACAAACTTGGTAATACAGGTTGGAGATATATTTAAGTGGGATGCATCTTATTGGGAGGTAGATTCAGTTAATGATGAGCAATATCACATGGCACACAATCCTGACACAACAACATTAGGTGATGAATTTGGTGCAAGTATATCAATATTGTGTAAAACACACATGGCAAGAAGAAGTAGTTTATCTATAGAAAACACTAGTATAGGAAATGCAGGAATAATACCTGACAATATATAATATGGCAATATCTGAATTAAATAAAAATCAAAGAGACAAAAAGTCTGCACCAGAATTAAGCCACAGAGGTGGAGAGGTAAGAGCTGGAAAGGTAGCTAGAAAGCTAGATATTAAGCTAGGCTTAATTGACATAGATAGTGTTATTGTTGACTATTTTGAGAACGCAATAATGCCAGAAATTACAGACAGTACGGGCCAAAGGGTGCAAGTACCTATAATGTATGGGAATCCAGAGAGATGGTCTAGTATACAAAAAAGTAGGGTATATAGAGATAATAAGGGTAAATTACAATTACCTTTAATTATGTTTAAAAGAACAGGCATAGAAAAGCAAAGAGGCCTTGCGAATAAAATAGATGCAAACTCACCTAAGCTATATCAAGGTTTTGAAAATAACTTTAATATGGCAAATAAATATGACAACTTTCATAAGCTAAATGGGTTTACAAAAAAGAAGACATATAAAAGAGTTGTTGTGCCTGATTATGTAGATTTAAGCTATGACTTTATTGTGACCACTGAGTTTATAGAACAAATGAATTCAATAATAGAAGCTGTTAACTACGCAGAAGGTGCATACTGGGGTCAAAAAGAAAGATATAACTTTAAAAGTAAGATTGACTCATTTGATAATGTAACTGAAGTTGAGTCTGGAGCTGATAGAGTTATAACATCAAACTTTTCTTTAACATTGTCTGGGTTTTTAATACCTGATATATTACAGAAGAAAATAGCAGCTGAGTCTGAAGATGTAATATCTCATATGGCAGTTCAGATAGGTGAAAGCATCGTAGGGCATCAAGGTGTTGAAACAATTAGTCCGGAAGTGTCTACGAATCAAACAGAAGTTGAGTCTGGAAACTCAAACGGTGGTTATCACCCATTAGGATCAAATACAAATAGTTAAGTTTTATAAAAATAATAAAGGGAAAAACATGAACAAGAAGTTTACAACAGACGAATTAACAAAAATAAAAGAAACAAGAGAAAGATATCTAATAATACAAGATAAATTAGGTGGAATTGAAATTCAAAGTGCAATGCTACAAGAATCAAAGACATCTATACTCAAGGATCTACAAATCTTACAGAAAGATGAAAGTGACTTAGGGGAAACATTAAGATTAAAGTATGGTGAAGGTACAATTGATATGGACAAAGGAGAGTTTATACCAAAATCGTAATTTTACAGTTTTAATCTGATATTTATATAACGAATAGAATACATAAACGTATTGGATATTATATCAAAACAAGAGATAGGAGAGAAATAAATGGCTGAGAAAATTGTATCACCAGGTGTATTTACCTCGGAAAAAGATTTATCATTCTTACCACAAGCTGTAGGTGAGATTGGTGCTGCTGTTATTGGGCCAACAGCTAAGGGGCCTGCGATGGCACCTACAATGGTGTCAAATTATAGTGAATATGTTCAAATTTTTGGAGACGTGGTATCATCAGGTAGTTCCGATGCAGACACAAAAAATTATTCATATTTAACAAATACTGCTGCAAAAGAATATTTAAAGAATGGAAGTGCACTAACTGTAGTTAGAATGTTATCAGGTAGTTATACTGCTGCAACATGTAAGGTACCAGTTTCTGCATCAATAAATGCAGGTACTGCCCTAAACAACTATGCAGTCCAAGCATTAATAACTGCATCATTTACTACAGAAACACTATCACACGGTGTATTACAAACCAGTTCAGGGTCTATTTCAAACCATGTATTAACTGGAGCAGGTGATAAAGATAATTTAAGACTAGAAGTTAGTTCTGTTAATGACACAAAAGGTACATTTACACTAACTATTAGGCGAGGTGATGACTCTAAAAAGAGAAAGGTTGCTTTAGAATCATGGAATGGAGTTAATCTAGATCCTAATTCTACCAACTACATTGAAAGAGTTATTGGAAATCAAACCCACACTATTGCTGGATCAGGCAATACAAGATATGTTAAGACAACAGGTAAGTATCCAAACAAATCTAAATATATTAGAATAAAGTCTGTAGATTTTGCAACACCAAACTATTTATTAGAAGATGGAAGCATAAGATTAAACTCAGCTACTGGTTCACTACCTACAAGGGTTGTTACTGGAGGAGTTTGGTCAGGTTCATTTACTGGAGGAAGTGATGGAAGTGCTGGGCCAAACAATGTAGTAGCAAATTGGCATGAAACTATTGATTCAACAAACGTTCAAGGATATGACTATTCTACATTAACATCATGCGATGAATTATATTCAGCAATACTTTTAATGGGTAATGCAGATGATTATGATATTAATATGTTATTAGTACCAGGTGTTCTTGCAGGTGAACATAGTGCATTAGCAACTCAAATTCTTAACTCATGTGAGGAAAGAGGTGATTGTATGGCAATTCTTGATCCTGTAAAATGGGATCAAAATGTAGCTACTGCTGCAACTCAAGGTGATAATTTTGATTCATCTTATGGTGCAATGTACTACCCATGGTGTTTAACAAATGATAGTTCAACTAATCAATTAGTATGGGTGCCGGCATCTACTTTAATGGCAGGTGTATTTGCATTCAATGACCAAGTTGCTCACGAATGGTTTGCTCCTGCAGGTTTGAATAGAGGTGGACTTGATTCTGCTATACAAGCTGAAAGAAAGCTACCACATTCAGACAGAGATACATTATACGAAAAAGGTATTAATCCTATTGCAACATTCCCTGGACAAGGTGTATGTGCTTGGGGACAAAAGACACTACAAAGAAAAGCATCTGCACTTGATCGTGTAAATGTTAGAAGACTATTAATTAGACTTAAGAAGTTTATTGCATCTACATCTAGATTCTTAGTATTTGAAAATAATACTGCTGCAACTAGAAATAGGTTCTTATCAGCTGTTAATCCTTATATGGCAGATGTACAAACGAAACAAGGTTTGTTTGCCTTTAGAGTTGTAATGGATGAATCAAATAACACACCTGATGTAATTGACAGAAACATCTTAAAAGGTGAAATATTCTTACAACCGGCTAAGGCTGCAGAATTTATAGTAATTGACTTTAACGTATTACCAACTGGTGCAACTTTTGGTGAATAACAGATATTTATATTAAAGAGGAGATAAAATATGGCTCAAGTAATAGACCCTAATGAACTAATGTTCACAGCATTCCAACCTAAAACATCAAATAGGTTTGTACTATATGTTGATGGTGTCCCAAGTTTTATTTGCAAGAAGGTTAACAGACCAACAATTGCAATTGAAGCAAAGGAACTAGATCACATTAATACAAAAAGAAAGATTCAAGGTAAGGCTACATGGGAAAACGTAACAATAGAAATGTATGATCCAGTAGTACCTTCAGGTGCTCAGGCAGTGATGGAATGGGTTAGACTAGGATATGAATCAGTAACAGGTAGAGCAGGATATGCAGACTTTTATAAGAAAGATGTAACTATTAATGTACTTGGACCTGTAGGTGATAAGGTTGAGGAATGGACATTGAAAGGTGCTTTTCCAGTTAACGCAACATTCGGTGACTTGGAATGGGCAACAGATGACCCAATCAATATATCATTGGAACTAGCTTACGACTACGCAATCTTACAATACTAAGGAGAATTTGAATGGCAAATTTTGATACAATAACTAAAATTTTAGTAGGTGATGCAGCAGATGGAGAAATTTCTACTACTGCAGGCAGCTTTGCAGAAGAAGTTAACACATATCTAGAAACAATAGATGATGCAAAGTTACTATCAATCACTACAGCTTTTCAACCAACTAGAACTAACGGTGAGTACAAATTAGCAGTAGTAGTAATTACTAAAGTTTAGTGATTAACAAAAACAAAAATAATTAGAGAAAGATGCCCCCAATCGGGGCATTTTTTTTCTATAGTTATATTTATATATAAGGTTATTATAAAACAACAATAAAGGAGAACAATAATGGTAGATAAATTAGATACCGACTATCCAAACTCGAAAAAAGGTTCTGGAAACGAAGACTTAAAAAAACAACTTGTACAAGATTTTGAAAATGATGGAGGTGTGCTAAAGCATGACTTTCCAACTGAGATGATTGATTTACCATCTGGTGGAGTATTATACGAAGATGACAATCCATTAAAGTCAGGTAAGGTTGAAATTAAATATATGACAGCAAAAGAAGAAGATATCTTAACTTCTCAGAACCTTATACAACAAGGTGTTGTTATTGATAAACTATTAAAATCACTGGTAGTTGGAAGTATTCCTTATCATAAGCTACTTTTAGGTGATAAAAACGCAATTATGGTAGCTGCAAGGATATTAGGTTATGGTGCAGACTATGAAGTAGAAATTGCAGACCCATGGACAGGTGATAAGGAGAAGGTAAAAGTTGACTTACAAGACCTAAAGCATAAGAATGGCTTAGATAAAGCAAATTATGAACAAGGTGTAAATAAGTTTAATTTTGAACTACCAGTATCTAAAAAGAAAATTACTTGGAAAATACTTAATCATGGTGATGAGGTTAAAATTGGACTTGATCTTAAAAAGTCTAATAGAGGTAAAAGAAAGGATGATCCAAGACAAGAGTTTACAACAAGACTAAGATATATGATTGTTGCAGTTGATGGTGATGATTCTGAAATTACTGTTAATAAGTTTGTAAAAAATCAATTCTTAGCACAAGACTCAAAAGCATTTAGGGACCATATTCAAGAGATATCACCAGATGTTGATATGACATTTTGGTACTTTAGTGAATCAACAGGTAATGAGCAGCAAATGAAGCTGCCACTTGGTGTCAACTTTTTTTGGCCTGGGGCCGGCGTATAGACCTGCCCTTCATAAAACAATCTTTCAAATTGTGTATCACTCTGGTGGAGGCTTCTCGTTTAGCGACGTTTACAACCTCCCTATATGGATGCGAAGATTCTACATGAAAGAGCTTGAAGAACAAATGAAAAAGGAAAATGATGCACAAAAACGAGCATCTAAAGGTAGAGGGTCTAACTCAAAACCTCCAAGTTTTTCAAAACCATCCACACCGTCTAGACGTAGATAATTTGAACTAATTGATATTTATAATAAACTAATTAGGAGAATTATCTATGTCGAAAACAAATGAAGAGCTAAAAAACTTAATAAAATTAGAGATAAAAAAGAATATCTCAGAATTTGGACCACTATCCACACTGCAAGGAATAGCCAGTGGTATTTTAGATAAAATAGCAACAAAGCATAAAAATGCTGTCAACATGTCTTATGATAAGAAAATTGCAGCTGCAAAAGGTGAACATGCAAAAGCTACTGATTCAGTACTTAAATTAGCCAAAACTTTAGAAAAGAGATACGGATCTTGGGATAAAGTTCCAGATGGCTTTAAGATGACAATAGATAAAAAAATTCCAAATATTAAGAATAAGTTAAAAAACTTCGCATAGGGATAAACCATGTCAGATGACGCAGCAAGGAGTGCCAAAGAGTTAAGAGATGCCTATATTGATGCCAATAAAGAGGCTAAGTCTTTTGCATCGATGCTACAAGGCACAGTAAGTCACCTCAAAGAAGGTGGTGCAGCTGCAGACGTAATGGCTTCTGCAACTCAAAGCATGCAAGATGCAATGGCCGACAATCTTACAGCTAGTGAGAAGTTAAATTCACTATTGACTGCACAAGATCAAATGATGCAGGATGCAGCTAAGGCTGGTTATAAGGTCAATGGCGCATTCATGGCAATACTACAGACTCAAATAGATATACAAAAGGCTGCAGAGGAGTTCGAAAAAACACAAGAGACTATTAAAAGCCTAGAGGAAGAGAGGAAAGAAAAGATAGAGGAGCTAGCAGATGAGTATGACACATTAGGCAATAAGGCAAAACAATTCTCTGATCTTGTAAAAGACCCAAAGATGATGGGCGTTTTGGCAATAGGCTTGCTAATGAAAGAGGTAGGTGCTGTTGGTAAAGCAACTAGAGATCTTGTAAAAGATTTAGGTGCAGTAGGAGGTCAGGCATTTGAAATAGGTGCTCAGGTTACTGAAACTACTGCTAAGTTTAGGATGATGGGTGTAGATGCTGAAGAGGCTGCAGCTGCAGTTGGTGCAATTTATATGAATACTGCATTAACTGGTGAAGAGATGGATGCAGCAATTGATAAGGTTGCAGTACTTACAGAAGGATTTGGAATGTCAGCTGATCAAGCTGCAGAGATGGTTGAGATGAGTGCAAATGCAGGACTTAATGCTGATGATATGGCAATTAGCCTTGCAAGAGCTAGGGGTGTAGCACCAGGAGCTATATTAGCAGATATGGCAACTAGCACAGAAGAAATTGCAAGGTTTGGTAAGGACGGAGCTGCCAGTTTTGTTGAGGCATCTGTAGGTGCAAAGCAATTAGGTATAGAAGTTAAGTCTGTAGTTGATGCAGGAAGAAGCTTACTAGATGTTGAATCTAGTATTGAAAAGCAAATGGAAGCTGAGGTACTTCTTGGTAGACAATTAAACTTAGATAGGGCAAGACAGGCAGCATTAGTAGGTGATCAAGCTACTGTAATGGAAGAGATACTTAAAAATGTAGGAAGTATAGCAGAATTCCAGTCTATGAATGTTATAGAGCAACAGGCATTTGCAGATGCATTAGGTATGTCAGTACCAGATATAATTAACATGGCAGCAAATCAAGAAAAGGTTGCTGGTTTATCTCTAGAAGCAAAAGAACATTACGAAGCTACAGGTGAAATACTTTCAGAAAATAACTCTTTAAGTGAAGGTGCAGTTCAGGCCATGACACAATTAGGGCTAGCTGCTGCACAAGCTGTAATACAATTTGGTTTAATGAAAGGTATGCAGGCAATGTTTGGAGGTAATAAGACTGGAGGGATGTCTGATGTAGTCTCCGCACCAAAAGCTCCTGCAACACCAAAAGGTGGTGTAAGTGATATGGGTGTATCAAAAGTTGGTAAGAATATGAAAAATATTGTTGCTGGTGCCGCTGCAATGATACTTATAGCTGCTGCAGTATTTGTATTTGCAAAAGCAGTTCAAGAATTTATGAAGGTTAGTTGGGGTGCAATAGCAATGGCAGTTGTATCAATGTTAGCATTAGTAGGTGCAGTTGCACTTATTGGAGCAATAATGATGTCTGGTGTAGGTGCACTTGCAATTATTGCTGGTGCTGCTGCAATGTTAATAGTAGCTGCTGCAGTATTAGTATTAGCAGCTGCTTTATATGTAATGTCAATGGCAATACCTAACTTTTTACTATTAATAGATGTACTACCACAATTAGCAATAGGAATGATGATGATGTATCCTGCAATCCCTGCTATGATGTTAATGGGATATGCTCTAATACCATTAGGTGTAGGATTATTATTTGCATCATTGGGGATATTAGCATTTACTGCTGCTGGTGGAATTGAAGGAATTATGGCACTAGGAATGGGCTTACCACTGTTATCACAGGCAAATCCAGCAACACTAGGAGCATTAGGTTGGGCATTCTTATCTTTAGGTCTAGGACTTGTATTCCTTGGGATGGGACTAGCTGTACTAGGACCATCTGTAGGTGCACTTTTAGCACTAGGTATAGCAATGCCAATATTATCAACAGAATTGACAAACTTAGCAGGCTTAGGTGGAGCATTATTTACAGTTGCACTAGGTATTGGGTCAATTGCATTATCAATAGTAGGCTTAGCTGCATCACTATTATTACTTACTCCAATGCTACCAACACTACTACTATTAGGCTCAGTCTTAGGAGGTACCTTAGGTGAAGTCTTGACTGGTGGTGGAGGCGAAGGCGGAGGAGGTAAAGACTCTGCAATTGTAGATAGGTTAGATAAATTAGAAAAGGCAATACTAGGTATGGAAGTTAAAATGGATGGCCAGAAAGTAGGAGAGATAATCTCATTATCTGGCGGAGCAAAAGGAGTATTCTAATGGCATTTATTAAAACATCAGTAGATTTATTAAAGTTTTGGGAAGATAATACCTCAAAGCATCAGAAGGTACCAAAAGATACAGCGGCTCCTGCAACAAATGAGTTCAAGAATAAAAAATTATCAGGTACACAGATTAATCTAGATAAGATTAAGGACAGAGAAGACTCTAACATTTTAAAGCAATATGAAAAGTTTAGCCTAAGAGATGATGCAACTCCAAATATGGGTTGGTTTAAGCAGCCTTTTATTATGAGAGGAATACAGAGAAGAAAGAATAAAAAGCCACAATTTTGGGGCAGCTTTGGAGTATCTCCTTATGCAAAAAGAGGAGGTGAGATATTTTCTATGCCTTCAAATGTAACTAGAGGAGGTATTGCATCAATCGAAAGGCCTCTGGTAGACGGATTAAGAATATTAAAGTTTATGACAGGTGGTGCACATGGATTGCTATTCGTAGCACAACAAATAGGCTTACAACTAACTGCACCAAAACTAGAAAAGAACGCTGGACTAATAACTCCAATCCCAAATATAGTTTCTAGAGCAACAAGAGTATATAACCCTGCATCAACACTATTACAGATAGCAGGAATGGGGTCTGGTTTACACTTAACCAGACATGGAATACTTTCTAACTTAAGTGTTACTTTACAAAGATACGAAAATGTTGCAAAACCTAGAAACACTGCTTTTCTTGGTAATGATTGGAAGTTAATTGATATAACAAGAATGCCAACTATGGGAGGCCAATCATATGAAAATGGATATAACAGATTAATTAACTTAACTAATGATGCATTTCACTCAAGAGGAGTACATCACTTAGCTGCAAATTTGGCTGGGGTATGGACATATCTTGATGGCCCTGGAGGTCCTAACTCAACCTATGGACTAGGTGGCGGAAAGCCTAAAAGAGTTGAGAATACTGAGGCTGGGCTTATTCCAAATTCTCCAAATTCATACATAGCCATGAACACAATCAAGAGAGATCAGGCAATTGCAGACAGAGATGGCTCAAAGCTAATAGACTTTAGAGTATATAAGCAAGAAGGAGTATTATTACCTGGATATTCTAAAGGTGACACATACAGAGAGGGCATCAATGACAAAGACATTACGCTAGATGGAAGGATGGGATATAGTAGGGCTCAAGTAGATCAAAAGCCTAACCCCAACGATGATGGAAAAACAGTATTAGATGAATCGGGATATCCAGACTCAATAGATGAGATGGGTGTTGTTAATAGTGGAGCTGGAGGTGTTGATAGCTGGACAACTGCAAAGTATAATGCAACATATGACTTAATACCTTTTGTATTTCAAGATATAGAAGCAGGAAAGAATGTAATGCAGTTTAGAGCAACACTTGAATCAATAACTGATACATTCTCACCAGAATGGACTTCTGAAAATTATATGGGTAGGGCAGAACCAGTATGGCACTACAAAGGTGCAGATTCTAGAAAAGTAAGTACAGGTTTTACTGCATACGCTACAAATAGAAGGAGCCTTAAGGCAATGTATCAAAAGCTAAATAGACTAGCAGGCTATACTATGCCAGAATATGTTGGTGGAAATTTTAATCAAATGTCTGCGCCCTTACTTAGACTTACTATAGGTGATTATCTTAGAAATCAGCCTGGGTTTTTATCTTCTTTGACATTCAACATAGAAAATGATGTTCCATGGGAGGTCACTAAGTCTGAGAATGCAAAAGGTGATATAACAACATATAGAGTGCCAAGAACAATAAAAGTAGATTTTGAATATACAATAATAGAAGAGAATCTAGTTCAAAGATACAAACCAAGTTTTGGAACTAAGGACTGGTTAGATAGGGTTTAATTATGGCAAATAAAAGATATAAAAATACAAGTCAAGTTTCAGGCAAAAGCAAATTTGAAACAACACACTTTCAGTCTATACCACCTGGTAGTAATGATCTATATATAATAGCAAAAAAGTATGATAGATTAGATCTATTAGCACATAAGTATTATGGTGATAGAAATCTTTGGTGGATAATTGCAGTATCAAATGAGATGGTTAATGGCTCAGTAGTAGTACCTACTGGTAAAAGAATAAGAATTCCAGCATCAGGTATAGGATTTATGGATTCTATAGATAAGTCTACATTTGACATAAAGTCTGAGAGTGGAGGCGGTTTGCCTGATGGACTTGGAGGAGGAGCTTATTAATGTCTGTAAAAGCTAGCCATAGAGGAATAACACTAGATCCTTTACACCCAAATGTTTCACAATTAGTTTCAAAATATGAAAGTGTATGGGGAGATGGAAGGTCTACTGAAACACTAAAAGAGATACACTCAAGAACGCCTTTTATTACAGTATCATCAAATGCATTAGTAGGGGGAATAAATGGGTCTCAATACCAGTTGCAAGGTGATTGGCAAGCTCATTCAAGCTTTGAGAAATTAGCAAACAAGCGTACTGGATTTGCAAATACACGAGAATCAAAGTTTATGTATTATGGAGGCAAGGCTAGATATCTACCAAAAGCAGGTGTGTCTGAGCTAAGTGTTGATTCAAAAGGTGGCTTAGGTTCTATAAGATATGGATCGCTAAAGCTAAAAGCTTTTAGAAAAGATGATCTGGAAATAATAGAAAAATACTATATGGTTCCAGGCATGAGAATCTTAGTTCAGTGGGGATGGAGTACATTTAGTGGTGAGCTAATAGATCTTTATGACAAAAAGTATAATCATGGAAATGGTGAGATAGATGTACAACAAGACATAGTAAAAAAAGTGTTAGGTGTATCTTCTTTATATGAATCTGTACCAGCAGAAGGTAGTGATGATAATACTCCTGGAAGATATGATGCAATGATAGGTCTAGTAACTAAGTTTGACTGGTCACTAGATGAAGGTGGTGCTTATAACATAACTATAGAGTTGACTAGTACAAATGGTCTTATGTTAACGACTCCAATGGACTCTGCTCAACTGGCTGCAGCTTTAATAACTACAAAAGATACATATGAGGACAATTACGGGTGGCCATTTGGAGAAGGTGATCAAAATTACAGCGAAACAGAATCAAACAGGCCAATTGGTGATATAGAAGCAATCTTATTTGGCCTAGAAGATTCTAGTGGCAAAGGTGTATGGACTGGTGAAGGTGGTGATGACGGAATGATGGACTTTGATGGTAGCTCAGTTCAAAGAAACACAAAATTATATATAGGAAATAAATATATACAAAAGCAAGCACCATATTCTTTTGGGATGAAGAAGGAGATTCCAGTTCTTGTTAAAGATGAAAGTAATGATGGCGACTTAGGTAATAAGGTTGCTACTGCTACATTCAGGCCTATTATTACAAAAAAGATTGCTGGAACAACTAAGCCTTTAGATTGGTCTCAAATAACCGGCAAAGACAGATCAATTATTAGAGGTCCGATAAGAGCAGTAGAACACACTGATTCTTGGCATGGCCAAACTTACGGATATCAAGGTGCATTATCAAACACTGATGCAGGAAACATACAGAAAATAATAAGTTGTAATAAAATAGGAACATGGATAAGTTATAGATTTATTGAAGATATATTAATAAACTTTATAGGTATACCAAAGAATGGCGAAGGGCTACCCGTTGTAGGTCTAAGTAGTACACACGAAGTATTTGGTGATTGGACTAAATATACTAGTGCTCATAAGCCATTAACTTCTGGGTATGCAAATAAAAGATACTTAAGCAATAAATGTGTTAACCACCCACACCTAAGATCAACAAATCCAGATGTGTGTATGCTTCCAGGCCAGCAAGGTTTTCCATGTACAACAGATGAGATGGAAAAATTAGTAATGGAAGCTTGTAGTGGAAGAGAAGATGACTGGAGTAATGCAGCTGCATTTGGCTTTTGGGCAACAAGTGTCGGGAACGGCTTAACTAAAGGGACTTCAGGCTTTTATCAATCGGGCACAACAGGTGCTTTGTCATGGTCAAGAAATAGATATGACAGAGATGAATTTGATACTTTTTCTGCTAATAGTAAATGTAATGAAGGATATATTAGGAACATAATGTTCAATACACAATTTGTTGCAGAGACATATAGAAATAATCCCTCTATGGATAACTTTCTTAAAGCACTACTAGAAGGTGCTAATAATGCATGTGGTAATGTGTGGGACTTTACTATAAAGGCAAATCCAAATGACAATGGATTAATACAAGTTACTGATAATAACTTGGCCCCAGGATTAAAAGAGATAGTAAAGAAAAAGCTAAAGGTATATCAATTAAAAGCGAATAGTGCACAAACAATACTTACAAATGTACAGATGACATCTAAGCTTCCAGATGCAGTTAAGAATGCAGCAATGTGTGCTATGACAGCAACTGAACCAGATAATACTACAAATGAAGATAGTGTACTATTTAAGATGTATGGTATTGGAGTAGAAGACAGGTTTACAAGAAAGGCAAGGAAGGAGTGGAAAGAAGGCCCTGGTCTTACTGAGAAAGAGGAGAAAGAAAAGTATGATAAAGCAGCTAAGAAGGTAGATGAGCTAGAAGAGAAAGGATTCTTAAAGTGGTCTGCTGGTGATTTAGAAGACTATAAAGCTGCACTAGCAATAACAGGTGGTGCAGGAACAATACCGGCAGATCTAAAATATAAACAGTGGTGCTATTCATACTGGTACTCAGTAATAACAGGAAATCAAACTGATCAAAGAACTGCAGCTACAAATCTAAAGGAGTATATCTCTCAGGAAATGAATTTTGGTGAGGGGCAAGAATCTACATCAACACTAATGCCAATAGAGTTGTCATTTGATATTGAAGGAATCTCTGGGTTTTTAATGGGTAATGCAATTAGTTGTGCACCGGTATCAAAAGGGGGAATACTACCAGATAGATATCATAACTCAGCACTTTTTCAAGTTGCAAAGGTCGACCATTCAATAGGAAGAGAATCTTGGAAGACATCAGTAACTACACTTATGAGGATGACAAATGCACAAGTTCCAAAAAGATCTGCAAATGTCATTAAGACAACTACTCCAGTAACGCACAAAAGGACAGCAACTAGTCCTCCAGGTGATTATAATCCACCAGTAGCAAAAGGTAAAGCTGAAGACTATCTTAATTATGATTCATTTGAAAAAACATGGAAAAAGAAAGGCTATACATGGATGACAAATGGCGAAGTAAACTCTGGTGCTATTAGAGTTAATAACTTTGAAAGGCATGGTACAACTGGTAAAAGGAAAGATGGGATGGGCTTCATTGATTGGTTCTGTCATGCATATATTGAGGACGGAAAGAAAGTATTCGAAGCTCATGCATGCACAACCCTTCCTGGATCAAGTGTATTGACAAAGCCAAATTCCCTACATAAATCAGGAGGTTGGGCAATATTAAAGCCGGGAATGTATTACTCTCACACTTATGATTGGCATAATAGATCTAAAAAGTCTGGCCACTTAGCTGGGTCGCAAAGGGCAGGTAGTGTAACAGTATATAGAGATGCAACACTAGATAACAAACATGATCTTAACTCAACTACACTAACAACAGGTTATTTTGGAATAAACTTGCACAGATCACACCCAACAGGTCAGGCATCTAGGGTAGGAAACTATTCTTGGGGTTGCCAGGTATTTCTAAATAACTCAGACTTTTTAAGATGGACAGCAGCTGTGTCTAGTAAAAACTCAAAAAGTAAAACAAAACCAAAAAAGATTGGAATTCCATTTGCACTATTTGATGAAGGTGATATGGTACTTAAAACCTAGGAGAAGATTATGGCATTTATTAACAGACTTATTAAGCCCTTACCTAGCTTAGGTGGAAGAGCACAAGTAGAAGATGAACAAGATGTTGAGTCTGGAGCAGTACAAGAACAAGAATCTGAAAAGCAAGATGGCTCTCCAGGATATGCAACAACATCTGAGACATTTACATATAATGAGCTAATGGCAAATCAAATTAAATTAATTGCAAATACTAGAATTGAAAGTAAACAAAATCCACCTTCTGAAGATGATTATAAAAAAGGCTTTTTTATGAGATATTTTGTAAAAAGATATGATAGCTTACCAACTGAAGTAGATAAAGATACCTTAGCAACAGTCAAGGAAAAGTCAGCAGACTCTCCAGGCCTATATAGTACTGCAGCAATAAAGTGGCATCTATCTGTTGAAAGGTTAGATCTGCTATTAGACTTAACAAATGATAGCGTACTTATGAAAGTAAAGTCTATGGAGCTAGGGCAAATGAAGAGGGATGTATCTAAGGTAAACGAAAGATATACAATGATAGCGAATAATAGGTGCCCAGGTATAATGGATGTAATAGATGAAAACTATACAGAGTATACAGTTGAAAAAAGCACAGATAGTGTAAAAAGCTACTTATATACAAATGGGTCTGAATTTAAGAGGCCAAATGGGCAAGACTATGTAGGATATTATCACATACACAGCTCAAAAGGCGCAATGGTTGGTGCAAAGCACTCAGATAAAGCTCATGACAAGCTAATATCAGTTAAAGACCTTGATATTAAGGTAAAAAGTGTATCTTATACTCCAAGCACTCAGAATGACACTAATAATTATAACAGTATGGTTCAGGAATCTCCAGCAACTAGTCCAGATGCATCAACTGGCGGTGGAGGAAACACTTCGTCATATTAATTTTTTTATTTAAGCTTTTTTTATTATATTAAGACTGTATGAAAGTAAAAGATGTAATAGAAGAGTGTAATAGACTGAAAGATGAAATTTCACTATTATACTACCTTAAAAATAATAGCAGCATAGATGTAGACAAGATAACAACATCAGCTCACAGATTCTATGAAAGACTGTATCCAAATAGAAATGACATAGACAGTATAATTCCACGTGGAAAACACATGGAGAGATTGTCACTGTTGAATGAAAAGTATAACGAGTTATATAATATTGATGGAGCAGCTACCGATATCTTTAATTTTTACAAGAATAAAATAATACCAACGTTTAGAGGTATAGAGACAAATAAATTATATACTGTTGCAGGTGAATATGAAAAGTCAAGATTTAATTTATTCACAACAACAGGAAGGCCTTCAAACAGTAATAACGGAATTAACTATGCAGCATTAAATAAGGAAGATGGGTCAAGAGACAAATACATCTCTAGATTTGATAATGGAAAGATAGTTGAAATGGACTACGATGCATTCCATCTAAGGTTAATTGCAAAAATAATAGATTATAAGACACCAGATGAAAGTTTTCATAAATATCTAGGAAAACAATACTTTAGTTCTGACAATTTAACTGATGATCAATACTCTGAATCTAAAAAGATAACATTTAGAATTCTATATGGTGGACTACCAGATGAATACAGACACATAAAATTCTTTTCTAAGACAGACGAATATATTTCTAAGCTATGGGATATTTATATTAACAAAGGTTATATTAAGACACCAAAAGGTAAAAGGTTTTATAGGGCAAATCTAGGAAAAACAACTCCACAAAAACTTTTTAACTATGTAATTCAGGCATATGAGACTGAATTTAATACAGAAATAATTAGTAATGTTTCTAAGATTATTAATAAGTCTAAAATAATTCTTTATATCTATGATGCATTAGTATTTGATATGCATCCAGATGAGATTTGTAAACTAAAAGAAATAGAAAAGGCAATGGAGTTACCAGTAAAAACACTAGTAGGTAGTAATTACGGAAGCTTAACTGATATTTATATTTAATGGAAAAGTTATTTAACATATTAAACAAGAACCTTTGGATAGAAGTAACACCTTCAATTGACACAAAAAATGATGAGTGGGTAGTTGCAATATATAAGAGAAAGAATAGTGAATGGATGCCTGAACTGACTGAAGGTGGCTTTAGAACTGCTCAGGATGCATATATATGGGCTTTTGGCCAAGTTGATTATGACAAAGATTAGTATTAATAAAATAGTAAGTGAATGGGCTTATAGAGTTAAGAACGGATGCCCAGACCCTAGCAATAAAGAGCATATAAGAATACTCTCTGAAGTCTTGAGTGGTTTTAATTGCTCAAATAGTGACGTCGACAATATAATAGCCAATCTACAGAACCCCAATAACGGCGTAGAAGACTTTCAAAGGTTTTGTGTAGAGATTGGAAGATCACTAAGCAAAGATGAGTTAATAACTGAAGCTTCAATTTTCAAAAGTGAATATCCAGTAGGCCACCAAGTGATTCTTAAGGATAAGGACATTGGATGGTGGACAAAAAGATTTGGAAAAATACCTAAAATAATAAAAAAAGCAAAACCACAAGATGTACCAGAAGAAAACATAGGAACTGCTGGCTCAGGAACTACGGAGGTATATTTAACTGATGGCACAAATGTTTGGAAGATAGTAGGAAAAGCTGATACAATAGGTAATAAGTTTAGCCACTATGGTGATGATAAAGCAGGTGTAAAGTGGAAAGATACAACACTTGAATCTGCAGCATTGGCAGGCCTTAGTTTTAATCCTCAACCATATATTAATGCAATGCTAAGTGGTAACGAAAAGGTAGCTGCTAAGGCTCAAAAGGATGCAATAAAGGATATGAAGTCTGCACTAGGAAGTAGTGAGATGAGAGCAGGAAGCTTAGTAGCTTCTGGAATAGAAGGTAGTATCCCAGATCTAATTATGGCACTTGAATTAGCTAACGGAACTCATAAGTTTGCTAGTGACAAAGGTTGTATAGGCTGGAACTTTATTCATAAAAAGATTGACACATACTATACAGCTCATAATTCAAATCCAAAATTAGCTGATTCAAAAGCTGGAGGAAAGGTACCAACACCAGACTGCATTATAGTTAAAGGTAGTCCAGATTCATTAATAAAAAATATAGCAAAAGACGAAGTAACATATACAAGTGATGGAAAATGTACAACATCTTCTGGAGACGTATTCTGGCAGATAAGTAATAAAAAATCAGCATCAGGTGCACAATTAGGTAGAGTTACTGGCTTAGTTAAAGCAAGATACGGACTTCCAAAGTGGAGTGACGCTGTTAAATTTATGTTTGAGGATATTGGCAGATATGAAAATAGTGAATTTTTATTAAATGAAGGATTAAAAGATTATTTCAAAAAAGGTCTTGAATACCTAAAAGATAAATACCAATCAGCAATATCAGCAGTTAGAGGTAGACTAAAAGGGTTTAGTTCATCAATATTGTCTGCACTAAAAAAGACAAATACTAAACCTATTGACAGTTTAATAAAAAAGTTAGGCAAGGGGTTTGAGAAAACATTAATGGAAGCAAAAGCTCCTTCGCTAAACCCTTGGTCATTCTCTCAAGCTGTCACAAATGAGTACCATCAAGGAAATACAAAAAGATATAAAGGTGTTGTTAATCATGCTGTAAAAGCCTATAAAGATGTAACTGGAAAGGTTAATCCTAGTAATGGTATAACAAAAACACCTGGCTCAAACCCACCTACACCAGCTTCACTACCAAAAGGTAATCCAGGTGCAAATACTGTAATAAAATTTATGGTAAACTTTTTAGCCTATGATACTATGAAGACAATGATGTCTAACCAGTCTGGAAATATAAAAACTGCATCAAAAATCTTAGAAGACTTTGTAGAACTAGAAAAGGAAATGCATTTTGGCTCAACAAACCTTCCTATATATAAGGTATATATGAGCAATGATGGTAGTGGTGCATATAGCTATCTATTTTCTGGAGCAGAATTTAGAGAGAAAAAGTCAAGTATACTAGATGAATTTAAGACAAAGAATGTGCCCGGACTAGTAATAGAATCAAACGTACAATCAGCTGGATATACAAATAATGGTATTTATGTACTAAATGACTTTTTACAAGATGGCCCTACATATACACAGGTTGCATACAGATCAAGTGGAGACAATAAGCTTACATTCAGTGTTCAAGGTACAACAACTAGAAGTTGGGCCTGGATGCTAAAAAATAAAAAGGTAATAATGTAATGAGAACTCAGCTACTATGTACATTTTCAAATAGCAAGGCTTTAACAAAGACTGTTGACGTAGTTGTTAAAACATATGATGTCTTATATAATAAAGTATTTGTGTTAAAAAATATTAATGATGCAAGAGAATTAATGTGTACGTATAATGTTGAGGCAAGTACCGATATTACAATATTAGAAAATACTATATCACTACATAGAAAGAAGAATACAAACACACTATATACAATTAATGCACTAAATAGATTAATTGAATCTGTAAATAATGGAGTATTAGATACAACATACCAAGTAGATTGGGAAAATTACAGAAATTGTATGCTACTAACAAATGATGAGGGATTAAAAAGGGTAGATACAGAGGTACACGAAATTATCTACATTAAGGTAAAAAAATAGATTGTTAATAACTTTCTAAAATAATACGTTAGAAATTTTTTTTCTTGCGTAAAATTTATTATATTAATAATAATTAAAAAATAACAAATAAAAACTGTATTATGAGTAAACTCACACTGACGATTCTGTTCTTCCTAACAGGTCAAATCTTAATTTGGTTCCAAACAAATGGCCAATTCCTTTGGACATGGTTCCAGAAAAATCCACTAATTCTATCTTTAGTAGGTGGCACAACAATTTCATACTGTTTTATAATGGGTACAAAGTTTGCATATGAATCCTTTGACGGCTTATTATGGCCAGGTAGATTCTTAGGCTTTGCTTTAGGTATATCATCATACGCAATTTTAACTTGGGCATTTATGGGAGAAGGACTTTCATTAAAAACAATAACTTCACTAATTTTATCTGCTGGTATAATTTGTGTACAATTGTTTTGGAAATAAATAAAAATTTATTATATTAAACTATGGCAAAACAACTAGGATACGCATGTATAAATATGCAACTACGTAAGGAAGGCATTCACGCAAAACGTGGCCTTATAAAAAGAACATTTGACACAAAAGGACTCCCATATGTATCAGAGCTATGTGTCGAAAATGTAAAAGGACTAATTGAAATTATTAAGTGGAATCATAACAACGGAATCAAGGTATACAGAATGCCATCAGATATATTCCCTTGGATGTCACACTATAATTTTTCAGACCTACCAGACTACAAAAAAATATGTACATTACTCAGCGGTGCAGGCTCATTGGCTAAAAAATATGGTCAAAGACTATCATTCCACCCAGGCCAGTTTTGTGTATTGGCATCACCTAATCCAGATGTTGTAGATGCTGCTATTGGAGAATTGGATAAAAATGCAGAAATTATGGATCTTATGGGGCTACCTAAATCTCGCATGTCAAAGATAAATATACATATTGGTGGTGCATACGGTGATAAAAAGTCTGCACTAGACAGATTCTGTAAAAATTACCTAAGGACGTCACCATCTGTTCAAGCAAGGCTCACTGTGGAAAATGATGACAAAGCATCTATGTATTCAGTCCATGATCTATATTACAGTGTATATGAACGTGTTGGTATCCCAATTGTATTCGACTATCACCACCATAAATTCTGTCCAGGTGAATTATCAGAAGAGGAGGCTCTAAAATTGGCTGCATCTACTTGGCCACCTGGAGTAAAGCAATGCACTCACTACTCAGAATCACGCAGAAAAGAACAAACACTCATCGTAGAAGAGTTCTTAAATAAAAGTAATATAACACTAAATAATATTGGTGAATTTCCAACAATGGAAAAGCTGTATAAGGAAGCAAATAAAATAAAAGTACAAGCTCATTCAGATCTTATCGTAGATGAAATATATGACTATGGTCTTGATATAGATGTTGTTGTCGAGGCAAAACATAAAGAGGTTGCAGTATTAGGATACTTAAATAAATACGAAAAAAGCTTAGTAAAAGTTTCAAGTTAAGGAAATTTTTATTATATTAAACAATAATCAATAATTAATAACAAAAACAGGAGAAAAACATGGTTTCAACAGAAAACATCCAAGCGACCCTAACTAACATTCTAACAGATGTTGACAAATTCAATAATGGAAATATGTCAGCAGGAACAAGAATTAGAAAGGCAATGCAAGAACTAAAGGCTCAAGCACAAGAGTTAAGATTAAATGTGCAAGAAATTAAAAATAATAAATAATTAAAAGGAGAAGAAAATGGCAATTGATCTAAATGCAATCCGAGCTAAGCTCAACAATTTACAAAGTCAAACGACTAGAACAAATAATCTTTGGAAGCCTGATCCAGGCAAAAACCAAGTAAGAATAGTACCTTACCAATTTAATAAAGATAATCCATTCATAGAAATGTATTTTCATTATGACTTAGGAAAGAAAAACTATTTATCACCAGTAACATTTGGTGAAACTGACCCAGTAGTAGAATTTTCTGAGAAACTAAAATCATCGGGTAATAGAGATGATTGGAAATTAGGAAAGAAAATGGAACCTAAAATGAGATGTTATCTACCAGTATTGGTAAGAGGTGCAGAATCAGAAGGTGTAAAGCTATGGGGATTTGGTAAAACTGTTTACCAAGAGTTATTACAATTTATAGCTGATCCTGACTATGGTGACATCACAGATGTTAATAGTGGTAGAGATGTAGTGGTGACTTTTCATCCAGCTGAAGGAGCTGAAAGGTTCCCTAAGACTACTATCATGGTAAAACCAAATCAGACACCAGCAACTGAAGATAAAAACATTGCTGATAAGATCATGAATGGTCAACAAGACATCTTTGATATCTATAAAAAAGTAGACTATGATACAATGAAGGCTGCACTACAAACTTGGCTTGATGGAGGCGAAGAGGAATCTTCTCAACCAGCACAAGTAGCTGCTGCACCTGCAGGTGTTGAAAAGAAAGATGATATTGGTGATGCATTTGATGACTTATTTAATGACAAAAACTAAGAGGTAATACATGGCTAAGAAAAACAAAAGAGATGATTTGGCAACTGTGCTTGCTGACTCACTAAATAAAAAGTTTAAGGACTTTAAGGTTGCTTATTTCTTGGATGGATCTGAGGATACACCTACAGATCTAACTGAATGGATAAGTACAGGCTCTTCTGTTCTTGACCTAGCTATTGCCAATAGACCTCATGGTGGAATACCAGTAGGTAGAATAACTGAGATAACGGGTATGGAAGCAAGTGGTAAGTCACTGCTTTCTGCCCATCTCTTGGCTAATACACAAAAGCAAGGTGGTACTGCAGTCTATATTGATACTGAAAATGCTATGAATGAAGAGTTCTTAAGAGCAATTGGAATAGATGTATCAAAAATGTTATATGTTCAGCTGGAAACAGTTGAGGATATATTTGAGGTAATGGAAACTATTATTATAAAAGCTAGGGAATCTAATAAGGATAAGCTAGTAACTATAGTTGTAGATTCAATTGCAGCTGCAACCACAAGAGTTGAACAGTCAGCAGACTATGATAAGGACGGTTGGTCTACTGGAAAGGCAATTGTAATGTCTAAGGCAATGAGGAAAATTACAAACCTTATTGGTAGACAAAGAGTTGCATGTGTATTTACTAATCAGCTTAGGCAAAAGCTTGGAGTAATGTTTGGAGACCCTTGGACAACAAGTGGTGGAAAGGCACTACAATTCCATGCAAGTTGTAGGTTGAGGTTAAAGGCTGCAGGCCAAATTAAGGCTAAGGTTAATGGCAAAGAACAGGTTATTGGAATTAAGACTAAGTGTGTTGTTGTAAAAAACAGAATGGGACCACCATTAAGGACTGCTGAGTTTAACATATTCTTTGAATCTGGTGTAGATGACATAGGTGGATGGCTACAGGTACTAAAAGACTATAAACTAGTCACAGTATCTGGTGCATGGTACACTTATACAGACCCAGAAACAAATGAAGAAATTAAGTTCCAGTCTAAGGACTTCGAATCAAGAGTACTAAAGGATGATGTTAATAAAAAGAGAATCTATAAGATGATTTGTGATGCTCTTGTTATGAACTATAAGGCAGATGAATTTGGTATTGATGATATCGTAATTGGTAATGATGATGTCCCTACGGGATAAAATAAAAAGGTTATAATTTATGGATGAAAGAAGAGAAAGGTATTTTAGGATACTTGACGGTCTAAAAAAGGCCACTGAGGAGACTCACAAAAATAGTAGGATTCTACTAATTGATGGACTAAATACATTTATCAGAAGCTTTGCTGTTAACCCCAGCTCAAATGATGATGGTGTACATGTAGGTGGTATGACTGGCTTCCTTCAATCCGTAGGTTATGCTGTAAGGAATATTAAGCCTACTAGAGTTATTATATGCTGGGATGGAAAAGGAGGATCTGCAAAACGTAGGAAGATATTTCCAGACTATAAAGCAAATAGAAAAGTTAGGACAAGACTAACTAGGATGTCTAATTATGGAAATGTTAGCGATGAGTCAATTGCAATGGGCCAACAAATAAAAAGGCTCACACAATACTTAGAAACACTACCAGTTACTGTATTAGCAACAGAGAACATAGAAGCAGATGATGCAATAGCTTATATATGTGAACAAATATACCCTAATTCTCAGAAATTTATAATGTCTACAGATAAAGATTATTTGCAGCTTGTAAATGATAAGGTTCAGGTTTGGTCCCCTACAAAGAAAAAGTTTTACTTTGAGGAAACAATACTTGAGGAATTTAAGGTACCGGCAAAGAACTTTTTGGAATATAGAACACTACTAGGTGACAGCTCAGATAATATTCCAGGTATTAAAGGTTGTGGCCTTAAAACTCTACAGAAAAGATTACCAATAATATTTGAGGACAAGAAAATTAGCGTTCAAGATATTATTAGCTATGCAGAAGACCACAAAGATGAGGCAAAAGTCTTAAAAGATATATCAGAACAATCAAAGAAGATAGAGCTTAATTTTGATCTAATGCAACTAAGAGAGGTTGATATATCTGGATATGCTAAAACTTCTATTATGGATATAGTAAAAAGGCCAATACAAAGGCTTATAAAGTTTGAATTCCTAAAAATGTTCTTAGAGGACAGAATAAATAGTACAATGAAGAACCCAGAGTTTTGGCTTCAAGATACATGGAAAGGCTTAGATTCATATTCAATAGTAGAGGACAAAAATGAGCAATAAACTATCAGAATACGGATATGCGTTTCAGATAAAGGTATTGACTTGCCTATTTACTGACAAAGCATTTACTCAGCAGATCATAGACATATTAAGTTCTGAATTCTTTGAGAATGATGCAAATAAGTTTTTGGTAGATGTTATAAGAGATTATTTTGCTGAGTATAAAGGAGTACCAACAAAAGAGGTACTTAAGGTAAAGGTGACAGAGATAGATAATGATGTCCTAAAGGAGACTGTGATATCTCATCTAAAAGATGTTTATAGATATATTGGTGCAGAGGATCTTGACTTTGTTAAGGAGCAAACACTAGACTTCTGTAAAAATCAGAATCTAAAGAATGCAATTGTTAAGTCTGTTGATCTACTAAAAGGTGGTGAATATGACTCAATAAAGCAGCTAATTGATGATGCAATGAAGGCTGGTGCAGAAAGAAACCTGGGGCATGAGTATATGGAAAATATTGATGACAGATACTCTGAGTCAGTAAGAAATACTTGTACTACTGGTTGGGATGTAATAGATGAATTGGCAGATGGAGGCTTAGGTAAAGGCGAACTAGGAGTTATGGTTGCCCCTGCAGGTATTGGTAAGTCTTGGGCATTGGTTAATGTTGCTGCAAATGCAGTTAAGGCAGGAAAGACAGTATTACACTATACACTTGAGCTAAATGAGGCATATGTAGGATTAAGATATGATAGTGTATTTACAGGCATTGCAGCACAAAACTTAAAGTATAATATAGATGAGGTAAAAGAGACTGTTGAAAAACTAACAGGAAATCTTATAGTAAAATACTATCCTACAAAAGGTGCATCTGTAAGTACAATTGCAGGTCATATTGAAAGATGTAGGATGCAAGGAATAAACCCAGACCTTGTTATAGTTGACTACGCAGATCTATTAAGAGGTCAAGGCAAAACAACTGAGCTAAGAATACAGCTAGGTAATATCTATGAAGACTTAAGAGGCCTAGCAGGAGAACAAGAGATACCAGTATGGACTGCATCTCAAGCAAATAGGTCTGCATTGCAAGAAGACATAATACAGGCAGATAAAATTGCTGAATCATATAGTAAAATTATGACAGCAGACTTTGTAGTTTCTTTAAGTAGAAAGATAGAAGACAAGGTCGATGGAACAGGAAGATGGCATGTAATTAAGAATAGATTTGGACCAGATGGAATTACACTACCAAGTAAGATGAATGCAAGTAACGGACACATAGAGATATTTGCACAATCATCAGTACAAGGTAAGGAGGTTCAGCATAAAATGGATAATCATGAGGAGACAACCAGAAAATTACTTAAAAATAAATTTCAGGAGCTTAATGAGGAACCATCTTAATATACATATATAATGATATTTATAGATACAAAAATAAAAATAAACGGAGAATAATATGGCGCTTTTTGAGGAAAGAGTGCCTTTTAAGCCTTTTGAATACCCTATATATTATACAGAGGGTTGGCTTAAACAGGCACAAGCATTTTGGTTGCATACAGAAATAGCAATGCAAGGTGATGTAAAAGACTGGAAAGAAAATCTTTCACCAGCAGAAAAAAATTTAGTTGGAAATATACTTTTAGGGTTTGCACAAACTGAGTGTGCAGTTTCTGACTATTGGACAAATATGGTTACTAAATGGTATCCAAAGCATGAGATAAGGCAAATGGCAATGATGTTTGGTTCACAAGAGACAATACATGCAGTTGCATATAGCTACTTAAACGAAACACTAGGCTTAGAAGATTTTGAGGCATTTTTACATGAACCTGCAACTGCAGATAAGTTTGATCTACTAATGAATACTGGTGGTGATTATACTCACGAAGACTTAGCAACTTCACCAGATGCTAGAAAGGAAGTTGCAAAAAGTTTGGCAATCTTCTCCGCATTTGCAGAAGGTGTAAGCTTATATAGTTCATTTGCAGTACTATATAGCTTTCAGATGAGAAACATGCTAAAAGGTGTAGGTCAACAAATGAAATGGAGTGTAAGAGATGAATCTCTACATAGTAGAATGGGTTGCCAACTATTTAATCATACGTGTGATGAATTTCCAGAATTAAGAGAGCAATCTAAGGAGTCAATACTAGAAGCTGCAAGGCTTATTGTTGATTTGGAAGAAAAGTTTATAGATAAAATGTTTGAAATGGGTGACTTGGAGAATTTATCAGCATCAGACTTAAAGGAGTTTATTAAACAAAGAACAAATGATAAATTAAAGGAGCTAGGATATGAACAAATTTTCACAGTTAATGAAAAGCAAGCCAGCAATCTGGATTGGTTCTATCATCTTACTGGTGGCCATACTCATACTGACTTTTTTAGTATTAGGCCTACTGATTATAGCAAAGCCGGTGAAGATGATAATTGGGATGAAATATTTTAAGAGGAGAGTTATAAATGAAAAATCACGCAGAACACTTAGGTTGGGAAATAGATGTAGACTTCCCAAGTTGGGCAAATAATCAAGTATATGTACAAACAATATCCAATGGATATCTGTATAATGGAGAGAAGCCTAAAGATGCATACTGGAGAGTATGTACAACGGTAGCAAAAAGGTTAGATAGACCTGAGTTGGCAACAAAATTCTTTGACTATATATGGAAAGGTTGGCTATGTTTAGCTAGTCCAGTACTAAGTAACACAGGCCTAGAAAGAGGACTGCCAATTAGCTGCTTTGGAATAGATGTAGCAGATAGTATTGTTGATATTGGTAGAAAGAATCTGGAAATGATGTTGCTAGCAAAACATGGTGGAGGTGTAGGTATAGGAATAAACCAAATAAGACCAGCTGGAGCAAAAATATCAGGTAATGGAACCAGTGATGGAGTTGTTCCGTTTTGTAAGATATATGACTCTACAATACTTGCAACAAATCAAGGTGCAGTAAGAAGAGGTGCAGCTAGTGTTAATCTAAATATCGAACATCCAGATTTTGATGATTGGCTAGAAATAAGAGAACCAAAAGGTGATGTAAATAGACAGTCTCTTAATATGCACCAGTGTGCAGTTGTTGGTGACAAGTTTATGAGAAACCTTGAGGCAGGAGATCCAGAATCTAGAAGAAAGTGGATGAACCTACTTAAGAAGAGAAGACAAACTGGTGAGCCTTATGTAATGTATAGAGGAAATGTTAATAAACAAAACCCAGAGGCATATAAAAAGAATGCACTAAAGGTGTATATGACAAATATATGTAGTGAAATAGTATTACATACAGATGAAAGTCACTCTTTTGTTTGCTGTCTAAGCTCACTGAATCTATCAAAATATGAGGAATGGAAAGATACAGATCTAATCTATACAGCAACTTGGTTCTTAGATGGTGTCTTGCAAGAGTTTATTGAAAAGGCTAAGCATAGACAAGGATTTGAAAACTCAGTGAGGAGTGCAGAGAAAGGTAGGGCATTAGGGCTAGGTGTGTTAGGATGGCATACATATCTACAGCAAAAAGGTATCCCTTTTGAAGGTTTGCCTGCACAATTTGAAACAAGAAGAATATTTGGACAAATAAAGACTGAATCTGATCATGCATCAAGAGATCTTGCAACAAAGTTTGGTGAACCACTATGGTGTGTTGGAACAGGAATGAGAAATACACACCTAAGAGCAGTTGCACCAACTGTATCAAATTCAAAGTTGGCTGGTGGTGTTAGTTCTGGAATTGAACCAATACCGGCAAATGTATATACAGAACAAAGTGCAAAAGGTACATTTATTAGAAAGAATAAAGAATTAGAAAAAGTATTAAGAAAAGCAGGAATAAATAATAAAGAGACTTGGGATAAAATACTTGCAGATGGAGGAAGTGTGCAAGATATTAAAGAATTGGATAAGTGGTGCTACTTAAATGGAAAGTTAATTTTATGTAGTGACTCAACGGAGTTAGATGATCCAGTTTCGGTTAAAGAGGTTTATAAAACTTTTAAGGAAATTAACCAATTAGAACTAGTAAGACAGGGTGGTATTAGACAACAATATATTGACCAAGCAGTCTCTCTTAATCTAGCTTTCCCAAAAGAGGCTACACCAAAGTGGATTAATCAAGTTCACTTGGAAGCCTGGAAGCAAGGTATAAAAACTCTATATTATTTTAGAACAGAAAGTGTTCTTAGAGGAGATATTGCTGCTAATGCCATGAAGGAGTGTGCTGTCTGTGAGGGATAAACACTATGAAACCAGTAGAAAATCTTAATGATAAGATTAAAGGTTTACAAAAAGAAATAAATAAAATACAAAAAGAGTGTACACATAAAATGCAAGAGCTATCATTTTTGGAAGGTAGCAGTAACATAATGTGGGTATGTAAAGATTGCAAAAAGGAGATAAGGTGGCCATCACAAGAGGATACAATAGATTTTGTTTCGAAAAAGAAATGAGATTAAGCAAAAATGTAGGTAATACACCGCTTATACCAATTAGATTTGGAAAGTATACAGTATGGGGCAAATGTGAGTTTATGAACCCAGGAGGTAGTGTTAAAGACAGAATGGCAACATACATATTAAATGATGCCGAAAATAGAAAGCTAATTAAAAAAGGAGGCACACTAATAGAGGCAACTTCGGGCAATACAGGAATAGCTTTTGCAATGTTAGCAGCAGAAAGGGGCTATAAGATGAAAATTGTTATGCCATCTAATATGTCTGAAGAGCGAAAACAAATGCTAAAGTTTTACGGAGCAGACTTAATACAAGTTGATGCCGGAGATTTTGATGGAGCAATAGAAACTAGAGATACTTTAGCAGAAACATTTGGATACTTTAATTGCAATCAATTTCATAACCCACTTAATATAGAGGCACACTACAAAACAACAGGACCAGAAATACATGATGAATACTATGAACTAACAGATCACTGGCCAGAGGCATTTGTAGTAGGCACAGGAACTGGAGGAACTATAATGGGTGCAGGAGGATATCTAAAGGAGCAAGTTCCAGGAATAAATATAGTAGCAGTTGAGCCAGAGGAAAGTGCAGTAATGAGCGGAGGAGAACCAGGACTTCATGGCATACAAGGAATTGGTGATGGAAGCAAATTTTTAGTAGATCTAAACTTTGTTTCTGATATTGTACCAGTTAAAACTGAATGTGCTAAGGCAGCTGCAAGACACTTAGCTCTAAGATATGGACTATTTGTAGGAATAAGTGCAGGTGCTAATGTTAAAGCTGCATTTCAATGGTTAAGAGATAATGATAAAACAAACGCAATTACAATACTATGTGACAGAGGTGAAAGATATTTAAGTTGCTTATAATTTTTTTTATTCACAAAAATTTGTTATATTAAAGTATGAAAGAAAATAAAATGAAACAAGGTTGTATATTAGGTGGAGGTCCGGCAGGTTTAATAGCTGGATACTACTTTCCAGAATATGCTGTTTATGATGAAAATCCACTAGGCCAGTTAAATTTACCGTTTATTCCAGGACCTAGATTAATCCAAAAAACAGAAAATTCAGAAAAATTCGTTAGAAGTGTATTAAATGATGCAGGTTTGCATTCATATAGAATAAAAACAGTTGTAGCAATTGTTGGGTATGAGGAAGATGGAAAAAGAGACGTAGTCCTACCTCCAGGTTTTAAGAATAAGTATACAAAACTTACTAGAGGAAAAAGTAAGTCTGAGTCAAGCTACCTATCTGAAGGCAAGAATGAAATACAGCACCTAGAAATAGAAGACATGGGTGAGGATAGCTATAAATTCTTATTTGAAACACTATTAAAAATAATTGATATTGATAGAGGTCAGCTTAAAAGAGAAAGAATTACAAAGGTAGACTCACACGGATACATATATGCAAAGGATGGTGCAGGACCTTCAATGTGTAGAAGCTATAATGTTGTTATAAACACACTTAATCTAAAGCTTCTTACTAAGGAATCTCCACTTGGTTCAATATGGGATGGAGATGAGCTAGATAAATATGATCTTACAACACTACCAAAATGTTTCTACCAGACAAATAAAGGTGAGCTATCCAAGTTTGACTATATTTATGGTCACACAGAAGGCTGGTCAAGAAAGACATACTTTAATAATTATATGGTATATGAGTCTGTGGAGCCAATAACTCCACCTTATCCTATAATACATAAATTTGAAGGCTTGCCATTCCAAATTCAAAATAGTATTAATCTAGATAAGATAGACAAAATATATATGTTAGGTAGATTCGCACAATGGAATCATAAGGTAAAGGCAAATGAGGTACTAGATAGAGTTCTAGGATGGACAAAGGAATTAAGATGAAAGATAAATTAAAAGAAATTTTCGAATTACAAAAGAGCTTTACAGAGAAGTTCTTTAAAGATAAACACAATCTTACAATAGATGATGTCGTTAATGATAAGGAATTAAAGATAAAATGGAATAAAGAATATGTTCTAGCATTATCTAAGGAAGTATATGAAGTACTAGATGAAATAGATTGGAAGATGCACACATCAAAAAAGACTGAAGATGTAAATGATAATGTATTAGAGGAATGTGTTGATGTATTAAAATATCTATTTGGAATAATTCAACTTAATGGCTTTAGTGTAGATGACTTATATGAAAAGTTTATGGACAAATCAAGAGTTGTAGAGGCTAAATTTAACCAAGAAAAGGTAATGAAAAAGATTAAGGCATCTGATAAAAAGATTGCTTTTATAGATATAGATGGTGTACTTGCAGATTGGCCAGGTGGATTCTTAAAGTGGTCTGGCTATGAAAGTCTAAGTCAATTCAAATCAGAAGTTGATAAAAAAGAACAATATAGAATAAAATCTGAATATAGAACATGTGGTGTAAAAGCAACATTAGATGTGCTAGATGGTGCAAAGCAGTTTATGAAAGACGCATGCAAGAAATATAGTGTTGTACTTCTTACCGCAAGGCCATATAAAAAGTATTTTAGAATATATTCAGACACAATTAAGTGGCTTAAGGACAATGGTATATGCTATGATGCAATTGTGTTTGATGAAGAGAAGGAAAAGTATATTATAAATAACTTTGACCCCGAACAGGTTGCATTTTGTATAGATGATGATATAAATAATGCAAATAAATTAAATGATAGTGGATTTGAAGTATACTTAAAGCCAAACTTTGGCTTATATACAGAAGAGACACTAGATAGAAAACTAAATAAAGGTATAAAACATGAAAGTAAAATTAACAACCTGCTTCTATGAAAATCCAGCTGCAAAGGCTGAGATTAAATTTTGGGAATCACAAGTAGAGAGTAATATAGATTCAAGATTATATATAGATGACTTTTGGAGCTATATACTAAATAGAGAAGACGGCACAAAAGAGTTCATGTTTTGCTTTCCCACTAATCTCATACAGTATCATGATATAAAAGGTTTGCAAAATTTAATAGATAACTATCTTTCAACACACCTCCCAAATGATAAGCTAGAAAGTGTGCACTATAAGACACTAACGTTTGGCAGACTGGAAAAAGAATACCTTAAGTTTTACGGAAAGTGGATGAACCATTGCATGTAATTGTTAATAACTTTCAAAAATAATACGTAAAAAGTTTTTTTACTTCAATAAAAATTGTTATATTAGTACTATGATAAAACCCAGGAAAGATGTTAAGAATGGCTTCGTACAAATACATTGCCATAGTGAATTTTCAACCAGAGATGCACTTTCAAAGTTGCAGGAACTTATTGACTTCGGCAAGGAGAACAATTTAAGTCACTTAGCAATTACTGATCACGGTGTGATCTCATCCTGGGCCAGGTTATGGAAGTATGCTAGACAAGAGGGTATTACTCCTGTGTTTGGTTGTGAACTATATGTTAACAATCACAGATTTATGTCTGAGGGTGATAGGCAGATAGATGAAAACAAACAAAAATACAGAAAGTATTTTCACCTTCTTGTCTTAGCATATAATAATAAAGGAATAAAAAATCTAATTAGAATTAATAATGATGCCCACATGAATGGCTTCTATTCTAAACCAAGAACAGATTTTGAAATGCTTAGTAAATATGGTGAGGGTCTTGTAATCACTTCTGCATGTCTAGGTGGTGAAATACCGTTTCATTTAATGAATGGTGACTACGAACAGGCCAAAAGTGTGGCCAAAAGATATAAGGACAGATTTGGCGACAAATACTTTATAGAACTACAAGTACATCAGATGCAAGAACAAATTGATTGTAATAAACAACTTGTTCAGATTGCAAAAGAACTTGATATAGAAACAGTTGTGACCAATGACGCTCACTATATTCGCTATGATGATCAGGAAGTTCATGACATGCTAATAACAATTAGAGATAGATCTAATAAGGATGGTATTACTGATTGTGAAAACTTAAAAGGTTATCATGCCAGAGAACTTTATTATAAAAACTATGACGAAATGCATGCATCTTGGAAAAAGCACCACTGCAATGAGTGGTTTACTGAAGATGTATTTATTGAATCGGCAAATAACTGTCACAAAATACTTGACCTTGTTCAAGACACAAACTTTGATGCCGATGTAAAGCTTCCAAAATTATATGATGATGAACAAGTCATATTTCAAGAAAAGATAAAACATGGACTTAAGTACAGATTTGGCAATGATATATCAGATGAGGTAAAAGATAGGATAAGATATGAATATTCAGTATTACGTAAAATGAATTACATTGGATACTTTCTTATACTTGAGGACATAATACAATATTGTAATAAAGAAAAGATATATATTGGACCTGGTAGAGGTTCAGTTGCAGGAAGCCTAATTGCATTTGTGCTAGGCTTAACAGAAGTCAATCCACTAGATTGGGGTTTAATCTTTGAGAGGTTCTTAGACCTAGGTAGAGATAAAGCTTCATTCCCAAAAATGATATAATATGAGTAAGATACTAATTGGAGATAAAATATTTACGAATGCATCAAAGGTCCTTAGGGAAAGAGGTCTTGATGAGCATATTGCTTGGCTACAACAAGAGTGTGATGCAATCGATTTTTACCAGGCACGATATCCAGACCAGTACAAGCAGATTCAGGCGTTTATAACCGAAAATAAAGGCAAGAAATTGCCAGGTAATAAACAAAATAGTCTGTTGTACTGGCTGTTGGATATTTATGAGGAAAACCCCATTGAAACAAATAAAAAGCCAGAGATTATAACTGATGGTGATGTCGATCTTGTTGATATTGATCAAGATGTATGTAGGCATGGAAGGCAAAAGGTCATTAATTACATCTATGAAAGGTTTGGTAGAGAAAAGGTAAAACAAATTGGTGTATATCAGCTTGCAAAAACAAGGGCAATTATACAAGATGTTGCTGGTGCATTAGGTGTCCCTGCAAAGGATACATTCGGTATGACAAAGACTATCATGGCTGGTGAGTCAACTGAAAAGAAAACATTTGATGAACTTGCTAATGACTTTGACAAACTAAAACAATACTTTACAAAATACCCCAAGGTTAAATTCTATGCAGAAAAGATTAGAGGTATGCTTAGGAATTACGGAACACATCCAGCTGGTGTTATTATATCATCTGAAAACTTAGATGAAAATATTGCACTAAATAAAATTGGTGATGGTATATCATCAGCATGGGAGGAAGGTACTGGAACTTACGGCCTTAAGCATATGGGATATGTAAAGTTTGATATACTTGGCCTTAAAAATGTATCAATAGTAGGTGCAACTATGGACCTTGTTAATAAAAGGCATGGACTTAATCTAAAACTAGGTGACATTCCACTAGATGATGAATATACATTTAAGAAAATATTCCACACATCAGATACTGATACAATATTTCAATTTGAATCAGGCACAGCAAAAGGTATCTTAAAAGATGTTAAGGCAGACTCAGTTGCTGAACTATCAGCAGTTTCTGCACTATTAAGACCTGGCCCACTTATGGAAGGTATGCCAACTGAGTATGCCAAACGTAAACATTCAGGTGAGTACGAAAGGTGGCCAGAACCACTTAACACAGTCCTAGAAGAAACATATGGAATTATTACCTATCAAGAACAAATTATGAAACTGGCACTTATTGCAGGGTTTACAGATTCAGAATCAAATAAGTTTAGAAAGGTATTAGTTAAGTACCGTGACTGGGAATCAATGGAGCAAAGGCAAAAGAATATTGGTCTATACAAGGAAAAGTTTATCAAAGGCTTATCAGTTCATATCAAGGAATCAGATGCAATGGATCTATTTGAAAAGTGTGCTGCATTTGCAGCCTATGGCTTTAATCAAGCCCATTCTGTATCTTATTCATTAATATCTTATTGGGGTGGATACTTTAAGGCAAATTACCCAATTGAATATATGAAGGTTATGCTTGACAACTCTGAACCAGGAACTGATATGATGAAGCACATTAATGTTGCAAAGAAACTAGGCTTTAAAGTTGAACGTGCAAATATAAATGCATCTCAAAAAGGATTTACAATAGTTGATAAAAGTATACTATTTGGCTTTGATGCAATTAAGACTGTTTCACCTAGTGATGTGGAGCTAATACTAAATCACGCACCATATAATAGCTTCCAGGACTTCTTGGACAGATCTGAAATTAAAAATAAGTCAAAGGTTGAAAACTTAATATTTGCAGGTGCATTTGATTCATGGGATGAGGAGGTGGATACTTATAATCAATTTCATAAAGGTAGGCTACCAAAGAAAAAGCAACCTGACTATGAAGATAAAAAGTTTAACTTTACAGAGTTAAAAGAACTTGAATATGGTGCAATGTCTACTAATGTAAAGTATCTTATAAATGACACTATTAAAGAGATGGTACAAATACTTACAGAAAGAGACTTTAAGTTTCAAAATACAATGCTACCAAGTGAAGTAAGGATGAAACTTGGTGACAAGATGGGTTGTTATATTATAGGTATAGTAGATAAATATATTGCAAAAAGAAGTAAGTCTTCTGGTAAGCCTATGGGTATTGCAACACTAAAAGATGACAATGGCTCAATAGACTTCTTTATATGGCAGAATAAGATGAAAGGTTTTGAGGAAATAGAACCTGGTGAATTGGTGCTAATATCTCTTGGTAGATTTAAAGATAGTGAGACAATGTTCTTAAATAAAATTTATGAAAGGTTTAATGATGAATAAAAGACTACAATTGATATTTGAAGGACCTGACTGTTCAGGTAAGACAACTCAATACCAAAAGGTTTGGGAAATTATACAATCTGGCAACGACTATGACGTCCTCTTAAACGATAGAGGCTTGATGTCAATAATGGCTTACGGCATGCTACATAACAGATTCGACAATAATGAAGAAAGAGAACATGAGTTTATATCTTATCTTAATGACAATATAGTTTTCTATTTTGACATTAGTGAGGCAGAGTTGCATAGGAGATATTGTAATAGGGGAGATGAATTCCAGTCTTGGTCGTCAATAAAGCATGTGGCAAGAATATATAAAGATCTATGCATTAGATTTGAAAAGCATAGAAACTTTTGGGTAATAGATGGAGAGGATGATCCAGGATCTATTGCAAAAAGAATTAATGGCATTATAGAAATGTATAATGAATTTTTATTAAGCCCAGAGCACCAAATAGGAACAGCAATGACTGCATTACAGGAATACGGAGCTAGTGTTGGTGGTACTAAGGAGCTTATAAATTATAAGATGGATTTAGATATGTCTTATGACGATGTGGAAAGTTGGGCATCAAAAGATCTATATACAGGGTTGGAGAATATAAATGACTATATGCAGCTTGAAGTTGACAGTTATAAATTCCAATTAGCTAAATTCACAAAAAAGATAGAATCAGAGCTATCAGGATACTATGGAAAGAAGGAAGACTCACATAGTAGAAGATTTGTATTTACAGATGATGAGTGCCTGTCATATGTTCATATTCTACTTAGAAATAATACATTAAATGTAAGTGTAAACTTTAGGTCCTCAAACGTAGGGCTATTTAACCATGACTTTATATCTATATGCAAAATGATAAAAATCTGGTTTGATAAAAATACTAAAGTAGAAAATATTAAAATAAATATAAAATTTGATTCGTTACATTTTTATATTTAAGAGATATTTATTATATTATAAAGGTTATATAAAATTATGGAAGATAAATTAAGTTACGAGGTTGTAGAAAACCTAAGAAAAGTTATGGGAACTCTCCCAGAAGAGAGGCCACCAGTTGTTACTGAATTTCACGATATGATTGATGAGGTTGAGGTCACATTAGAAGACCACATGACAAATCCTTATAAGTCAATGTTTGTGACAAGTACTTCTACTTGGGGTGACAATAAGTTTAAGCAAAAATGGCCAGAAACAACTCCTGAAGGTAAGTTTGAGGTTGTAAAAGCTGTATTGACTCACAATACACTACCACAAGCAAGAGAAATGGTACAATTTATATTCAGAGTAAGAGGTGTACCAAGATGGCTATTTGACTACCACACTCAGACCCCATTCACAAGTTTTATGAGTATAGGATGCAGAGACAATAATAAGTCTGATGTAGACATTATTACTGTAGGCAAAAGAAAACTATCATCAGAAGAAAAGAAAACATTTAATGACTTAAAGCAAATATATGCAGATGTATTAAATGAAGATCAATCAAGTTGGCAGTCTGGTAGAACATTCTTACCACAAAGCTATCAACACTCATATCATTTTGGCCAAAATTTACTTTCATTAGTATCAATGAGAGGATTCAATGCATCAGGAAAGTTTGGTGATAATGTAAAAGAGCAGTCATTGGCAATACTCTATAAAGAACTTGTAAGTGTTGTTGAAAAACAATTCCCATTTATAGGTTTATATCTGAGTGTAATATTTGAAAATACAGATGTTGTATTACATAAGATAAGAGAATATAAATTTGAAGATTTAAGCAAAAAGGATAAAGAATTATTTTATGAAAGTTAATAACATTGAAATAAAGTGTGGAGTGAAAGGTCTAGAAGTAGACATTTTGAATTGGCATCAGGCTTCTGGTATGATAACATATAGAGTAAAAGGGACACCAATTTGCCAATATGATCAACATTCAAGGGCTAGAGTAGGAATTAAATTTAAGCAATATGAGGTTAATCCAAACCCAACATATGTGGTTTATACTCAGGTATATGAGTTAATGGAGAAGAACTCAGACTTTCGCGACAAAACCATAAAAACGCTATCTGAACTGGAAAAGCACAGAGTATCTGAAAGCGAAAATCCTGAATTGTTTAATTTAATGTCAAGAGAATGTACATACGTAGTTGAGCAAAATATTAATTCTCTTAGAGGACAGATGATGAGAAGGCTTAAGTTTTGCGAGGAAGAGTTTATTGTAGGTTTACATTGGCTATTAAGAGAGAAGATGATCGATATGGGAATTGAAGCTGCAAAAAGCTTCAAGCCAGGATGTGACTTAATAGGAAAGTGTGACTACGCAGCTGCAGATTATTTATCAAATGCATTTGGGTGTCTATTTGCAGGTTGTGGAAGGTTCCCAAGTAAAACAGATTTTGCAAGCTTTAACCAGTCTTGCACAACACCAGAAGTAATGAAAGACCAATTAGGAATATCATGTGTAAGAAGCTCACATGAAATAGAAAATAAATTAAGAATTAAAGATAAGGAGGCAATATAATGTTTACACCAACAGGAGGAAATGTAGTATTAAAAGGATTAGAACCAGATGAAATGACATCAGGTGGAGTAATTATGCCAGAAGTTGATGCAGAAGTATCACTTAAAGGCGAAGTATTAGCAGTAGGTCCCGGCCCACTACTAAATACTGGAAAAAGAGGTCATATGCAATGTAAGGTAGGCGATGTAGTATACTATCCAAAATTTTCAGCTAAAAGACTTGAAGTTAATAGAGAAGAGTTCATCGTATGTAGAGAAGATGAAATTTTAACAATTTATAAGGAGACAAAATAATGAAGAAAAGAATTGAATTTAACGAAGATGCAAGAAGCCTAATTGGAAAAGGTGTTCAAAAACTTTCAACAGCAGTTAGTGCAACTTTAGGACCTAAAGGTAGAAATGTAATTCTTGAAAAAAATGGTGAGTTTGTATCAACAAAAGATGGTGTTTCTGTTGCAAAGGAAGTATTTTTGGAAGATGAAGTTGAAAATGCAGGTGCACAAATGGTAAAAGAGGTTGCAAATCAAGTTAACGATGAGGCAGGTGATGGAACAACTACAGCCACTGTATTAGCAAATTCAATACTAAGAAGAGGTTTTAATTGTATCACAGAACTAAAGGCTAATCCAGTTGATATAAAAAGGGGAATGGATATTGGGGTAACTTCAGTAGTAGAAAAGCTTGATGATATAGCAACAGATATCTCTTCTCAAGAAGAAATAGAACAGGTGGCTACAATTTCAGCAAACAATGATGCTGAGGTTGGTAAGTTAATTGCAACTGCAATGGATAAAGTAGGAAGAGAAGGTGTAATTACAGTAGAGGAGTCTAGAACAAATGATACATACCTTGAAACAGTAGAAGGTGTTCAATTTGATAGAGGTTATATATCACCATACTTTGTTACAGATAATAATCACATGCATGCACAATTTGAAGACCCATGGATATTATTGGTTGACAAAAAGATTCAAACACTTAAAGAGTTAGTAAAACCATTAGAAGCTGCAATCGCACAAGACAAGCCACTATTAATAGTTGCTCATGATGTTGAAGGCGAGGCACTAGCTGGACTTATTGTAAATAAGGCAAGGGGAACACTTAAGGTTGCTGCAGTAAAGGCACCTGAATTTGGTGAAAAGAGAACTCAATTGCTTGAGGATATTGCAACAATTACTGGAGGAACAGTAATAAGTAAGAATAAAGGTCATAAACTAGATACTATTAATGTATCAGACTTTGCAGGTAGTGCAAAAACAGTAACTGTTAGTGGAAAGTCAACAACAATAGTTGATGGTGCAGGTGACCCAGAATCAATAGCAAATAGAGTAAACGAGATTAAGGTACTACTTGAAACATCAGACTCAGACTATGAAAAAGAAGTATATCAGCAAAGAGTTGGAAAGATGGCTGGAGGTGTAGCAATTCTTAAAATAGGTGCTGAATCAGAAATTGAAATGAAGGAAAAGAAGGACAGAGTTGAGGATGCATTACATGCTACTAGGGCTGCACTTGATGAAGGTATAGTACCTGGTGGAGGAATTGCACTAAGAAGTTGCTTTGATGATGATGTTGTTGATGATGTATTTGAAAATGAGGACCAAATTACAGGCTATAGAATTGTGATGGAAGCAGTACAAGAGCCATTTGAAATCATTATGAAAAATGCAGGCCTTGATGCAGCAAATATCTGGAATGAGATTCATGCATTTGATGGAATGTCAGATGAAGACTCTGTACCTTTTACTATGGGCTTTGATGCAAGAACAGAACAAGTTGTTGATATGATGAAATCTGGTATTATTGATCCAGCAAAAGTAACAAGAGTTGCATTAGAAAAAGCTGTTTCAGTTGCAGGTACAATTTTAACAACTGAGTGTATAATTATTAATGAAAATAACAATGAAGAAGAAGCTGCCCAACCAATGGGTGGTGGATTTGGAATGATGTAAGGAGAGAAAATATGACTCAAGCACAACAACTTTTAGATGCATTGGTTAAAAGATATCAGGCACAAAAAGCAGAAGGAATAGCAATATTAAATCTTTATACTAATCAATCTGTAGGAGTAGGAGAACACCCACAGATATTAGATGAAATGGATAAGGCAATATCAAAAATTGCAGAAGCAGAAGAAAAGATTAGCTTAATTATCTCTATGATACCAAAGCAAGAAGAAGGCGAGAAAACTGATGGATAATACAGGCAATATGAAATTAAATATAAAACCAGAAGACATGAAAGACGTTTGCTGTGATAAGTGTCAAAACCAAACATTTGTGCCAGTATTTTTATTTAAGGAAGTGTCTGCAGTAGTATCACCAAATGGAAAGAAAAGCTTAGTACCTATGCAAATATTTAAGTGTGATGAATGTGGCCACATAAATGATGCATTTCTACCTAAGAAGAAAAAGGATGATAAAGGGTTAAAGCTTGTCTAAAAATGATAACGTAAAACACCCTCTTCATTATACAAGGGGAATAGAGATGTGGGAATATGCCCACTCTCATAACCTTGACTTCTTTGAAGGTAATATAATAAAGTATGTTACAAGATGGAAGCATAAGAATGGTATTGAAGACCTTCTTAAGGCAAAGCAATACCTTGATAAACTTATAGAAAAGACCAGGCAGAAATAAAATGATTAAAGATAGACAGCTAAGAAGTGAGGTAGAAACTTATCTAAGTGAAGGTAAGTCAGAAGGCATTGACCAGTGTGCAACATTTTTAGCTACAAGTTATCATAGAAATATAGGAATACCAGCTATGGACCCAGTTGGAAATATTGCAATAAGAACAACAAGTTGGGATAATGGGTGGGGAGACCAAGATAAGCAAGCTAGAGGAGAAGATGAGGCAAAGCCACCTAATGATTGGAAATGGGATGCAGTAACTGGTAAGTATCAATTTACTGGAGGTAAGGTAAAGGTCTTATTTAGCGCATGGAAGAAGTGCTTTGAAATGCAGGCTAAGGTCCCAGCTAATCTAGGTAAGCCACCGTATTTATTACCTGCAACTGCAATTATTACATACTGGACTGGCCAGTCATTCTTGCCTGTAATACCACACAGTCCTGGCTTCCTTCCTGGAATATCTAATATGATTGTATTCCCAGGTACACCAATTAAGATGGCATCTGAGATATATGATGCATTTACATCAAAGCGATATAAGACTGTAGCTCAAAAATATACAGACTCTGTAGTTAAACATCTTGATCAAATAAAAGGAATATGGACAGGACCACATCCAGGATCTCCACCTTATGTAGCACCAGTTAACTGGTCAAAATTAAAATAAATTGTTAATAACTTTTTAGCATTTTACGTTAGAAATTTTTTTTCTTGCGTTATTTTTATTATATTTATATATGCAAATAAAAACACCAAAAGACTTAGCTATAAAGGCCAGAATGATGGGGAAAAAGACCATCTCATACAGCCAGTTAAATATGTATAAAGGTTGCCCACTACAATGGAAGCTTACATATATTGACAAACACAGAGAATTTATACCTTCTATGTTTCTAGTATTTGGTACGGCAATGCATGAGGTATTACAACAATACTTAACAACAATGTATGAAAAAACTGCTGTCGCAGCAAATGCATTCGACTCTGAAAAGATGTTAAAAGAATGTATGGCAACAGAATATAAAAAAGCAGTAAAAGACACTGGTGGCCATTTTTCTGATCCTGCAGAAATGCAAGAATTCTATGATGAAGGTGTATTAATTATAGACTACTTTAAGAAAAGGCGAGGTGCATATTTTTCAAAAAAGAATACAGAACTACTTGGTGTTGAAATACCAATTTTATGCGAAAGTGATGACAACTCAAATATAATGTTAATGGGTTTTGCAGATATTGTAATGAAGCAAGGTGACACAATTACAATATATGACATTAAAACTTCAATGTTTGGTTGGAAGGCAAAAAAGAAAAAGGCAGAAGGTGATCAGCTTAGAATATACAAAAGGTATTTCTCAAAGCAATATGATGTACCAGAGGAAAATATAAACATAGAATACTTTATAGTCAAAAGAAAGCTATATGAAAACTTTGACTTCCCCCAAAAAAGGATACAACAATATAGACCTCCACATGGTAAGGTCTCTATGAATAAAACAAAAAAGCTATTAACTGAATTTATAGCCCACGCATTTACAGATGATGGAAAGCACAATAAAGATGCAAACTATCCAGCACTAAGAACAGGTTGCACATACTGTTCATTCAAGAAAAATTATGAATTGTGCCCAAAACAAAATAGAAAGTTAGTAAAATGATATATTGGTTTACAGGCCAGCCAGGAGCTGGAAAGACAACATTAGCAAAAGCACTTATAGATAGATGTAGTGATAATTGTATTCACATAGATGGAGATGGATTAAGGGATCTATTTCAAAATTTTAATTATAGTCCAGAAGGTAGGAGAAAGAATATAAGGTCAGTACTAGACCTTTGTAGATTCCTAGACAATAAAGGGTTTACACCAGTAGTGTCAGTAGTTGCACCTTATAGAGATATGAGAGATGAATTAAAAGAGACAAATGATGTCACTGAGATATATGTACACACAACTGATATAAGGGGAAGAGAGAAATATTTTGCACAAGATTATGAAAAGCCAATAGAGCACTTTATAGATATTGATACAACAGGCTCTCCGACACTTGATGAGTGCCTTGAAGGTATTGAATTTAATAGAAAGAAGAAAAATACATACTTCTGCGACATTGATGGAACAATATTTAAGTACAGAAAATTTGAAACATATGAATCTACAGATGCAGAACCAATAAAGGCAACAGTGGATAAGTTAAATGAATGGTATGATGATGGCCATATGATAATATTAACAACTGCTAGACCAGAGACATTAAAGGGGCTTACGATAGGTGAGCTAACAAAAAGTGGAATCCCATATGATAAATTAATTATGGGTATTGAAAGAGGCCCTAGATATATTATAAATGATATGGACCCAAATAAGTCTGGCAAAAGAGCAATAGCAATAAATGTAAAAAGGGATAAAGGGATATGAAAAAGTACTCAATGTTTATAGGAAGGTGGCAGCCTTGGCACAAAGGACACCGATGGTTAATAGATCAAAGGCTTAATGAAGGTAAGAATGTATGGATAGCAATAAGAGATGTTAAACCAAATGAAAATCAACCTTGGACACCACATGAGGTTCTAACAAATCTAAGTAGTGAGCTAAAAGGCTTAATAGATGAAGGTAGAATAAAAATAACAATAGTTCCAGACATAGAATCAGTAAATTATGGTAGAGGTGTAGGATATGAAGTTATAGAACACGTACCACCTAATCAAGTTGAACAAATTTCAGCAACAAAGATTAGAGCTCAAATGAGAAAGGAGGGTTCCTTGTGATTGTAAGAAATAGTTGGCCAGCAAGAAAAAGGCACATAGTTAAAACTATTACGTGGAGAGCTATAGGAACATTGGACACAATGGCATTAGGTTGGCTAATTACAGGAGACCCAATTGTTGGGCTAAAGGTGGGAGGACTTGAGCTCTTTACAAAAATGATATTATACTATTTTCACGAAAGGGCATGGTATATATATAGACCAAATAGAAATAAGAATAGAAAATGAAAGTAGGAATAATAGGAAGTAGGCAATACGAAAATAGAAAGAAGGTTAAGGACACAATTTTTAACTTACAGAAAAAGTTCGGGTCAAAGTTAACAATTGTTAGTGGCGGATGCAAAGATGGTGCAGACAGGTATGCAAAGAAGTTTGCACTAGAATTTAACTGTAAATATGTTGAATTTAATCCGGCACATACTGTCTACAATTTTTATTCAGCACTTAACGAGAAATATTACGGAAAGCAATATAATACAAAGCACTTCTTTATAAGAAATGTTATGTTAGCAAAGTATTGTGATGTAGTTATAGGATTTGTAGCAACTGGAAACGAGGCAAGAGGAACTAACCATGCACTCACAGAAGCTAAAAAAAATAATAAGAAAGTCGTAATTATTTCATAATGAATATATATTTATATACAAATATAATTGGAGGTTATGATGGATAGACACAAAAAAAGGTTAACATCTGTGAACGTAGATAAAAACATTCACAAGGAGTTCAAAATTCTTAGTATTAAGGAAGGTATTACTTTTCAAAAGTTAGTTAATTTAACTTTGGAAATGTATATTAAAGACAAAGAGTTTAGAAGCAAATTTAATAAATAATTAGGGAAAAGGTTATGACAAAAAAGAAGAAGATACTCTTATTAGGTGATGATATTAGGCTACCGTCTGGTGTTGGCACAATGAGTAAAGAAATAGTACTAAAGTCTTTAGATAAATATGACTGGGTACAGATAGCAGGTGCACTACAATCACCAGATAAAGGTAATGTAGTTGACTTAAGTAAAAATGAGGATGTAAAAAGGGATAGCGGTGTTGATAACTTCTATCTTAAGTTATATCCAGTAGATGGTTATGGAAACAAGCAAATATTACAGCAGATATTATCAATCGAGAAGCCTGATGCAATAATACACTTTACAGACCCAAGGTTTTGGGGTTGGCTATATCAAATGGAGCATGAATTAAGACAAACTACTCCTATTATGTACTATAATATATGGGATGACCTTCCTTTTCCTCATTGGAATGAGCCATTCTATGACTGTTGTGATTCACTAATTGCAATATCAAAACAAACATATAATATAAATAAGCATGTATGCCAAAAGAATCCGAGAAAAGAAGGTGTAGATTTAACATATGTACCACATGGAGTTGATGAAAAGGTATTTAAGCCACTTGACAAATCTGATAAGGGCTTAATTGAATTTAAGGATAAATATTTCCCACAACTAAGTGATGATTCTTTTGTTTTACTATTTAATAGCAGAAATATACAAAGAAAGAGACCACAAGATTTAATACTAGCATATAAAACATTTGTTGATTCACTAGAGACTGAGGCTGAAAGGCAAAATGCATTTCTAATACTACATACAGATCCAATAGATCAAAATGGAACAGATCTCCCTGCAGTAGTTAAAGCATTAGCTCCTAAAGCAAATGTTATATTCTCAAGTGGAAAGATACCATCAAATCAGCTAAATTATCTATACAATCTTTCAGATGTAACCTGTCAACCAAGCTCAGCTGAAGGATTTGGTCTTAGTGTAATGGAATCAATAATGTCAGGAACACCAATTATTGCAAGCTGTATAGGTGGCCTGCAGGACCAGATGGGCTTTAAGAATGAAAAAGGTAATGACCTAACAGTAAATGACTATACAGAATCTTGGCCAAGTAATAGTAATGGTAGATATAAAGAACATGGTGAATGGGCATTTCCAATGTGGCCACAAATAAACTTGGTAGGTTCACCAGTAACACCTTATATTTATGATAGTAGAGTTAGTGTAAGTGATATAACAAATGCAATAAATAGTGTATATTCATTAAGCAAAGATGAAAGATCTTCAGCTGGAACAAAAGGTAGAGAATGGGCCTTAGCAAATAATTTTACTGCGCAAGCAATGGCAGATGGCGTATCTAACTCTATTGATATTTGTCTTAATTCATTTAAGCCTAGAAAAATATTTACACTAAAAAGAAAAACAAATAATAAATTAATAAAATACCCTACGGGAGTTATAAGATGAGTAAAACAACAATAGGCTTTCAGGCCCCAATATTTTCAAGATCTGGATATGGAGATCATGCAAGAGATCTATTAAAAAGCTTAATAGCTATGGATAGGTTTGATATTAAATGTGTTCCAACAAACTGGGGAGACTGCCCAAATGATAAGTTTCCAGAATTTGAAAAGTATGTACTTAAAGATCAAAAGCAACAAATTGATGTATTCATGCAGCTATCAGTACCTAATGAATTCAAGAAAGTTGCAAAATATAATATAGGAATTACTGCTGGAATAGAAACAACACAGGCACCTCACGAGTGGATAGATGGCTGTAATAGAATGGACAGAGTAATCGTACCATCACACCACGCAAGGCAAATTCTTGTGGATACAGTATATGATAAAAAAAATGACCAAACAGGTGAAATTATAGGCTCGCTTAAGTGTGAAGTTCCAATAGACGTACTATTTGAAGGAATAGATACAGATGTATTTAGAAAGGTTGACAAGGCTGAGATACCAGCTACAATAGTAGATAGCCTAGACAATATAGATGAAGACTTTTGCTTCTTATTTACAGGACATTGGATTGCAGGAGGGTTTGGCCATGACAGAAAAGATATTGGTGGAACAATAAAGACATTCTTAGAAACATTTAAGAATACAGGCAAATCAAAGAGGCCAGCACTAGTAATAAAGACATCTGGTGCAACATTTAGCATACTTGAATATAACGAAATAGATAAAAAGATACAACAAATTACTGAAGGATATGATAATCCTCCAAACATATATGTTCTTGAAGGTAAATTAACTGAAGACGAGATGAATGGTTTATATAATCATCCAAAGATTAAGGCTATGGTGTCATTTTCTCATGGTGAAGGATATGGAAGGCCACTAGCAGAATTCTGTATAACACAAAAGCCACTAATTGTATCAAATTGGTCAGGACAAGTAGACTTCACTACACATGCAATTAAGCTACCAGGTAAGCTAATGGAAGTGGACAAATCTGCAGCAAATAATATGATATTAAAAGGCTCGAAATGGTTTTATGTTGATTATGGCTATGCATCAAGTATATTAAAAGATGTATTTAAGAATTATAAGACATATATACCAGATGCAAGAAAGCAGGCAAGATTAATAAGAGAAGACTTTAATTTGGATGAAATGACAAAAAGTTTTGATAAAATACTTGAATCAAATCTTCCAAAGTTTGCAAAAAAGATTAAGTTAAACATACCAAAACTGGAGAAAGTATAATGGATAATAGCAAAGCTGAATGGGTAGTAAGCCCAATAACAAATGAAAAGCATGTAATACAAGAGCTTGATGATAGACATGGAGTGTCAAAGATGTGTGTTGGAAGTGGATTCTATACTAATGAAAATCCGTTAAATTATAAAAAGAACCCAGACTTTGATATAGAAAAGTATGAATCGAATATGCCAAAATTAATGAAAGACCTAAGATTTGATGATGGAGAATCATATTGGTACCCAACAACTATACAGACTGAGAGAGGAATGATATATCCTGAGGGGCGCAAGGATAAATGGGGCTGGTCATACACACCAATTGTTCAGCTAACAGAAGATGAGGCTTCTAGTGCTTCGCAGGGCACACTAAAGTATGAGTCTAAATTAGAAACAAAAGACACTAAGCACTTTAAGAGATTCTTAGAGGCATGTAATGAAATGGGCGAGATAAAATTCGATGGCTAAGCAAAAGGTAGAAGGTAGATTAAATGAGCACTTGATTAGAGTGCAAGGTAAGTACCCAACAAATATAGCTAAACTAGAAAGAGGTATGTTAATTGAGTGTAGATACAAAGGGCTAGAAGGTGCAAGTAAGAGGCAAGTATTAGTTGTACTAAATGCAGAACACCTAAAGAAGACTCATTGTATGTCATTGGATAAAGTATCATATAGTGCATTTAATAGATGGGTTGAATCTGTAGGTTTAAGAACACTAGATACAACACCTGAAATATTGGCATTAGATATACCAGTTCTTCAAATGCAGGCAGACCCAAGAAACTTCTATAAAACAGTATTAAAGGCAACATATAAGACAGATACTTTTGGTTTAGGTGATAGCTATAGAACTTTTTTCACTGCTAAGCTAAGAGGAATACAATTATTAGATTATAAATTTAACAGTAAGGTAGAAAAATTATGGCGAAAGAACTCACTATAGGATACATGATTCTCTGTAAGAATGAAGATGAATCACTTAATCAATTATTAAAACAAATTACTGAATTAAAAGGCACTAGTGACAAAGTTTATATTGTTCGAGACTCAAACGGATCAAATAATAAGACAAAATATATAATTGAAAGCTATAAGGATGATATTATATCATTTGAAAAGCCTGTAGATAAGGCAATTCATGACCAAAAAAATTGGCTGGCAACACAAGCAGATACAGACTATTTATTCTATTTAGATGCAGATGAATTGCTTGATGAAAGATTCTATATGATAGTTCATAATCTAATAAGTACAAATGATGTTGATGTATTCTTTCTACCAAGAACTAATATTGTAGAAGGGCTTACAGAGGAATATAGAGCTTCAAGAGGTTGGGTCTTAGATGAAAAAGGTAGAGTTAACTGGCCAGATGTTCAGGACAGGCTATTCAGAAATAATAAAGGTATTCATTTTAATCCAATACCTCACGGAAGACTAATAGGGCAAGACACATTCGCAGCACTACCAGAGGAAGAGCTTTATGCAATATATCATAGAAAAACACTGGAAAAACAAGTTAGTGATAATGACTGGCATGATAATAAAGAAAGAGAAATGGGATTAAGGAAATGAAGACACCAATTATAATGTGTAATTGGAAGAGGACAGATAATATACCTAGAACTCTTGCAATGCTTGAAGGCCAAACAACTCATGAATTCGATTTGTATATTTGGAATAATAATGCTGATGATAGTAAAAAACTAGATGAAATAGTGTCAATGTATAAGCTATCATATAATATTGAAGTTCACCATAGCAAAGATAATGTAGGAGGAATAGGAAGATTCTATTTTGCAAAGAATCTAACAGATCAATACGAAGGCCCATGTATTTTTATAGATGATGATGTACAATTTGGTGAAGATATGGTAGAGACATTCTTATCAGAATATAGACCAGATACAATATTTTCATTTTATGCACATAGAATAAAAGAGTCCTACTGGGATAAGGAAGGAGTTGATACTCCTGGAGAGGATGTCGATTACTGTGGTACTGGTGGTATGATATTACCAATTCGTGTGTTTACCGAAAACGAACTTTTTGATAATTTGCCAGATAAGTACAAATTTATTGAAGATTTATGGTTAAGCTATTACTTTAAGCACAAATATAAAGGCAACCTTAAGAGATCAAATAATAATTTCATTCTTGAGTCTGATCAGCATGATCAAGGTAGACAGACTGAGTTAAGATCCAAGAAGGATGAGCTGCTTGACTTTTGTAAAGATACATTCATAAGAAATGAGACAAAACTTTCAAAAAAGTTTAATAACATGTTTGAAGAGACCTATGTTGTAAATATGAAGTCAAGACCAGATAGAATGATAAGGTCAAAGTCTAGGTTAAAAGATCTTTCTATAAACTTTAGAAGGTTTGAGGCAGTAGATGGCAATACACAAGCTAGACACCAAAACTTAAACTCAGGAGAGGTAGGATGCTATCTATCACATTTTAATATAATATCAGAGGCAAAGGCAAGGGGCCTAAAGTCAATTCTTATATTGGAAGATGATGTAGTATTTATTGACAATATGCTTGAAAAGTTTTTTGAAGGCTATAGTAATATACCAGAAGATTGGGAGATGATCTATTTAGGTTGCAATCACAAAAAGCCATATACAAGAGTAAATGACAAAATAGTAAAATGTAATTTTGCATATACAACATCAGCTTATATTATAAAAGATACCGCCTACGACAAGCTACTTGAAGCAACAAGATTCATTAACAGACAAATTGATGTACAATATGCAGAGATGCAAGCTGCTGGCCAGCTAAATGCATATGCTTTCCACCCTTGGCTAATGTATCAAGAGGATGGATGGAGTGATATACAACAAAGAAATGTAGACTACGGAATGATGAGGTTATAATGGCAAGTGTAATTATAAAAGATAGTATCAATAATAATGGCCTCGGAAATACACTATTTCAGTTAGCAGCTGCAAAGGCAGCATCTTTAAGGGATGGTGTAGAAATGACAAGCACAATACCTCCAGGATATAATGAGTATAAAGATAATATACTTAGAAATATAAAGATATCAGAAAGTATACAAAACAATATCTACAAAGAGCAGTCATTTGAATATAATGAAATACCGCCAAACGTCTCACTAGATGGATACTTTCAGTCAGAGCAATACTTTTATGACTATGGTGGCTTTATATATGATATGCTCTCACCAACAAAAGAGATAGAAGATTATATAGATAATAAATACGGAAACATATTATTCAATAGTCTTGGGATACATATAAGAAGGGGTGATTATATAAAATACCCAACAATGCATCCAGTATGTAATATGGAATACTACTCAAAGGCTATAGGCTTACTAGCAGATAAGAAGTTATACAGTAATTACATAATCTTTAGTGATGATATCAACTGGTGTAAGGATAACTTTAGTAGTGAATTTAACTTTATTGAAGGCGAGAAGGACTATATTGATATGTATACAATGTCTATGTGTAGCGACAACGTTATAGCAAATAGTACATTTAGTTGGTGGGCTGCTTGGCTAAATAGAAATAGTGACAAAAGAGTTGTTGCACCTATGACTTGGTTTGGAACAGATAAGAAACTAAATACAAATGACTTAATACCAAAAGAATGGATAAAAATATGAAATTAAAAAAGTTAAGTAATTCACAAAAAATTGTTATATTATACATATGAAAAACTTTGACAAAAACATAACACAATTAGTTTCTTACCCAAGAACAGGAAGTCACTGGGTAAGAATGGTAATGGAAAAATATCTTGGAGAATATTGCTTACCAACATCATTTTACAACTCTAAACTTCATTGGGGCTTTCACTTACACGATAGAGAAGTAGGAAATGGAGATGAAGGCATCACTGAGGGATTTGACAGAGTAATCTATTTATATAGAAATCCAGTTGATGTTGTATATTCTCTGCTAAAGTATGAAAGCTGGGGAGATGATAGAAGAGGTGAGATAATAGAAGAGTATAAAATCCATCTTAATAGATGGCTAAATAACAATAGTGATATTAAACACATCATGTTTATAAAGTACGAAGATATAAAAGCCGACCCAGTCTCTTCATTTACAAAGATTCTTGAGTTTATAGGATTCCAAGATGTTAGAGAGGACACTCTTGCAAAAATATGTAATGAGTCAACTTTAAAGAACCTAAAGCAGTCTATAGGTGATGATAGTGTGATAAATGAAAACCACTTTGGTGGAGATTATAAGACTGAGAGAGAGAGATTTAGAGATAATTATGGTAGTACTATATTAAAGGAGTTTGAGGGGTTATGGCTGTAAAAGTAAACATATGGGATACAAATAATGCTCACTCAAATAGCTGGAAAGAAGCTGGCCTTGAGTGTGGTATAAGAATAGATAGCTCACCACTTATTACTGGACCAGAAAATGTTGAATGGGTTAGAGGACTAAAGTCATTTGAAGGCATAACAGTATTTACAGATAGCTATCTAGATAGAGAATTAATTTCATCTGTAAACTCAACAGTCAAGGTAGGCCTAGTAATGGAGCCAATTGCACACAAATACAAACCATATAATGACATTCAGGAAGTTGAAGATCTACTAGACTTTATATTTACATTTAATAAGCAATTAATAGATAAGGATCCAAATAAATATAAATTTATTCCAGCAGATTGGGTCTGTATAGAGCAAAAATCTCATGGATTAAATGTAAATGGCAAGACAAAGCTTGTATCAATGTTGTACTCTAACAAGGGAGGGATAGATAGGCCTATGAGGCATAATGTTGCTGATATGTTTTCTGATAAAATAGATCTTTTTGGAGGACCTGCAGGTGAAGTTAAATTAAAATCATCAACACTAAATGACTATATGTTTTCAGTAGCTATTGAAAACTCAGTAGACAACTTTTACTATACAGAAAAGATCATTGATTGTTTTATAACAGGTAACATTCCGATATATAGAGGTGCCAAGAATATATCTGAATTCTTTGACAAGAGAGGTATAATAGAATGGAATACACTTGATGAGTTAGACACAATATTAAATAGTATAACAAAACAGAAGTATTATGATATGCTACCATTTGCACAGAATAATTTTAATATGGCTAAAAAATATATTAGCTCAGATGATGTACTTCTTGAATTAATTTATAAGTGCATTAGTAATAAAGAATATGACACAATAGGAGAGTTTAGATATGAATAGAAAATTAAATAAAGCAGAAGAGTTTGACTTTTGGTTTGAAAATCCAGAGTTTGATGATCACGATCAATTCGGTAGTAGCTATTATGTTAATACATTTTATAATGATATAGTAGTTAATCTGGACGTCCCAGATGAAGGCTATATAGTTGTAATGGGAACAGCAAGGGCAGTTTCTTTTGATATATTATGTAAGCATTTTGGTGAGGATAGGTGTATAGGATTTGACTTATATAATCCCTCAGAACACCCAAGAGTTAAAATTAAAGACTGTATGGAGTTATCTGATATAGATAATATTCCTATTGCTTTTGCACACAATGATATGGGTAGCTTACCTCACACACCTGAGCTAAAGATACATACTCATAGATGGCTTGCAAATAATATTATTGAAGGAGGCTATTTATTAGGAAATAATAATCTTAATAGAGCTAAATTTGACTTTGAAGGCTTAATGCATAAAATGAATTATAAAAATACACAGTTTTCTGACCTAGATAATAGATTAATTAAGAATCTACCTGTCGAAAGAATAGAAGGCTATATGTTATCAAGGAGAGATAAATGACAAAAATTATAAAGTTTGACAAACAAAAATACCCATTTGATAAGATGGTTGCTAATCTATATGATGTACCATTAAGCACATTAGATGATAATCTAGACCATACAGGTGGAGATCTAGGTGCAGATACAGACTCACAATGGCATACAAGATTCTATGACAGGCTAAGACAAGGCTGGCCTGAGTTTATCTCTTTATACGAAGCATTTATAAAAGATGAGCTGGCACCAATGTTTAAAGACGAGTCAGAAATAATCTACCAAAAAACTCCTTCATTTAGAGTTAATCAGCCAGGAGGTAAGGCTATATATGTGCCTCATTGTGATGGAGATAAAGATCATAAGCACCCAGCTGGAGAGATAAATATATTAATGCCTTTAACAAGAATGTACGGAAACAATGGTATGTATGTTGAGTCAATGCCAGGTTTAGGTGACTATAACTCTCATGAGATGGAGTTTGGAGAAGTTATGATGTTCTATGGAAATAGACAAAGACACTTTAATAAATTTAACGACACAAATCAGACAAGGTGTAGCTTTGACTTTAGGATTGTACCTCCTTGTAACTATGATGCAGGATATGAATTAGAAAGTGCAACAATGAAAAATAAATTTATTGTAGGTGGATACTATAGTATAATGGACAAATAATATGGAAGATCAATTTATTAAACAAGAACATGACAGATGGTTCAGAGATATGGGTGACACAACAAGGCTACTTAACTATAATCTTAATAGTGATTCTGTAGTGTTCGACTGTGGAGGCTATATGGGCAATTGGTCTAGCAACATATATAGTAAGTATGAGTGTAATATACACATATTCGAGCCACTAAAAGAATACCAAGGATATATTAAGCAGCTATTAGGTAATAATAAAAAAGTGCAAATTAATAAATTTGGAGTATCAAACCAAAATAGAGCTGCAAATATATACTTACAGAAGGATGGTTCATCGGAATACCTAGTTCAAGACAAAGATGCAGACTATGAAGCTGTAAAATTAAAGAGACTTTCTGATCTAATAGACTCAAATATTGACCTAATAAAGATGAACATTGAAGGTTCAGAATATGAAGTAGTAATAGACTTAATAAATACTAAGAAGATAAAATTTATAGATAATTTACTTGTACAATTTCATTCTGAAAATGATGGCATAGAAGGTGCAACTAATATAAGAAAAGATATACATGATAGTCTGAAGAAGACTCATAAGCTATCTTGGAACTATGAATTTTGCTGGGAAAGCTGGGAGAGATTATGAAATTACTAGTTACAGGAGGCACAGGATTAGTTGGTTCTGCAATAAAAGACGCTAACTTTAGGCTAAATTCTGCAGATGCTGATCTAAGGTGTGCTGACCAATGCAATAATATATTTAATGAAAAGAAGCCAACACACGTAATCCACTGTGCAGCAAGAGTAGGAGGCTTAGGTGGTAATATGGATGCAAAAGGCGAGTTTTACTATGATAATATAATGATGAACACTAATGTTATAGAGGCCTGTAGAAAATATAATGTAGAAAAGCTTATATGCTTTTTATCTACGTGTGTATTCCCAGATAATGCCACTTACCCACTAACAGAGGAAATGATCCATGAAGGAGAGCCACATAGTTCAAATTTTGGCTATGCATATGCAAAGAGAATGGCAGATGTACAAATTAGGGCATATAAAGAGCAATATGGACTAAAATACTTATCTGTTATACCATGTGGTGTCTATGGAATAAATGATAACTTTAATATAAAAAATGGCCATGTAATTCCTTCACTAATACATAAGTGTTATATAGCAAAACACACAAATACAGACTTTGAGGTTTGGGGTTCTGGTGAGCCACTAAGAGAGTTTTTATACTCAAAAGACATAGGAAAGATATGTAATTATTTGATAGAAAATCACAATGGAACAGATCCTATAATATTAACTAGTGGCCTTGAGTATTCTATAAAGGATATAGTAAGTTTAATAGTTAATGCAATGGAGTTTAAGGGGAATGTAAAGTGGCTTGATGATAAACCAGATGGCCAATACAGAAAGCCAGCATCAAATAAGAGACTATTATCAATAATTCCAGACCTTGAGTTTACACCGATTGAGGTAGGAATAAAAGAGACTGTAGAATGGTTTACAGAGAACTATGAAAGGGCAAGAAAATGATAGAGAAAATTTATTCAAAAATAGATGGCAAATTATTACATATTGTCAACAGATTTGATTATATTAAAACAAGAACTGATATTGTGCCAGAAGAAAACTTTATACAATGTGCGACACTTAAAATGGAAAAGGGAAAGACATTCCCAGCACATAAGCATATAGTAAAAGAAAGACACTATGACAAAAAGATAGCACAAGAATCTTGGGTAGTAATAAAAGGTAGTGTTAGGTGTAAGTTCTATGATGTTGACAATACACTAATTGCAGAGCCAATACTTAAGCCTGGCGATGCTAGCTTTACACTATATGGTGGACACACATATGAGATCTTAGAAGAAGATACAATAGTATATGAATATAAAACTGGCCCATATGAAGGCCAAGAATTTGATAAGGAGTTATTATAAATGGCAAATAAAAAATACACAGTCTGGCCAGTAGGCAAGCTACCTAAGGAGCTACAAAGGCCTGAGCTAGACCAACTAAGAGAGGCTGGTTATAAATGGGATGACCCAAGAGATGCAATAGATATGTTTGAGGAAAAGGTTGCAAAATTTGCAGGTAGTAAATATGCAGTTGCATTAGATACATGTTCACATGGCCTATTCTTGTGCATGAAATATATGAAATGTAAAGGTAAGATAACAATACCTAAAAACACATATTGTTCACCTCCAATGCAAATTATACATGCAGGCTGTGAGGTTGAATTTGAAGACTTAGAATGGTCAGGTGTCTATCAATTTAAGCCATATAATATATGGGATGGTGCAGTTAGGTGGCAAAAAGGGATGTATGTTGGTAATGATGCACTACAAGTTGTGTCATTCCAGATAAAGAAAAGGGTACCTATAGGAAAAGGCGGAATAATAATGACAGACAGCAAAGAGGCGTATGAGTGGTTTAAGTATGCATCTTATGATGGAAGAGACCTAACAAAGCAATATATGGATGATGACTTTAATATGATAGGTTGGCACTTTTATATGACACCAGAAGATGCTGCAAGAGGAATACTCTTAATGGACCAAATACCAGAGTGGAATGAAGACACTGGAAACTCAAATACATACTCAGATATATCAAAAAAGGAGATCTTTAATGGAAAATAAAAAAGCATTTATAACAGGAATATCAGGCCAGGATGGAAGCTATCTTGCAGAATATTTAGTAGAATTAGGATATGAAGTTCATGGAATTGTTAGGAGAAATTCAACAGCTGAAAATCAACATAATAGAATTGATCACCTAGATGACAAGATTCATACATACTATGGAGATCTATTAGATCAAGGCGGAATTGAAAGACTATTGGACAAGATACAGCCAGATGAAATTTATAATATAGCAGCACAGTCACATGTAAGAATAAGCTTTGACATACCACAATTTACAGTTCAGACAAATGCGCTAGGTGTATTAAATATATTAGAGGCATATAGAAGATCTTGCCCTAAGGCTAAGTTCTATCAGGCAAGCTCATCTGAGATGTTTGGACTATCAGTTGATGATGACAAATTCCAAAGAGAAACAACACCAATGAATCCAGTGTCTCCTTATGGTTGTTCAAAGGTATTTGGCTATAATATAACAAGAAACTATAGAAGAGCATATAATCTTCATATATGTAATGGTATTCTTTTTAACCATGAATCTCCACGTAGAGGTAGTAATTTTGTAACAAATAAGGTAGCAAAAGCAGCTGCAAGGATAGCATTAGGACTACAAGATAAGCTTGAACTAGGTAATATGGATTCATATAGAGACTGGGGGCATTCATATGACTACGTTAGAGCAATGCATCAAATAATGCAACATGCATGGCCAGAAGATTGGGTAGTATCAACAATGCAAACACATTCAGTTAGAGAAATGTGCCAAATAGTATTTGATAGGGTTGGCCTAAATATGTATGATCATGTAGTACAAAACTCAGCATATATGAGACCGGAAGAGCTACCATATCTTAGAGGTGACTCTACAAAAATTAGAAAAACTTTAGGATGGAAGCCAGAATATACTTTTGAAGCTATGATGGAAGAGATGGTTGACCACTGGTTAGAATATTATAAGGCTGAAGCTAAATAGATGGACTACTTTATTATAGGTGCAGGTGAAAGTGAAAGTAATTCATATCATGATGCAAATCTACTTGGAAAAGACAATGGCTTTGGAGTATTTTGGGCAGGTTCAGGCTTAAAAAAGTTAATGTCTATTGTAGATAAGCAACCTGAACTATTAGAACACATAAACATAAAAACAGATAAAAATGAAACTATCACAGTAGATCAGTTTCTTAAAAATATACAAAAACTCCAAGTGAGGATACAAAAATGAAAAATTTAGTTGGCAAGAAGTGTAAAATGAAAATATCAATTGAAGATATTAATGGTATGTTATCGGCAGGCTCAAAGGTTAAGATTGAGGAATACCTTGACATACATAATATCAGAATTAAAGATATGTCAGGTAGAATCTTCTGGGTAGATATTAAACAATTAAATGTCTAGCTGATATTTATTACTGTTATTAAATTAAAGTTTTTACATGAGGAGAAATATGTATACAAGAAAACAAATTGAAGAAGCAGTAATCAACAAAGGATACAAGTGGTTTGAAAGTGGAGACTTAAATGTCAACATAGTAGGGGTAAGAAACGACGAAACAAAAGGTAAGGTAACAAATAAATTTGATGATCATATAACAATATCTTATAAGATAGATGGTGAATGGCAATTTGAATGTTATAAATGTACAACAGATCCTGGAGATAATTGGATGGATAACCCAATGATGTCTAAAGGTTGTGCAATTCTAAAACCAGGACAATATAGAGGATCACATAAGCTTAGGCTACATGGTGGAAAGTATTTGGCTCTAGGCCAACAAAAACCAGTAACAGTATATAGAGATGCTAATCGTGATGATAACTATGATCTTGATGAGTCAAAAACTGACACAGGATTATTTGGAATCAATATACACAGAGCAACAGCATTGTCTGGTAAAACATCCACCTATGTAGACAAATGGTCTGCAGGTTGTCAAGTAATAGCATCAAATGATGATTGGATGGAATTCTTAGGAATTTGTCAAGCAGCAAGAGAAAAGTGGAGTAATAACTTCACATATACGCTTATTAATAGTGGTGATATAAAATAGGAGAATAAAATGGCTAAAAAGGCTACAGTAAAGAAGGCGGCTAAGAAAGTTGTCAAAAAAGTTTTGGATAAAACAGAACTAGATGAAAAGCTCATTGCAAAATATAATAAGAACAAATCTACTTATGATTTGGCATTATGTTATATTAATTGCTATGGTGCATATATAACTGCAATAGGTGTTGGTTGTATGTTTGGTGTTAATAATTGGGTGGCATTAGGTTTATTGGCAGTGACTGCTGGATGGGCTTGGTATGCTGTCTGTAAATGTAAGCCATGTAGGGGTGGTGAGAAAGGAGCTTGTTGCAATGGATAATTATGTAGAGAAAGGCAAATTTAATTCAAAGAAGTGGATTGCCAACAATACAACACCAATAAACGAACATACAATTACTTTTACTTCAGATGAAATGAAAGTACTACATAACACTGGTGAGCTTGTAAAAACTGACCCAGAAGGCAAAGAGCATACTTATATGTACTCAGAGTCTAAAGGTGTTAATGAAGCAGGTATGGATAAAGGATTTGAAAAGGAATTCGAATCAAGCTGCAATGCATTTATAAACCATATAAAAGAAGAAATAAAGACTGCTAAAGGTTCTGATAAGTCAACATTGCAAAAAATGCTAAAGAATCTTTTAACTGTAAAGGGTTATCCTAAGTTGATGGCTAAAATTGTAGGGTACGAATAATGGATAAATACATCTACAGAGCTAAACTTGAAAGAGTTGTTGATGGTGATACCATTGATGCTATGATTGATATAGGATTTGATATCTGGATTAAAAGAAGAATTAGATACATGGGTATTGATACTTGGGAATCAAGAACAAGAGATCTTGATGAAAAGAAAAAAGGGCTTGCAGCAAAGGCTAGAAACAAAGAGCTTTTGGAAAAGGTAAGTGCTAAGTCTGGATATTTTAGGCTAAAGTCTCATGGTGTAGGAAAGTATGGTAGAGTTCTAGGTGAATTATTTATACAAGACATAGATGGAAACTCTATGTGTATTAATGAGCAATTAAAAGTTGAAGGTCACGCATATGAATACGATGGTGGCACAAAAAAAGTATTTGGAGCTTAATATGAGAATAATTGCAATACTAATGATACTAGCATTAAGTTCATGTATGGTGTCACAAAAAACATTTGATGAAAAATGTTGTAAAATGGAAGCACAAATTAGTGAACTTGAAGGTAAAGCTCGTGGAATGGAATTAAAAGAGCAGTTATTAAGACAGGCAATTCATGATTTACAGAATGATACAATAGTACCTCATGACCCTGCAAATGATTAATTAAATAAAGGAGAATTGTTATGAAAATAAATTGGATAAACGGATTTGATGCCGGTAATAAAAAAGAAAAGTACTACCTAGAGTTTAGGATAGGTACTTTTACAGTATTAGAAATTAAAATAGAAAAATCTAAGTTTAGATTTATGATATTAAATTTGGGGTTTGAAATATGAGAAAATTATTATTAGTATTGGCTTTATTGCCAACAATGTTATTAGCACAAAATAGTTGGATAAACATACAACTATTAACAGATAATTATCCATCAGAAACAAGCTGGAATATTACACCTCCAGGAGGTTCACCTATTATTATAGGAAATGATTCAATCACAGAAGCTAATTTTTTATATGATACAATTATTCCAATAGGAGGAGATATTGTTGTATCTATATTTGATCAGTATGGTGATGGATTAGCTGCTTCGCAATGGGGTGGAACTGATGGATGGTTTTTAATTCAAAATGATTGTCAAGATACATTATTATATGTAGCTGGTAATTTTGGGCTATCATATATAGATACATTAACAATTGCACCTTGTGCACCACCTGCACCAGATGTGTTTGGATGTATAGATACAAATGCATTAAACTATGACTCACTAGCAACTGCAGATGATGGTAGTTGTACATATCCTGCCTGTGGTGGGATTTTGTCGTCTAATGCATATCAAAATTGTTATCCAGGAGGACAAGCCTTAATTGTATTTGAATGGACTACAGAAGATTATAATCCTTCTTGTGAAACAGTTCAGGTATGGTATACAAATGCAGAAGGTGTTGGACCATATCAATACGGTGTACCAGCAAATGCAACTAATTTTGCAGTAAATGCAGGTAATGGCCAAATGCCACCTAATTGGAGTGTAGAACATTATTTACAAGTAGAGTTTGCAGATGGCACAATGTCTGATACTATTACTTACACACCTACTCCATGTATAGATGGTTGTACAGATCCTACTCAAATATCTTATAATCCTTGGGCAACAAATGATGACGGAAGTTGTGCTGGTACAATATGTGATACAACAAATGAATACCAAATAACAATGGAAATTACATTAGATAACTGGCCAGGTGAAACATCATGGATAATGAATAGCTTAGGGGTTATTGACTCAGTACTTGTAGGAGAATATGACTTTAATGATATAGGACAGACATACACATATAATTTTTGTGTAGACCAAAATTCAGGGTTTGAATTAATAGTTAATGATGACTTTGGTGATGGAATGGCAGGTTCTACATCTGGTGGAACAATGGATGGTTCAATTGTTATTTACGATTGTACAGGTGACACTATTTGGTATATGGACAATCCAGGCTTTGGAAATACTTTATATTCAGGAGCACAAACAGCAACACCTTGCCCTACAATATCAGAAATACCTGGATGTACAGATGATGATTATGTAGAATTTAATCCCCAAGCAAATGTTGATGATGGATCTTGTACTAACCTACATATTTACGGATGTACTAACCCTAATGCATTTAACTATGACTCAACAGCTACTATGATGGACTTAATACCAGATTGTAATTACGAATTATGGATTGGAGATGCTGGAGGAGATGGCTGGGGTAATTCATATATAGGTGTATATCAGAATGGTATTAATCTTGGAACTTATACATTAGGCCCAGGAAATTATCAAAATACATGGAATATAATTCTTGATCCAGGTGTACCAGTAGATGTATTCTATTTTGAAGTAGGTGGACCTCAACAACCACCACAAGAAGTACAATTTCAAACTTGGCATAATTCATTTAAGCTAACAAATGCTAATGGTGTTGAGTTATTATATGAAGGACAAAATCCATTTGCAAATAACGGTCAAGGAGCACTTCAAGGATTTGATTCTCCATTCTTTACAAAATATACAGCAATACCATTTTGTGGAACAACATGTATACCAACAGTGTTAGGATGTATGGATTCTACTGCATTTAATTATAACCCTAATGCTAATACAGATGATGGAAATTGTATTCCTGAGATATTAGGTTGTACTAATGATTTAGCATTTAATTACAATCCATTAGCTAATGTAGATGATAATAGCTGTGTACCAATTATTACAGGATGTACTGATACAATAGCAGATAACTATAATGCTTCTGCAAATACAGATGATGGATCTTGTTATTATATAGGTTGTACAGATATTACAGCTCTTAATTATGACCCAACAGCAACAGTAAATAATGGGTGTATTTATCCAGTGTTAGGTTGTACAGACCCAACAGCATTTAACTATGATCCATTAGCTAATGTAGATGATTCATCTTGTATACAAGTTGTAATTGGATGTATGGATGTAACGATGTTTAACTATGATCCACTAGCAAATACACCATCTGGTAACTGCATACCATTTATTTATGGATGTACAGATTCAACACAATTTAATTATGACCCACTAGCAAATACAGATAATGGAACATGTGAACCATTTGTCTATGGTTGTACAGATAATACATCATTAAACTTTAATCCACTAGCAAATACATTAGATAATTCATGTTGTTATATAGCTGGATGTACTCAAGATTGGTCATTAAACTATGACCCAGATGCTTGTTATGATGATGGTAGTTGTATTGACATAGTGATAGGTTGTACAGATGTAAGTGCATGGAATTATGATCCATTAGCAAATGTATCAGACTCAACATCTTGCTTATATAATGCAGGATGCTATGGAGGACCAGGAATTCCTTATTGGTTAAATGATGGATGCTATGCTTGGGTAATTGATGTAGATGACTATTGTTGTACAAATAGTTGGGATGCAAGTTGTCAATCAATGTATGACTATTGTCAATTAGGTTGGCCAGTAGGGATAGATGATATATCAGCACTAGGAATAGTAGTTTACCCAAATCCAACTAATAACATATTAAATATAGAAACAAGGCTTGATGTTAGGGTTGATTTATATGATATGATGGGTAGAACAATATTAAGTGAGGCAGGAAGTAATACAATAAGATTAAGCTTAGAGGGTGTTTCTCCAGGTACATATAATATGGTCATAACACATAAAGAAAATAGATACAGTAAGAGGATAATAAAACAATGAAAAAAATACTAGTAATTTTATTAGCAATATTAATTGCATCTTGTGCAGTCCCAAATAAGTGCTGTGCACAAGAGAAAAAAGTAGATCTTAAAAAGATATTTAAGTTTGCAACATTTTATGGCGCAATCAACGGAGGAAATTCAGTTTCTGATGTAGATGTATTTTCAGTAAACAATGGATTGTCTACTCAAACAATTGCAACACCATTTGATTATTCAATTACATTCGGTGTAAGAAAGATTGCTAGGTTAGGATATGAAAATAGAGCAAATACATTCTATAATGGTACAGAAAATTCATTTAGTGATGCTGCTACTATTGGAAAGTTAAAGGGGTTTGAGTTTTTATTCGAGGCAGACTACACAAGACAGCAAGGTACTAATTTCTTAAATCAAAACCACTTTTTAAGATATGTTGCAAACGATTGGATTGCTAAGGTTGAATATTTACAAGATGGATTTGCAGACATAGAATACTTTGAAGCTTCCGAGAGATACAGATATAAACTAGGAAACAAGTTATCATTCAATGTAGGTGCAGTACAGAGATTGGCTGAACCTTATGGCTATGATCCTTTGGAAGAGTGGCTATTATCAAATGGCAATCTACACTATACAGAATTAGCAATACAAGAGGGCTATAGTGTACAATTTGATGGTCAAGGTGGCGTTGCATATATTAATCAATCTGGTAACGAAGTAGCTACAAGCACAGAGGTCTGGGAAGCTGTTGTTATACCAACAATGTTGTCTGAGTATACCGAAAACAAAAGAAATGAATTAAAAAGTACACTTCAACACTCTGTTGTAATTGGATTTGACTTTTATCATTACACAAAGACATTTTGGGTACATTCATGGGGTAATTTAATGCCATATCACTATGATGATGGTGGTGAATTTAGCTACCATGCTTATAATGGTGGCCAATGGATAGACTATTCAGGTGGTTTGATATTTGGATATAAGTTTGATAAGCACTTAGGTTGCTTTATAGAGGGTAAATATAATAAGTACTGGAACCGTAATTGGCATGACTTTAGTATAGGTGTTAATTACGTCATATTTTAGGAGAATGAAATGGCAAAAGAGTTAAACGAAGATACAGGCTTTAAGGTCAGTATAAAAACATTAATAGGAATAGCATTTGCAATTGCAACTGTTGTAGGTATGTGGTTTGCACTACAAGCGGATATTCAGGAAGCAAAAGAACTTCCGGTCCCACCACCACCAGATGTCACAAGAATGGAATTTGACATGAAAGATAAAAATATACGTCTAACTATCGAAAATACTGCAGATGATGTGGAAGAGTTAAAAGAAGACTTAGATAGAATAGAACAAAAAATAGACAGACTCAGATAGGAGATAGTTATGAAAACAAAATTAGGTTATTTACTAACAATATTATTTTTACTATGTATGTCTACAGCAATAGGCCAAACACTAAAACTAGGCAGTGATCTTACTATAGTACACTTTAATGCAGGATGGAACTCTGCAAATGATGTCGAATGGGTCTCAAGCCTAAATGATGCAAAATTAAAATCTTGTGACATTGCAACAGATACAAAGGCTCAAAATAAATACGAAATAGTAGTTGTACCAACAATTATTATATTTTATGAAGGTGAAGAAGTTAAAAGGTATCAAGCTGATATATCTTTTACAATGAAAGTAACAAAAGATGAGGTTCAGGAGGCAATAGACGAAATTTTAATGGACTCATTTTGATATTTATTATAAAATTATAGAGGACTACTATGTGGAATATATTCAAAGATGATAATAACTGGAATGAAAAAGCCATTGTTGGCTTTATTGCGTTTATTATTATGTGTTTAATTATGATTGCTGATCTAGTAACTGGTTGGGTTGGAAAAGACCTAGTTATAAATGAGTTTGTTTATGATTCATTCGTATTAGTTGTTCTTGGTTGCTTTGGAATAGCAGGCTTGGAAAAGTTTGCAAAAAAATAGGAGATATCTATGTCTAGAAGAAAAAACGGTGTTAGAAAAGATTGGAAAAAGAAATTAACTGAAATTTCTATGCTAAAAAAGAAACTTAGAAAGAACCCTGAAAACAGTGCAATTAAAAGTAAGGTAAAAAGTCTGTGCTCAAGTGTAGTAATGCCAAAAAAAGGGAAAAAGTAATATGATAAAGCTTAAAGATATATTAAATGAAGATAGAATGGACAACACTAAGATGTTTGATCAGTCTACAGTTAGTAAGATAGTAGCTGATATTAAAAAGCTAACCAAATATAAAGATGACTATGGTTCATCATTCGAATACAGTGAATTTAGATTTGGTGATGGCACAGGTGGATTTAGTTTCAAATGGCATCATTCAAGAAATATGGGTGGGCAGATAGGAGTAAGCTTTAGGAGGAATGGCAAGCATCAATACTTTAACTACAGTTGGTATGATAAAAATAAAACTGGCCCAGCAGATATAGATGGCAAAAAGGTATTTAAGTTTAAAGGTAATCCAGTTGAATGGAGAGACTTTACAAACGAACATCTATTAGAATTTTGGAAGAAAAACAAGTCTGCAATCAAGAAGAACGAAGCAGGTGCCAAAGCAGCATTAGATAAAG